ACAGACTCAGATTCGTAGCAAATCCGATGCCCCAGCAAGCCGAACGTTGCAATACTGGGACTCTAACCATCTTGGATTGAAGGTCGCGGGAGATTCAGGCGTCAACGCCATGGGCTACAACAAGACTGGAGCCGAAAGCATTTCGCTTCAGGCGGCATTCGACGGTGCGGCTGTTGTCCGCCTCGGTGCTCGTAACCCAGCGGCACTACGCCGCCATCTGATGAATGGCTACATTGATGGCCCGGGCGTTCAAGCATGGAGCGTGGGAGATTCAGGTCGTATGGATTCTCATTCTCCGGGTCGTCCGAATTACGGAGGAGGAGACAGCAAGTATTCCTTCCACGACATGACAACCGCAGGTGCACCGACCTTGAACATGCTGCCGTACAACACGGCAGCATACAATGCACTCGGTACGCCAATCCCCATCAATCCGAATATAACGCCGCAGACGACGGCAATGGATCAGCACGGACTGTCGTTTGATTTTCACTCGGTACGAGACCTGTTGGTTCGCGTGGGGAAAAACCCAAGTTCTGGGCAGTCCATATTGATTGATTCGGCTGGCGGTTTGGTTGCAACTCTCGGGAAGGACAACCAAGGACGCTCGATCACGGCATCGTTTGACGGTGGGGTGCAGATCACCATTGCGGCAAACAACAGCGGCAAAGCCCTTCAGATCGAGCTTTTGGGTGATGTTGACATCGTACACGAAGGCAACTTGCAGTACCTATGCACGGGCGATTTCGTCACGGAATGCACCACGTGGAACCATGTCAGCAAGACCGACACGGTATTTACGCAACAGAAAATGGTTCAAGCGTCTAACGCACGCCATACAATAGAGGCTCCCGATATCGTGCATAACCAAGGAACTCAGGTTTCAGCACCCGGGGGAGAGAATAGCTAATGGGAAGTGCACCTTCAGGCAGTCTTTTTCCGATCTTAACACCGGGGGCAATTGTCCGCCACACCCCTGCTGGCGATCCCACCATCGAGCAATACTACCACCAAGCGATGGAAGATGGGCGCTTGCTCGAAGCCTGCGTTGGGGATGCCAACAACTGGCTCCTCGAAATGAAGATGCGGATCACCAAGGATATCAACACTTGGTTGAGCATGAACCAACTCGCCGTGGATGGTCAGCTTGGTCACAGACCCCGAGTGCCGAAGTACATCGCGGATTCAATTCAGTTGTTGCATACCGTTAGCCAGTACCAGAAGGAGTTGGCGGGCGTTGCTACGGCTCTCAACCAGAACATCACGCTGCTGCTGACGATGAAAAACACCTTGACGGGATACGTTCAATCGACCTTGAACGCTCTTGCAAATCTGTTGAATAACATCTGTAATTGGAATCTTCCGAAGATACCATCCCTTCCAGTTTTGCTTGCCAGTGGGCACTTCAATTGGAACGGGTTTCAGTTTTCACCGTTGCAGGGGTTTGCTAAATCCATCGGCAACTTGCCAAATCTCAACTTCAATTTCTCGTTCAGCCAGTGCAACCTTTTGAGTTTGGGTGCCAACCCCACTACTCAGCCGTCCTCGATCACCACGTTGGGCGGACTGACCATCAACCCGTCAGGATTGTTCACCCCGCCGCTCGGCGGCACCATAGCGACTGGAACCGAAACTCCAGCGCAAATGCAAGCGATCACCACGCCTCCAATCTACGGGCCTACATTCAATCCAAACTCCTCTATGTTGGGCGCGGTTCCCGATCCCCACACAATCATCGACAACTACCAGATGCCGCCCGCCACATATCAGAGCAACATCGTGAGTATCGTGCCCGCTCTCCGTGGCGACACCATAGAACCGACTGATCCCGACTACGCTAATCCGAATCTGACGGTTCGACAGGCGAAGCTTCGCCAAGACTTGGTGCATTACATCACGCTTGAACAGGTGGTCGCGTCGAACTATGACCCGTTCATCACATCCGCGTGGTTGTTCTACTTGCAAATCTGCCGCACTGGGCGCGGCGGTAACTGGATTACGAATTTCCAAGCGGCCTACAATCAGTACATCGTGCCGTCTCTCACTTCACTGGCAAACAATCCCGTTCCGTGGAACAATGTCCTCGGCAGTCTCGGTGATTTTTATGAGGGTGCGTGGCTCGTTGGAACAAACTATTTAGCTGGAGATGTGGTTGTCTATAACAGCACGTTCTACATCGCACTCGTCGCAAACACTGGGTTTGAACCCGATACCAACCCCGCCACTTGGCAAACCCCCATTCCCACGGACATCGTGTACCAGAACACGCCCACGGACATACCGCTGATCGATGTGCTCACCGCCGCAGGCGCGGGTACGCAAGCTCAACTGAACATTCTGTGGAAGCTGAGCTACGTTGAGGCGTCCTTGCTGGGTTACACTCGGACGACGCTCTGGGATGGCGGTGGGGATTCGAACTACCTTTCGGGATTCACTGGAACTGATTTGGATTACGAGCCCACGGCTATCGTTACCACAAATACGACAAGCGAAATTCTGGGATCAGGTACGGCAGCGTACCCCGTGTCCGTCATCATTCCAACCGCAATCAAGGTGATCTTTGATGAAGTTGTGGCACAAGCGACTCTCAACATTGCGAATGACATAACGTATCAGTCGCCCTACCCGAAATTCAAGTACGTTTACGATCAGTTCGCCGAGGCTACACTCGTAGACAGATTCACGCAATTCTGGCGGACTTTCAACTACAATTTATTGGTGCTGCTGGCTCAAGACCCATACCTCGTGTCGTTCGTGGTAACGTATGAAGGGGCGCTGGACTCCGCGATTGACCCGTTGGGTGACCCCACAGACTACAACGCCGTATCAGCGGATGCCGCGAGTCGCAACCGTGGTTGGACGCCCGGAACCCCGCTGTTGAATATCCCGACCGCACCCATCGTTGCATACGTCAATTCCACCCCGCCGACCAGTGCGAACAACGGCTGGCTTTCGCCGACCCAATTTGATGCTAACGCATTCTTGATGCGTCCCGACGTTCAGGCACTTCCGATTCCAACGCAGTTAGCCATGCTGCGGACGAACATTAGCTATGCGGGGCTGAGCCTCTTCCTACAACAGGCGATCACGGGGTTCAACACCGCGATTACCAACGCCCAAAACGCCATTGCATCGGCATCGCAGTTGGGGTTCTATGTGAGCGCCAATGGTCAAACAGTTACGTCCCCCGTGCCAGTAGTTTTTACAACCACAGGAGCCAACAATTTTGACATGAGTGGGTACGTCACAGGCCCGTCCACGTTTACCATTCAGAACGCAGGAAACTTCGCGGGATACGGTGAGATTGACTGGGATGTGACTACGGCGGGTTCTTTTACCATCACGGTGACTCAGAATGGCATTCCGATTTCTACCACAACGTCAGACCTCGTGGTTGGATCACCAGAAGCCATGCAGTTCTCGTTCACAGGAAATTTCGCGATAGGGGACGTTATACAGGTGATTGCTCAGAGTACGTCCAGTTCACAGATTCTAACGACTGGCTATTTCAGCATGATTCAAACAAGCTCAACCCCCGCCCCCGCTCCTCCGTCAGTGGTTGTCATGGATGATTCAAGCCAGTTCACCGCTGACGCCACGATGATTGCGGGCACTGTAGTGCAGGTACAACCCGATGGCGGGATAGCCCCGCTCAACTTGTTCGTGTCATCGTTGGATTCAACATTAGGAACAAACGCTCAGATTATTGCCCCGAATCAGATTCTCGTCACCGTCAATGGGCATTATTTTGTTCCGAGTGACATCATCACGTTTACGGGTACGAGCGGCATAACCCCCGCCGTCAACGGGCCGACTGTTGCAGCGATAGTCACCGCAGTGACACCTACGTCGATCACCGCCACACTTTATGGGGTGAACTCTCCCATGTCGTGGGCACCATCCTCAGCGGTAACAAGCCCCGGAACCATAAATCTCATGGATCAATCGGGAGTCGTCGTTCAATACCCCCTCTCGGATGGTGTTCTAACGGCGGCGGGAGCGATCACCAGTAGCGTAGCCGCAGGCGTTACCTATGGCGGGCAGTTCGGAGTGGTTGGAGCAAGTTTTGTGGTAGGTGGTTTGGTTTACGCGGGTATGGGCGGCGTCCTGACGCAGAACTATGCCGCGATCACCGCTTCGCCTCTCACTATCACCGCAACCGCAACCGCTGGCGGCGTGCTTACCGTCACAGCAACCAGTCCAGTTTCGCTTGTCGGGGCTTCCGTGCTCCTGTACGACACAGCCGAGACCAGCACTTTGAACGGTCAAACGTTCGTCGTCACATCTATGGTTTCCTCGGGTTCCCCGCCGACCTACACTGGTTTCAAAACCAGCAGCACATCTACGTCGGGCGTCACCATCCCTGATGGATTGAACAACTCGTCGGACACGGGCACCGCCAATCCAGCCGTGGATTATATCGTCTGCGTCGGTCGGGCGGTCTCAGGCACCGAACTCATCTACGAGCCCCACATCCCAACCCTCGTCGTCCCGTAACCAGTAACTCCATTGTTTTCAACGCAGGGATAACCCCTTTCTTTTCAACACATGATGTAAGTCCTTTGTTTTCAACGTATAATTCCTATCTTTTCCTGATTATGGGCTGGTATAATAGTGGGAGCGATAGTAAAATGGAACGAGAGAAAGGGGACGACTATGAAAAACATACGAGCACTTCTGGTACTCGCTGTTCTGACGATCACCCCGATTTTCGCTCGGGCACAGGCGGTGGACACCGACAAGGTGCACTCTCTGGCGGTCGCTATCGCCAAGGCTGAGGGCTTCGGCGTCAAGGGCACCGTCCCTACTCGCTACCACAACCCGGGCGACATCCGCAGCCGCCTGCCACACGCCTACAAGGGTCAGATCGGCCTCAACCATCAGGGGTACGTGATCTTCAAGAACGACAAAGCTGGCTTCGCGGCTCTCGAAACAAATCTGCTTCTGATGGCTTCGGGCGATTCCAAGTTCTATGGCCCTAGCATGACCATTACCAAGGTCGCCAAGGTGTACGCTACTGGCTGGCGGCTCTGGTCGAAGAACGTTTGCAAGACCCTCGGCGTGCCGCCGACCACCACCCTGCGGGCGTACTTCACGCCTGAGGAGATCGTGGCTCCGACCGTCCCCATGACCTCCGTGATGATCGAACTCCCCAACATGGGAATTGTGCTTCCCATTCTTGCGGAAAATTAGTATCATAGAAGTATGAAAGTAATCCGCGTTGATTTACCACCTGAATTGCATGAGTACCTAACGACCGTCATCAAGCGGTATTCGGCGGCAGGCATCGACCCCGAAGAGGGGATGATCCTTTTCCACCTGCATGATTTCGTTGCCAAGCGAGCGCAGATTGTCGAACTCGAAATGGCGAAGGCCACAGCCGCGCCGTCACGTGTGCCCAATGACGGAGTTTCCACGTTGCAACGCGGCGACGTTGAAGCCGCCATCCCACCTGCGTCCGACACGGGCATCGAGGCCGTCTACAACAACGAGACGCCGCACTGCTAATGCTGCCCTTCCTTCGCCTCTGGGTACTGCACCATCTGCATCTGGCAATCGCGATTGACGCCACGCTCCACACCCTGACCATCGGTCTGTCCGCCCTTGCGGTGGTCTGGACCTTCAAACTCATCAAGCTGGTCAAGAACCACACCAACACGACCCGAGGCGCTTTGATCCCCGCCTATTGCATGGCTCCAATCGTTCTGTTCTTCGTGTTCACCACGATCCGCAGTTTCTACGCCTGTGCCATCCATTATCATCAATGGTGGAACCGCTAAAACGGCTTTCAAATCCCTCAAATAGAGGGATTGAAGGTCATGCTAGACGATAAAAGCTTGCTGGAACTGTGTTTAGGCATCTCGGGGAAGTTCGAGGCTCGCGGAGCCGCTTCCTACGCCGACTTGAGCGGCAACTTCGACGGACAAGGCATGTCCGCAGGCATCCTGCAATGGAACGCAGGGCAAGGCACCCTCCAGACCCTCATCAAGAATATCGCCGCCGCCACGGGCTGGGACAAAGCCAAAACGTTCTTCTCCTCAGACATCCAGCAGTTCGCCTCACTTCAACCCACCGCCGCCATCGCGTGGGTTCAGCAGCACTACCTCACGACAGGCAGCACCAATCTCGACCCCGGGGCGAAGGCTCGTTGGGTGAACTTCCTAAATCAACCCGAGAGCATCGACGCTCAGATTCAGATGGCTACCAACGGTGTCCTCGGTCACGCCAAGCGCGAAGTTGCGGCGTACTGCCCAGATTACACCGACCGCTCCCGTCCGTATGCGTTCTTCTTTGATCTCGTTACGCAGGAGGGCGGCATGACGGTCGGACATCAGACGGTTCCACCAGTCCCCGTGGGGACTCTCCCCGATACCTCCGACGCCATGAGCTTCGCCAGCACGCACGACGCGGCCTGTGCGTCGATCTGGACTACGAACTCCTCAGGCGACAACCTCGCACAGCTTCTCCTGCATTACGCCTACGCCCGTTCGCTATTCGCGAATGCTCAATTTCAATGGGATACTTTGGCACGCAGGGGCTCCATCGCGTGTCGGGGTGGGGTGGTTCACGAAGCCCATCTGGACTTCACGTCGATCCTCGATTAGAGCGCCACTGAAATCACAGTTAACATCAGTGGAATCATGCTCAACTTCGTTTTACTCTGCGATTAGAGCGCCACGTCCACGTAAGCCGCATCTTGGCTGAAATCAATACTTACAACCATGTGGGATTGCGCGGAGTCGCCCGGTTGCGGCTCGGGCACGGGACTGCCCGCTAGAGCAGGCGGCTGGTTACCGGAGTCGGGCGTGTAGGTGATCGAGATGATTCCATCGGCATACGACAGCCCTGATGGGGTGAATCCTTGAATCGCCAGTACAGGCGGGTTCAAGGCTGACACGTAGTTGTCGGTCATCATGTAGCCGTCCGCGATAGCGAACTGCATCCACAGCTTCAATTCGTTCGACTGTGGCACGGGCGTACTCTCATCTAAAATCGTCATAGCCACGGGGGAAAGCAGTATTACACCATAGGTGGGGAATGCTGCACGAAAGTCACGCGACGGTTCGGGCCCGCTCGCCGTTGGGCTGAAGAACTCCGTGTACCACGAGGCGTAGATCGGACCCGGAGGCGACCCGTCACCCAATTGCTGCACCCCGTTGAGGTAAAAAGTCCCATCAGCGGCGAAACCAGAATGATTGTTGGTCGTCGGGTTGTAGAAGGAGTCGTTATTGTATGCCTGAATCAGACAGGTAGCGACAATGTTCTGATCGAGATAGTCGTAATTCGCTGGCGGCATGGGTGCTCCTATAGAGGAGAAGCAAAGGCTGAAATTTTCGTGGCGTCGGTAGTTTGAAGTTTTCCGACTATCGTTGCTCTTTGACAGAGCGACTATATGCGGGCATTGAACAGGAACCTAACGAATCAACAGTTTGGACTACTGATCGTCAGAGGTCCGGGGGAGCCCCAAGGCAAGCACAAGACATGGATTGTCCGCTGCACATGCGGCACCGTAAAGCCTGTTCGAGAGGACAGCCTAGTCGATGGTCGAGTCAAGAGTTGTGGTTGTGCCACTCAGAGATTCCGTAAAGCAAAGCTGGAGAAACGGTTCAGCCTTGTGAATCAACGGTTTGGCAGTCTGTTTGTTCTTTGGCGGGCGGGGTCTAAGAAGTACGGCGACCAAGAACGGCAGAGCGGCGTTAATGCCGTGTGGGAATGCAAGTGTGACTGCGGAAAGATCATCAAGGTCATGGGTAAGGACCTACGCGCAGGAAAAGATAATTGCGGGTGTGAAAACTACCTACCCGCTGGACAAGCCGTCCGAAATGCACGGCTTTCGGAATACAAGAAGTGTGCGGCAGAGCGTGAGTTGGTCTGGGAAATTTCAGATGCCCGCTTTGACGAACTCATTCACGGCAACTGTCACTTTTGTGGCGTAGAGCCGCTTCAAGTAGCTCGGATAAAGAATTGCAAGGGAACCCTTGTGTATAACGGAATTGATCGTTTGAACAATTCGATTGGATATGTAGAGGGCAACGTAGTCTCGGCCTGTTTCGTGTGTAATTCCATGAAACGGGTGATGTCTACGGAAGCTTTTCTTGCTCACCTAAGGAAAATCATTCAGCACTGTGACAACAAAAACGTGCTAAAGGCGAACGTGTAATGTCTTTTTCTACATACGATTGGCAAAAAACGTATCCAACGGTTTGTTCGCGCACCCTCGATCCTTCCGGGAAGAACCTCGTAACCGTCGTTGGTATGCACGACCGTCAGATCACTGACGCCGACATCAACCTGATTCAGGACCTTCAGGATTACAAACGCCAGCGACTCCTCGACGATCAAGTCACATCGGGCTGTCTGACCTACACCCCATTTCAGTTTGCGCCTTTGGTCTCGAACACGTTCTATGTTCCGTCCTTCGATATCCTTTTCAACGGCGAAGTGATTACGATCCAAGGCAGCAACTCATCCGCCTTGACGCTCAACGCAGTATCGCCGCCCACCCCTCCGGTGTGGTCTCCGGGCACGCAGGAAGAGGACGCAAGACTCTACATCGCATTTGTCGAAGTCTGGTATCAATCGTTGAACCCGCAGACGGGGCAGGGATATTACACCGATCCGACCACGGGACTGCGGTACTTCTATCCGTATGGCGGGGTCAATCCCGTATCGACGAATGCTACGTTGGCGCAATTCCTCGACGATTCGGTCGATCCTTTCCAAGGGCTGTTCACCACGGAGCGTGCTCAGATTCAATGGCGTATTAGCGTTCAGCGGGTGGGGCTCAACTACGACTTCACGCAGTTCCAGTTCGGCCTCGATCCGTCGTCGGCAACCCCCGCATTTCCAAACATTCCGATGGCGGTGTACCCGCAGGCGGGTCAATCGGCTCCCGTCACCACGATTGGTGGAAACCCAGCCACATACACGAACATGGGTTCGCTCAACGGCGACACTGGCGTATGGCGTGCTGGCGACGGCAACGTGTTCAACTCACTCGGCACCATGGACGGCTACAGCTACGCTTTCCCACTTGCTGTCATCTTCGTGAAGAACTCGGGCAATTTCGACATCGTTAACAATTTTTGGGGCAGCGCGAACGCCAACCCACCTTTCCCCATCACGTCAGGCACCAACGGCTTGCTTTCTTCGGGCATCTCGGGACGGTTCGACTCCCGTCTCGCCGATCAGATTTTCCAAGACAACGTGGTGGACACTCGCTCGACTATCAACCTCGCTGGTTACGACATGGACGCTCTCTGCCGTTACGGGTTTGGTGATCTGGTGCAAGGCGAAACTCAACTCGCGATCTCTCGTGGAGACGCGGCAGTTTCCCCAACCGTGGCGGAAAACGTCGGCTCACGGTTGAACTACTACGTTTCTGTGGCTCCCGCAGGCATCATCAACACTAACACGATTGGTGCGTGGGACGGATTTTCAAACGGCTTCAGCAGTGACCTCCGCACCTTTACTTCGACCATAGCAATTTCGACCAGCAGCAAATCCCTCGGCAGCAACGGTACGCCGTGGGTCAGCGGACCACCTCAGGGGGATGCATTCACGATTACCCTACCCACCAGTTCGTCGGCGACTATTCAGTCCGTCGCCATAACCGCACTGGTGACCAACCCATCGACAAACACCATTTCACCCGCCGCTTTGTTGAAGGGGCAGGTAACAATCAATGGTTTGGGCTCCAAGTCGGTGACCGTACAGTTGACCGATCCGCTGAGTGGAACTGCGTTCGATCCCGGCGCGAACAACATCTACGCCACAATCGGGGTCCAATACCCCGCAGGTGGGAGCGGCCTTGTCCATGTTCCGTATGTGATCGATGGGGGTCAGTTGTTTGACGCCTCCACGGGGATCACGATGCCTGTGTATGGGGTTTCGGAGTATGAAGTACAGTCATCGCAGCTTGCATTGCAGGCGTATCAAGTTTGGGCGCTCAACCCCGAGTATTCGGATACGGTTCTCGGCACTCGAATCTGGGTACAAATCCCGGGCTCTTCGGGGATACCGCAGACGCTAGGCAGCCAAGTGTACACCCAGTTCATTATCCCTCGCCTTGATCTCAATGAGTCTGTGAACGGGCTGTACGGCGTCACTGCGTGGGATTTATTGACGGGTGTGTCCTACCCTATTTCAAACCGCGTGATAAGCGGAAACAACTACGTTCTGACAATTCAGAAGGCAGTTTCCACGTCATCTACAGTGGTCGTCTCTTTCATCGCACAGAACACCGCTCAACTGGCCTACAATGCCCCAGTCAAGGGTGTCACTGAAATTGAGGAAACGGTTCTGTTTGGCAACTACAGCGGACCTTTCTTTACGATGGATCAACGTGTGCAGGTGGTTTCCAACACGTACAATAACTCGCTCACAAACCCCACCACCACGATTGTCTTGGCGGCTCAACAGCCAGTCATTACGACTTTATCCACGGGGTGCAGCATCAAAGGCATTGCGGGAGACGATACCGGAACTCGATTCATCTGGGTTTCCGATGGTGCGACACCTACGCCCAACCTCACTGCTGTGAGTATTCCAGCGACCAACATCACCATCAACAACGGCGTCATCACCTTGATTGTTCCGGGTAATTACGCAACGTCTCAGTTCTTCTTCGTCGGATCAATTCTCCCCGCATTCGACCCCGCCTCAAGTCTGATCGTCGAGATGCACTACATCCCATATCAAGGCGAAGGTGTGTTGAACCGCGACTATGAATTCGTGCACGCCGAAGACAACGCCCTCATCACAACCAACGGTACGGGCGCTGCTCCTATCGTTGGGTTGCAGGATATCTACCCGTACAATCGCGAATTGCCGATTACGATCATGATGCCAGCACAACCGGGCTGGAGCGATGCTACGCTCGCCAACGCCGCGCTCGAAACATTCTTCGATTCAAATTTCGTGGCGATGCGGGTGAACAACGTCGAGCACACGTTTTTGGCTCCGATGCACACCAATGACTTCATTCCGCCAATCAACAAGGATATCCGTAAGTCGGTGCGTTTCATAGCCGTATCCACTGGCGGTAGGGGATTCGCAACGGCAGTCCCACATCTGGGCTTTGCCATCGCCCCGCCGACCGCCCGCTCCGTGCTGGGCGTGAACTTACAGGCCACCACCGCCCCCATCACGCTGTATGTCAACAACGTCACGGGTCTCGACAGCAACAGCGGTCTCTCGTTGGCGACGGCGAAGCTGACAATTCTGTCCGCGATGAACGAATTACCGCCTGTCCTCAGCTTCCCATGCGTTATTGAGCTTGCGGATACGGGAGTGGCGTACAACGTCACCAACATTCAAAGCGCAGGTGGGTTGGAAGAAATTACGCTTGGAGATGGTGTGAGCGAAAGTCTCTTCGCGTTCGCCTTGGCTAATCTGTCCCGCGTGATTCAGGGTGAGGGTCGTTTGGTTATCTCGATTCAATCGGGAGCGACAGATCAGGCGGTCATTGATGCTACGGGATTCGCGGGCACAGGGACAGGGCCGACGTATGCGTTCTACACCGATACGAGTCGCGTGATCTTTAACGGCATCCTGTTCAAGGGGTTCCAAGGCACTGCGATTAAGGCGAGAAACGCCGATGTTCAATTTGTGAATTGCAGTTGGACGGACAACCTTCAAGCGGGGTCTTTTGAGGAAGCGTGTGGCGTGGTTATTGATGGAGGCACCATCACCATGAGTAACTCCGGCCTCGGTCAGATGATCGGTACGGGCGGAACAAGCATCAGTGCCACGGGTGTAAACCTCGCTATCGACCCGCTGGCTACGAGCATCGCTCCGTTTTTCGTTGTGGAACGTGGATCGAACTTGACGCTTCAAACACACAATACGACTGGGTTGCAGGAAAGCGGATTTCCAGTAGCGCCCCCATTTGCGATTGTGGCTCAGGCGGAATTGAACAGCAGCGTCACGGTCACGGCAGATTTTATAACTCAGGGAAGCTGCGTGCTTGAGGCGAACTCGGTTCTGGCTCAAACCGCAACCATTTCGTTCCTCGGCGGCGTCGTAGAAGACGCTTCCTCGGAGATAGTAACGCAGTTATAAGGATCAAAAATGCTTAATCCTCCAAATCTCGGTTTTGTGGGCTCAACGTCAGCGACGATTGACAACAACAACGTCCTGACCGTTAACTGGTTGCCGCCTGCTGGTCCCGCCTACACGGGCTGGGAAATCATTCTCAACGGGCTTCCCGCCGCCTCCATACCCGCACCAAACCCGTACACAGGTACGCCACGGTTTTACACGACCCAACTGTCCACAGGCTCGTATCGGATGGACATGCAGACCAACCTCGCGGGCAGTCCGCCCGCGTCATTCGATTGGGAAGTGTACAATACCCCCGTCCCCAACATCTGGAACAATGTTTCTTCGCTGACACCATCCGGGCTCGCTTTCCCCGACGCCATCGTTTCAGCAGACGTTGTATTCAGTAGCACCACGCTTCAACTCGGACAGCCTCTAACGCTCCAGCTTGCACCCGCGTATGTGAACGCCGACCAGTGGCAGGTTCTCTGGCCTGATGGTTCAAGCACGGGGTGGTTGCCGCTCTCCGCGTCACTTTTGACCAAGCAGTTTTCGATCTCGGGTCCGCTGGACGTTGTAATCCAGACCCGCAAGTTGTACAACTCGTCCATCTATAGTCCGTCCGTTGTTTTGATGCGTCAGCTTACGGTGGGGATATTCGTGGTCGATCAGCAGTTCACGGGAACAACCACAACCTCGACCTCCTTGACAGGCACGTTGGGCATCGGTGGTCAGCAAGGATTCGAGATTACAGGCGCTACGGGCGTGGCGTCAACCGCCAACCCTTGGGAAGTGATCGCTCGTTTCCTCGTGCGCGATACGCTGACCAACGAAATCAAGCTTGGAATCGCAACGACTCGTTTCTCCAACGCCTCGTCCCTGCTTGGCACGATGGGTATCGACGTATTCCCCATCGAAGGCCGTCCGAAGTCCAAGGAATTGATCGTACCCGTCTATGAGAACAGTTTCAACGCTCTCACGTCTTCGATCCCCGTGACTATCACGACGACGCAATTACCGACGACCATTTACGTCGGTAAGGCGATGCAGGAATTCCAGATGGCGGCATCAGGCGGCACCCCGCCGTATGCTTGGTACACGGATGGTTTACCCGCAGGTTTGAAGCTGAGCATCAACGGCGTATTGAGTGGGACCCCGCTGGCCTTGGGGACCTACTCCATCAACTTCGCCGTACAGGATTCCAGCGTGCCGTTCTTCATCGCTGAAGCGGCATTCTCCATCACGGTAAGCACCGATCTGCTGGTCGAGATCGCATTAGGTCAGACTGACGCCAAGGGCAACGTACTGACGCAATTGGGAACTTCGCTCGGCATTGCACAAGTTGGTACGCCGTACTCAGTGCAAATGGAGGTGGGAAATGTCAATCCCGCCAACCCCATTCCGGGAGGCTTGCCGCCGTATACGTGGAGCATCCCAGCAGGCAACCTGCCTATCGGTCTCAGCATCAACCCCAACACTGGGCTGATTTCAGGCACCCCAAGCACGTACAATTCGACTTCCGATTTCACCAAGACGTTCTCGGCAGTTGTTCAGGTGACGGATGCTATCGGTGCCATCGCCACACAGACGTACACGATGACGTTGGTGCCCCAAGCATTGCAATTCGGTTCTCTCGATCAACCAACCATCTACGCGGGGCAGCAATTCGGGATGATGGTTCCAGTTTTCGGTGGAGTATTCCCCTACACGTTTCTGGGCTTGGCCCCTTTCGGCAACAGCAGCTATTACGGACCAGCTACTCTCGTAGACGGGCAGATTGAGTTTGATGTAAACTTCCCCACGGCGGGCTCGTACTCATTCATACTCGTACTTCGTGACAGCGCATCGCCCAACACGATGATCTCAACGCAGTTCACCATCACTGTTGAGCCCGCGATCAGCGATCCCATCCTTGTCCCCGCCTTCGTGGATCACGTGTGGAACTTTGCAGACACGTTCAAAGCAACTCCGTTCGCCATAACAGGAAACCTCGCAGGATTCACCCTTGGTGGGACCTACGTCAGCTTGGGTTCCGTCGCTCCCACAGTCGTAAACAACCCGTCGCCTTCGCCTGCCGCTTTGTACACGGATACATTAGGATTTTGCAGTGGCGGCGGCGACAATGCCTACGCGGGTTTGACTTTCATTGTTTCGGGATTTCAGAACGCCGCAAATAACGGCACGTTTTTGTGCTTCTCGTCCACTGCGAACTCGTTAACCCTGCTGAACGCGACACCCGTAGCGGAAACCGTACCCGTGCTCGGTTACATCTCTTCGCTCACCCAAGCCTTTCCTACACCTCTTCCAGCGGGCTCCACGGGTACGCTTTCGAGCCCTGTCGCTCCGTTTGCGCCAACAACGACATATACATTCGCCACAAGTCAGCCGAGTGCGGCGAAAAATGCCCTCATCGGACAACAGTTCACTGTTTCGGGCTTTAATCAGTCCGTCAATAACGGCACGTTCTACTGCGTAGACTCTACGCATTTGCAGTTGATACTGAGCAATCCGAATGGCACGACCGCAACCGCCCCCAGCGGTACGTACTCGCTAGTTTCAGCAATCAGCGGGTCTGCCTCGGGGTCTATCGTTACTACGGAGTTGGGCACAGCGGCAACTTACGCCATCCTCGCTGCGGCTGTCGTCTCGTCCGCTACCATAGCTAACGTTGCTGGCGGCAATGTAGGTTCAGTCCCGACCAACACGATAACGGGCACTTTCAATTACACCCCACCCGCACAGCAAGTCGTCGCCGTCGCACAGAACCAGACAGACTTGACTGCGGCATTCGTGTTCTTCAATGGCTTGACCTCGACGGCGATCAGCGCATCCTACGCTACACACACTTTTACCGCAACCCCAACGGGTTACAACGGCGGACCCGGCTTCGTCGGCTTTGCTTCCAGCACGCTGCTCTTCACGGGCGGCACGATTACGCTTGACGGTGCTGGACTCACAAACCCAGTGTTCGTCTTCCAAGTTGGTTCGGCTTTGAATGTCACGACCGCCGCAACCACCATCGCTTTGATTAACGGCGCTACGGCCGCGAACGTGGTTTGGGTGGTTGGCAGCGCAGCGACTTTCGATGCTCACGACCATGTATGGGCCGGGAACATTCTCGCAACTTCCGCCATTACGCTGAACAGCATCTCCCTCATGACCTTAAACGGTCGTGCCCTCGTCACCACGGGTCCAGTCACTATTTCCGGCACCGTCACCATCACAGCATCGGCTGGAAGTGGCTCCCCCTCGACCACAATTTACACCGCCGCGCCATTTACGTTCCCCGCTCTTACGGTCGGCAGCCCCATTACAGTGAGCGGATTTGACTATCTTGGAAACGATGGCACCTTTGCCGTTGTGTCCAACACGTCGAGCCAATTGATTTTGGAGAATTCCAACGGCTCACCCACCATCGACTACGCCGCTGGCAGCCCCCCGTCCGCCACAGCTACTCAAGGAGCGGTAGCTGCACAACTGGCAGCAAAGGCGTTGCAAGTGCAGGCGGGCGCTGTTCTGTCGGACGGCATCGTGGTTGCTATCGATCCAGTGATTCCAGAAGTAGAAATCAGCGGACCTCCATCGGGTGTTTATGGCAACGTACAGTACATGTTGCCTCTCCTGCTCCAGTTGCAGGGTATCACCGAAGCTACAGCATCACAGGCATACACGATATTGACGCATGATGATGCGGCGTCTCTTGGTTGGGTGCCGGGTGTGGACATCGGTACGATAAACACGAACACACGCCCCTACATCATTGGAGAAGTGGTCGGCCTGAATCCGCGTCAACCGTATTACAATTCTCCTTTCGTCCCCTCGATCACTCCAACGAGTCCCGTACCAAGCGATGCTCCGTGGATCGCCACGGTGCCCGCCACGGTGCAGGGCGTGACCAATACGCTACCGCCCGGTCTTTCGCTCGATGCACACACGGGGTTAATCTACGGAACGCTTACAGGCACGGTGAGCGCAAGTTTCACCAGCGTCATCCAGTACGTGGGTACTTCGGGCACAATTCATGGCACAGTGACAATCGCTTGGAACACCGTAGCGAGTGCTTTTTCGCCGATTGACAATATCCAAGACAGCGTGTCGCTTGGTACGGCGCTGACAAACACCAGCTACATCACTGTACCCGCCAGCGTTACGCCGATCTCGGCGTCTGTTTACTACGCAAGGGGGTCTTCTTCGGGGACACTTCCTGCGGGTCTGACCCTAGACTCCACCCCAACGGGTCAAAATTTCTACATCACAGGTACACCTACAGAGAGTGGGTACTTTGACGTTTGGTTCCAAATAGTCGCGAGCACAGGCACGGCATATTTGTATCACCGTCTCTCTATCGACTTTGCCGCCCCACTGACGATTGTTACTACGCTATTGCCGCCATTCAGTGATTCGATCTATTCGTACCCATTGCAGGGCTTCGGCGGATTCCCACCCTACACGACGCCGAACGGCTGGACGGCTACGGGCTTGCCTCCGGGATTCGTGCTGAATCAAAACACAGGCGTATTGAGTGCTCCCGCTTTCGCGTGGGAAGGACCCCCAACCAACTATGTTTCGGGCACAACCGCCATTCCCATTACGGTCACGCTGGCCGATACTCGCGGTGCAGGCTCCTCCGTCTCTGCAATACTGACGTTGAATTACAACAGCAGTTTGCGAATCGTGACAGGTCCCACTCCAAACATCCTCGGCGTGGGCATAGCGACTGTTACCGACGATCCTAACGGTTATTCGTTCCAGATGCAGGCTGCGGGCGGCACGCCTTTCGGTGGTCCTAATCCGTACACATGGGCTGAAGTCGGTGCATTACCAACGGGTATCACGTTTAACACCAGCACGGGCGTGTTTTCAGGCACTTATTCAGGCGCTACGGGGTTGAATTTCCCCATCACCGTCACCGCGACGGATAGTGTCGCGGGCTCAACAGGCCCCGTGTCGTTCACCATACAGACAGTCAGCGTTTTGACGGGAGCTATCAACGACAGTGGAGTAGGCATTGTGCCGCGTGGCGAAGTGTACCAAGGAACGCTCGTGGCGACGTTGTGCATGACCCCACCGATACAGTGGCAGGTTGCGCCAACCTCGGGTTACCCAGACCTCCTCCCCGCAGGCCTGTCGCTACAGGTTAACGGTATAGGAGCAACGGCAACAATTGCGGGTACATATTCAGGCGGTCCCTTGACTGGTGCGTCTGGAGCCCACCCTTGGCAGGTCAGAATACTTGCAGTCGATAGTCTCGGTGACACAGCAGAAATCATTGTACCGTTCACCACGGGCACAGACTTGACCATCGTCGGGTGGGATTACGCTGATCCGCTCTTGCACATTGGCATCCAGCCGTTCCCGCTGCCCAACGCCGTTATCGGAGCCACTTACTACAACGGGAGTGCCTCAGGTATTCAACTCGTCGCAACTGGCGGTGTACCGATAGGTGTGTTGCCGAACGGGTACAATCAGTACAGTTGGACATCCGTAAACTTCCCGCTCCATGGAATTTCGCTCTCGTCGGCGGGCGTACTCACGGGTTCAGCCAATACTCAATTCAGTCAAAGTGTCACTTTCGTGGTAGCGGACACCCTCACGCCGCCTAACACAGCCTCGGTCACTACGACGTTTGCTTCGCAGACATCGGCGCTGACCATCACCACGGTGTCTTTGCCTGCCATCACAGCGGGAGTTGCGTACTCAGCCCCGTTGACAGAAACAGGGGCATTAGGAACTCCAACGTGGTCTATTGTGGGTGGGGCTCTACCTTCGGGGCTTTCGTTGTCGTCCACGACAGGCGCGACAGTTAACATCGTAGGCACCACAATTCAAATTGGGCTTCCTCCCGTCACGTTCCGCGTGACAGACGTGGGTGGGCCCAACAATGGCGCATATTTCGACAGAACTTTCCCTCTTACAGTCGCCTCGGGATTGGTACTGCATACTGGGATCGATTACACAGATTCGACTTCGTACAACATCCTCGGATACGTGGACAAAGGGAACGTGGTTTCTATCTCACCACGCACAAATCTGTCGTTCTACGTAATTGGGACGAACGTGATTACCACAAACCCAGCTTTACTCGGAATAATCGTCAGCGGGGGATTCACCGTTGGAACTGTGACCATCTCTGGCGGCGTGGCAAAAATCCCGTTGACTGGGCCGTTCGCGTCGGGCAGTCTCGGAAACAACACCTTGTCCATTTCGGTGACGGATTCTGGTGTTACGGCTACGAAGACTTTTACATGGGTGGTCTACGATGACGGGGCGCTGCGGCTGGCACCGCAGACGGGTTCGTTCCCAGTCAAGCTGACTACACCGAACTAAGGAAAACGAATGGCTACCGTATCAGAGACAATCGTCGTAACCGTAACGGGTGTGAACCCGCAAACGAAGAATTATTCTATTCTTGTGGATACCACCACAGGCGATGCCGTGGGTAATCCGCTCACCATCTCCTATACGGGCACAAACGCTGGCACTGACCAGATCGTGGCGACGATGCCCTCACACTCGCTCACGTCAAATACAGCGGAAATCGCATGGCAGGCCACAAACTTATCGATTGCCATATCGCCCGTCACAGTAAATGTGTACGCAAACTCATCTCAAACTGCGGGCTACGTCGGGTTCGGCGGGGCGTTTCAGGGCTCTATCACCTCAAACTCGCTGGTCATTAACGAAGTCATTCAGAATTACCCTCTCAGCCCTTTCTGCGCTCAGAACAACGTCTCCTCTTGCGGCGGCGGTTACAAGGAGATTCCGCTGTACATCTTGCAACAGCAGAACACGGGTCAGGCGTATGCGAGCAAGACCGCAATCCCCGGCTCGGGTTCAGGCAGCACAGGCAACCCAGTCGTGGTGGACATGACGGGGTACTTCGTCGTTGCTACCCCGGGCGTCTACACTTTCTACATGCAGTTCGCAAACGTCAGCCAGAGCGCCTTTTGGGTTGGCAATGGGGCATCCGTCACATACACTAACGGTAACAACACGGGCGCAAATCCATTCCCAGCGACGGGACCGAACACGGCTTTCTGGAATGCTCAGACTCCTACCACCAGTCATCTCGCTCTCGCGAACAACGTGAATCCCGGATTATACGGCGGCACCCGCACTTGCTATATCAGTTTTCCAGCGGCAGGCAAGTATCCGTTTGAAGCGTACTACAACCAGCGCAACCCAGTTCAGTTCAGCGGCGACAACAACGGGTACTGGCAACTGACCTATGTCGCGGGGTCAGGTACTCAATACAATCAAGAAGGAAACCTCACCGCCACGGGACCGACGTTCCAGCCCGTCTCTCTCACCACTCCTCCAGCGCAGGGGTCGGTGGGCTCACGCCAACTGCAATTGTCGGTCGCCTCGGGAGTTGCTACACCAACCTCCCCCACAACCGAACTAGAACTTCAGGGCACAACCCAAGACTTGTACTTGACAGTCGGCAACGCCGTCCCCATAGCTTACACCACCATTCCATACATCCCCGTCTTGGAAACTGTCGCTGGTAGTGTTTTCTTGTACGACACCGGAAGCGTTTTCAATTTCGGCGGTCAGAATTACGGCGGACAGTCGGTAACTGGCTTGGCTGCCCCGGCCCTCGCAGCGGGGGCGATAAGCCTCTCAGGGGACAACACGGCTTGGCAGGGATTGTTCAGCCTCAGCTACAGCGGTGTCAACCCCACTGGACATGGCGTACTGGCGTTCAATGGCGGCTCCGTGGTATCAGGTGTGGATGTTACCAATTTGATAATCACGGCAGACGACATCGCTTGGTTCGACAGCACCGATCTCAGTCTCGATCTATTCACACCGTCCAGCGGCGGGGATTTGCAGTACCCAATTCAAGTAGCGTACATGGTCATGCCGGATCGGGCTGGCATTACGGTTACCCCGTCATCGATGCCTGCTAATGGCTCGGATCAGACGCTTAACGTCAACCTACCTAAGCCGATGAGTCCCGAACAACAAGGGCTGTACGGTACGGGCGATACGGTTAATGCCCCAACGGTCTCGCTTTCAGGCGGCGTCACCGTTACTACCCCACCTTCCCCAGTTCTGAACGGCAGCGGATGGCTCACGGGGTGGACTATGAAAGTTCACGTGCCCGCGAGTTCCTCTAGCGGCTCTTTCCAACTGACCTTCGGCGTTACGGGCACGCTCACGTATCTGAACGGCACCTCGTTCACGACGGGCACCGTCACGTACATTTCAAGCTCCACCCCACTCGCCACTATCGCCACGACGGGCAATAACTACACCGCCCCCACGAACTACTCTTTTGTGGTCAGTGGCGGCAGAACGGGTACGGCACCGAACTACACGATCACTGGAAGCATCACGCTGACAGCGGTAATATTCAGCACGGATAATGGCTCATTTGTGACGGCTCCCGGAAGCAACAGTTTCTTCCGTATCCACAGTGCTACAAAAACAACGATAGCCGCAGGCACGTTGGTGTCCGGCCCAACTCCCGTCACTGGCGGCTACCACACCACCATAGCTCTCACGACCGTCAGTGCCTATGCTTGGGGAACGCCCCTTAGCCTTGGGTACACAGCAACGGATTCGCTGAGCGGTCTGAGTGTCAGCTACACCGACTCGAACACGTATAACAACGGCAACGCAGCCCCGGGCGGCGGTGGAGGCGGCGGTGGATGCCCTGCGGTTGAGATGTGGATCAACGACTCTATGCAGGTTAGCGACTGCATGGTTGGTGTCCTCCTCGACACGTTGCCCGACGAAACCCCTGAGTATGCGAACAGTCTGCCGTCTGCGTCAGTTTCAGAAGCAGTTCAGTGGATGGACTACAGCACCGAAGTTTGCTACCACTTTGTCGCGGAGAACGGCGCTGAAGTCATCGTATCGGGCAGCACGCCAGTGCCTTCACGTGAGTCGATTGAATCGCTCGCAGATGGCATGGAGACTTGTGAAATTGCCGCTTACGCCAACGAAATTCGTGTTGGAATGCATGTCATTACCGATGTCGGAAACGGTCCAGAATGGTCTCAGCTTACCACGGCGGAATGCGTGGGTATGCGACGTGTGGCACGTTTGTACTGCGGCGGACGTAACTTCGCGGCGGGTGTGACTCGCGGCAAGTACATCTACACCCACAACCTTCAACCGATTGTTCCGAAATAAGGGGAGACATGGCTGCCACATACCCATACACGTATGCCTACAAAGGGCCTCCGTTCAACTGGCTCGGGCACGTCTCCGAGACTCAGTTCAAAGCTTTCCAAGATTGGTACACAGCGTTAAAGATCAGTGCGCCCGCGACATCCACCCCCTCTTCAACCGGGAGTACAAGCACAAACCCCGCGCCCTCGCCGAGCATGGGAACCACCACGCCCATAACCCCACAGTCGAATTCGTCAACCACCAACGCTGCGACTTTGGCTGCGACCACAGTCAAGGCGTTCGAGGGGTTCAGCGCAACTGCGTACCCCGATCCTGCGGGACAGACGAAGACGTACTCCATTGGGTACGGTCACCAGATTGTCCCGGGTGACGGACTTTCTACGTCATCGGTGGTGACGATGGATCAAGCGAACACGTTCTTGATGTCCGATCTGCAAGCGTCAATTAACACCGTCAACAATTCCGTGACAGCACCTTTGGAGCCGAACCAGATGGCGGCTCTGACTTCACTGGCATACAACATCGGCGGAACCGCTTTCAAAAATTCGACGCTGGTTGCCGATCTCAATAGCGGCAACACGGCAGCGGCATCAGCCCAGTTTAACAACTGGGTGTACGCCAATGGTCAGGTGAACAATTCGTTGGTTGCACGGCGAATGCAAGAGCAGATGCTTTTCAGTACGGGCGTCATCCTGAGCAACTCAGGCACTCCGACCATCAACGCCGCCAACGCCGCTGGTGGTGCCGGGGCGATGACTACCCAGCTTCACTACCAGATTCGTGCCCAGCAGCTACGCAAGACCGCAGGGGCCTTGGAGCAGTATTACCAGACGCTCAATGATGATACTCTCGCCCCCACGTTCGCAAAAGCCGCATGGCAGCCGCCACAGACGGGGTATTTCCAGTACGCCCACCGCGATGACCAGCTTCCGATGGTCGTGATGGGGCAAATCAAGACCTACCTGAAGGAACGGCTACAACGTCAGGATGATTCGGTTTTCCACATGAACCATGCCCGCAATATCATTGAAAAGGTTGAAGATAAGGCGCAATACCAGTTTGATGCCAAGACGCAGGTCCCCAACTTGATTTCTCAAATAAACGGCTATTTTGCTCTTCCGCAATACGCCCCTGTTTTAGTGAAGGATCAAACGGACGTGTACCCAGCGGGCAGCACCACGCCTCGGTATCGAGTTCACGAGCTTGACAACCCGACGACCTTCGAACTGGAACAACACGGACGTGCGCTCCCGGGCGGTCCAGTTGACTTGAAGGAGACGCCACAACCCGCAACTGGTTAAATTTATGTCATTCGACTACAACGTTTTGGTGATTGATCCGACGACGCAACAGCCCATCGGTGCCTGCGACCATCAGCAGAGCTTCGAGCGGTATGTCGTGGATTTCAATGATTTTAAGACGTTGCACTACGCGGGGAACACCGCGTTAAACATGCGGGCTCCGATCAACGGTCAAGCCATGGTTCAGATGTGGATTTCAGGAGAAGAGGTTCAGCAGAACGACCCCACGTATGGCTGGCAACTCCTTATCGACCCTGACCGAATCGATGCCGTCAACTCGACCGACGTGTTCTACAAAATAGAGTTCCTTAAGCCCGTTCGTTTCGTTGTGCCGCTGATCGAGGTGTCGTACCTAACCATACAGGGGTACTGCCTGAAGTGTAGCGCAATGGGTTTCCTAAACGATTTCAAAAATGCAGCCAACGGGAGCTTTTTGCACGTCACCCAGCAGACGAAACTGGCGCAGAAGGGGCTCAAGTGGATTTTGACCTCTCAGTGCACCTTCTACCCCACATTTGTTTGCCCGCTTAAGAGTTATGTGGGCAAGAAATTGGGTATTCAATTAACAGACACCGACATTCAGAATGCGGTGCAGACCGCCTTGAACACGATGCAACAGGTGCAACAGGCTCAGAACACGGTTCAGACGCTCGACCCACTGGAAATGATTAAAGACATCCAATACGTGACGGCACAGGTTGCCACGGACGATCCGACAACCATACAGGTTGCGGCCATGATTACGACTTTCAGCGGCACGTCAGTTCCCCTGTCGTTCCAGATGGCGGTAAACTAAATGCCTACACCGATCACTAGCTTGACCCCACTTACGTTGGTGACGCCGCAACTTCCCACGAACGTTCAGACGATCTCCGTAGACTCATCGGTGCTCCCGGTCACGGTTATCGCCGACGTGAATACAACTCGTATTGAAATATCCGCCTACAACACGACCTACGCGGTGACGACATTTACTTCCGCGACGGTCAATGGGGTGACTCAAAACACGTTCTCCTTTAGCGTGCCTTTGGTTCCTACGGTTGAAGAAACCACAATTCAGATCGTCGGGCGAAACTACAATCCCTACGGTGTGTGGGCTTCCCTGACCGCGATCCCAACAGGATACACTTTCGTTGACCCCAACGGTAATGTGCAGGTCGCCACAGTCGGCGGCGTGACTGGTGCAAACCAGCCCACGTGGAATTTAGCATTGGCTGGAACCACTTCCGATGGCAGCGGTCTCACAATAATCACGTGGACGAACCTCGGACCTCTTGCGGTTTCCGCAACCATCAAGTTCTCGCTGATCTTTTTCCAGAGCAACCTCGCCGTCCAGTTCGGCCCGCCATCTGGTATTCAGGCATTCAAGGATCAGACAGATTGCACCCTTCAGTGGGTCACTCCGTCGTTTACAACCCCGAACATCAGCCTTGTCGGGGTGCGAGTTCTGCTTTCGACGGACCCCGCAGGCATCAATCCGCCATTCGTTCAATTCGGCGATCTGGTGCAGGACATTTCAAGCTCCGTCAACACGGTGATTGATTCTGAAACGACTACATCCACGGTCGGCAACACGACCGTTACCACCACCTCTTCGACGACGATGCCGACGAATTACAGTACGGTGGATGTGCCCTCGTCGTTCTTTGGCGCTGCCCCAGAGTTTTACGCGATGTTCTCCACGGTCATTCAGGAGACCAACCCCAACTCAACCACCATCTATGAATCTCAGCAGAACGGTCCTCTGACTTGCGGGTTCGTGAATCTTCAGGTAGTCAGCCCCACGGATTTCCCCGTGCTCCAACGTCAGCAGGACATCGCGGGTCGAATCATAGCTCAAATTTTGCGACAACAGCCGAACCTAGACCTGTCGCCGCGTTCCGAAATTCGTGACGCGATTGTCGATCCGGTCGCTGTAGAACTGTCGAACATGAGCGTTCGTGAGTGGTTCTCTCGCTGCTCCACGTCCATCTCGGCTATCAGCCAGATTGACAATGCAAGTGGCAACGGAGTATCTGATCCATTCAACACCAGCCCGTACAAACAGCAGATCGCTCGTGCCTACGGTTTGAACGCCAGCAACACTCAAACCCTGATCGACACCCAGTTCAATATCCTCGGCGAGCAGGCTGGTTTGACTCGCGGCGGGGCGACCGACTCCACCACAATCCTGACGTTCTTCACGTACACACAGCCCACGCAGAGCATTACGATTCCTGAAAACGCGACGGTCGCAACCATCGCAGATGCCAGCACGCCCGCTTTGAACTTCATCACCCGTGGGTCGGCGGTGCTCAACGTCGCTAACCTGAACTCCTATTACAACGCGGTGCAGGGTTGGTGGGCGGTGACCGTACCAGCGGAGTGCACCACAGCAGGCTCCGTAGGCAACGTCGGTGCGGGTACGATTCGCTCGATTGTAAACGGTCTTCCTGCGGGCATCAACGTTACGAATCTCGTGGCGGCTCAATACGGTTCCGACCAACAGTCCAACTCGCAGTTTGCCGCTTTGATTCAAGCGCGTCTCGTTACTGGTATCGACTCAAGCACACGCCACGGTTACCTCGTAGCTGCCCTACAGACGCCGGGTATCATATCGGCTATCATCGTGGCGGCTGGCGATCTGGACATGATCCGTGATTGGGACCCAATCCGCCAGAAGCATGTTTATGGTTGTGTGGATATCTACACTCGGGGCACGACGCTTACCCAGCAGAACAACAGCGTCACATTCACATACGGAAACGTGGGGACCTATGGCAACCTACCGACGTACCTGCCTCTCACGTTGAGCGATCCGCAGTTGATCCGTTTCAACATTCCATCGTTCAGCACCCTGACTTCCCCTATCTACACGGCCGTAGAACTTGCCGTGACCCGAGGATCGAGCACTTTCTACCTCGGCATTGAACGCGCTCAAATCGATAACGTGGGCGGGAATGTCTTTGTCAACCCGAACGATCTGTGCTATCAGTATGTAGGCTCGGGGGCTACCACGGCTAAGGTTCCGCAGCTTATCAACGGTATTCCAGCGACCAACAAAGTTGCCGTTGCCGCTCTCGCGAGTGCTTCGGGCTCCTATACTTTCGGGCTATTCGCACGACTTCAGTCGTCGCTGCTTTACACCCCGCCGCTTCAGCCTATCATCTCCATAGACTCGGTTGTGGGTCAGACCGGGGAGACGGGGATTGTAAATAGCAATCTGGTTGAACTCATTCACACTTCAGATTTCCTGTTGCTCGGAGGCTCGAACGAGGCGGGAGATGAGGTTAACGTATCGGCGACAACGAGTGCCCCCGTTACCAAGACAATCACGGCGAGTACGGCAACCCCCGCCATTATCGACATCGCCATGGACGTGCCGCTCAGTGCCACTGGCGTGCCGCAGAACATCTTGTCGGTGTTGAGCACCGACCTTTCGACCTCCTACACTTGGGGCGTTGATTACACCATCGTTCCACTAGACACCTACCACACCTACGGATTGAACCTGCTGACCTCCTCAACGCCGATCACTAACATCGAGATTTCAGGCGACGTGCTGACGGTAACTACTCCGAATAATTTTGGTCAGGGTGCGAGTGTCACCTTAAGCCAGCTTGGGGTCGCCACATTCCTGAGTGGTCAAATCGTTATCATCGCCACAGCTTCCCCGTCGCAATTTACGGCGGCTTATTCGAGCGCAGATTATGCGTCGGCTCCAGATTCGGGCTTTGTCACTGGGTCCGCCATCCAGAACTTCGAGCAGGTGGTGGTCACGTACAACCAATTTACGGTGTACGAGCGTCCATCCCTCATCACAGGCGAGCAACAGGTCCTCAACGGGGTGATACCGACACCGTTAAACAACGCCTTCAGCTTCGTGGACAATATCTGGTTGCCCGAGAGCTATGCTCCGGGTGTACCAATTTACCCGCCAGATCAGTACCACACGCTCACGCTCGACGGCTGGGACGGTCTGTACAACGCTACGGACGGTGGGTTGGATATCACGGGTTCGGCTGCGGCATCGGCCGCCATAGTGGACGGCGTTACCATCGGGTATACGACCTTGGTGGGTGCCCAAGTTCCGTACCTCAACCGCTACATCAAAGTCACCTATAACCAAGGTCAGTTCAATCTGGTCATGCGTGAGAACATCGACTTTACGCTCAGCCAAGACCCGGTTACGAATGCATGGGAATTGACTCGTATCGGCACGGGCGGCATCCCAGATGGGGGAACCGTTACGGTTTCTTATTTCGCTACAGAAAATTTCACGATCAGCACCGAGTACCCCGCTTACGTGCAGGTTCTCGCCAACGAGATCGCAATCACCAAATCTGCGGCGGCAGACGTGATTATCAAAGCGATGGTCGCGAGCCCAGTGGACATCACGATGACCGTTACACTTCAGGCGAACGCTTCGACTGAGGTGGTTGATCCCCAGATTCGCACGGCTATCAGCATCGTGCTCGACAACGCACAGGGTACGCTTTACCAGTCGGAACTCGTCAGTCAGGTTCAGGCGATTACAGGTGTCACCAGCGTTTCGTTGCCACTGCTCCGCTGTGCAAAGGCCGATGGTTCGTATGATATCGGAGTTGTCATCCCCACGGATACCGTGTGGATTCCATTGGTTCAAGACCCGCTGTTCGCCCCATTGGGCGCTGGTGCTTTGCCTGCAAACAGCTTTATTACATCGCTGGATGTCCTGCCAGACACCACCATTCCATCTGGTGGGCAAGCCAACGCAGTAGTTGACCTGTTCTACCAAGGACAGCTATTCCGTCGAGCATCGTCGGTCGCAGACTTCTTGGCAAACAGCCCAGCGGCACAGCATCTCGCCAGCACCGCCGTACCCGGGTCGTTCTATATCTTCGGTGAGAACGATGCTATCAACGGTACGACGACTTCGGCCTACGTCGGCAAGATCGCAATCGTGGTGCCGTTGGACGTTACCAACCCCGGTTTGTACAGCTACTTTGTTACCTATCAGGTTTACGATGAGACGGGTGCAAGCGACATCACCGTGTCGTCCACCGAATACCTGACGACAGGCAACATTGTCATCAACTATGTAACGCCAACCTCTACGACGGGATCATAAATGCCGACAATAACTAACATTGTCGAGACAGCGGGTAGCGTTGTCACCCTCTCCGTCACCAGCGGGGGCACGTTCGCGGTTGGCAACGTCGTCCAATTGTGGGGATTGACCACTGGCTGGTGGTTGAACGGGCGACTCGTCACTCTTCTAGCTGGTACGACCGACACCTCTCTGGTGTTCGCCGACCCTACAGTGAATGGTCCTCAGCCTCCGGTCGCGGAGACGGGCAACGCGACAGTGTACATGGTTCAGACCCCAGCCCCGGACCAGTTGTACCTCCAGCCGCGAGAGAACTTGCTTCCTTATGAAGACGCACGTTTCAACTCATTGATTCAAGCCGTTGCAAATTTCTACATGACCCGCAACGATCAGAGCACATGGGGCAACTGTCTCCGAGCGATTGCACAGGAATTGTCGCGGCTCGAATACTTCTACGCCTACGATCTCATTAACAAAGTCCCGTCCTACTTGACGCCGCCCGATATTCGCCGCCGTTGGGCTGATCCGCTGTACGTGAGTGCTTACTGGCCCAGCCCTACGCAGTTCGATCTCAATTTCAAAACGATGCTCGTGGACCTGATTGCTGCTTATAGAATGGGCTCCACGGCGGTCGGAATTCAGGACGTGATCTTCGCCTATACAGGCATCAACATCGTCGTTGAACAGTTATACCAGTTCATCGGAGATGGTTTCTACGACCAATCCGACCGGAACGCGATCAAGGTCAGCGTTAACGTCGGCGGCACCAATTCGTTGCAGTCCCTCACCAGTTTGATCCAGCTACAGGCGATTATCCAAAGCCTTTACGGAGCCATCGACCTCGCGAAGGCCGCACACGTGGGACTTGAGTTTACCACGGTCTTCGGTGAGGGCGAAGATTTGGACTGTCTGATAAGTCCGATGTATGTGACGCAACAGCAGTACAATACCCTCACAGCCACATCGCAGGCGTACTACAACCTGAATGGTTACGTGGCGATCAACCCGATTCTGTTCTGGAAACCCACCACATCGTTCGTCAACCCCAATCAAACAAACGGGCTGGGGCTCGTCATTACGGACTCGAATGGCAATCTCCAGATGGTCACCGCGATCACTGGCAATGGCGAGAGCGGAGCAACGCGACCAGTCTGGAATCTTACCGCTGGCGGCATCACGGTTGATGGTAACGTCACGTGGACGAACATCTCTTCTGCCGTCGCGGATGTTCAGATTGTGGACAATTTGCTGACAGTGACGGCGAACAACACGCTGCTTCCAATTACACCTGCTCCGCAGACGATCAAGTTCGTGGGTCTGGGCAACGCAGCGTTCCTTAATGGACAACAGGTGACGGTACTCTCAGCGAGCCCCACGGGGTTCACCGCGACTTACGTGAGCAACGCATACGTCACCAACGTCCAGATCGAAGGAACGACGCTCACCGTATTGTGCGCTAATAATTTCCAGTCCGGTATGACCATCGAATTCTCGGGTCTACTTGACGCGACTTTCTTGAATGGGCAGTCAGTGATTGCGGACACTATCCTGTACGGCGGTTCACCAGTTGCCCCTATCGGATTCACGGCTACGTTCTCGTATGGCTCCCCGCCAGCCGACTACCCGTCCACGGCTGACTCTGGTACAGCGGCGGTGACCGACTACCCGCTCACGTCCGATATAGGTAATGTCGCGTACTTCCCAGCTACCTCGATATCCATCGCCCAGTATCAGGCGTTGTCAGCCCAGTTCCAAACCTTGTATCAAGCGCAGTACGTCAACAATTGCTGCCCCGATTATCTGTCGGGCCCGCTCAATCCTGAGAAGTGTTCGCCTGTGCCTGTGGGTATCACTGATACGCTTCGCATCATCATTCGTGAGATCGAACAGCCGCCATTCGCTCCAATGCTGATTCAAGCCCCTGTCTTAGGGGCATCTGCGATGGCAGGCATCCTCACCCCAGCCGAGCTTGTTGAGTGGAATAACGAAGTGAAGAACACGCTGTTTGGCGTCGAGCCCACGACTACACTAGCGGCATGGGGCTACAGGCTATCCCTGCCGCCCGATCCAAATCTCACCAAGGTTACGACGGGACCGAAGCTCACGCCCGCACAGTGGGCGGCATTGCCAGCGATCACTTTCATAATTACGAATGTCGTTTCGGACGGTGACAATGCGACGTATACGTACACGGCGCTCTCCAGCACGGCACCTCTTTCTCCTCCCGAGTTGCAACTGCATGAGGGAGAACTCGTCACCATCAGCGGTTGCGCGTTAGTGGGCTCGCCTGCCCGCGACCTCTTAAACGGCACCGCCAAGATCAATGACGTGACGAGTACCACGTTCTCGATCCCAAACCCCAACGTGATTGCATCGACCCCGCAGACTGCTTCTGGCAATGTTGCTCCGTTGCTTCAATCGGCATGGACGCTCCAGTACGGAAATTATCAGTTGCTCGTGTCACCGCCAGCTTCGCTTCCGCCGTACCTCGGAGTTACACCAGTCCTCAGCCCTCCGTCAAACTGGATAGAGATTGTAGCCAACATCGCCACAGTGCCGAACGAGGTGAACTTGGTGGTTACTGGTGAAGTCGCCAACTGGGATCAGACGCATCAGATGGGCTTGCTCGCTCCTCGCCTCGACCAAGTGTGGGAGGTCAGCGGAGGCGACCAATACTTCATCTTCCAAGAGACTTAACAGATGGAAAAAACGGGATACATTTCGCCGCCACAAGGAGTGTTGGAACTCAACGTCATTCGTGACCAGAACCCTCGTGTGACCCTGAATCTAGACCTCGGAATTCCCAATTTTACTGTGTTTTCCATGACCTTGCCGCTGGTGGAGAATGAGCCCAAGGCGATGTCAGAACTCTTGGCAGAAGCGATTCACGTCCTCTGCGATGAGGTTGCTCACTTCATGCTCGTGATGGATTACCAGCAGGAAGTGATCGTCCAGACGTACAGCACGGTGCTCAACTGTTACAAAGGGATGAGTAGAGAGACGGACACTGACAAGACCACGGGGGAGTTGACCGAGGACGATTTCATCAAGACGTATGCGGGCACTTTCAACCTCCCGCAGTCGTTCGTGAATGAAACTCAGAACCGCGTGGTCACCGCAGGCAAGACGATTAAGCGTCCGCCGAAGTATCGCAAGATCGATCTCTCAGTGGACAAACCGCCGAAAGCCACGACAAGCGATGTGGCTCGGGTAATCCGTCAGTACAGGGGTCGCTCGCTCAAGACGCAGCCCAAGCCGCTGTTCGTTGTGGTATACGATCAGGTGGGTCGGCCTTCGGGCACGCTCCCACTCGGTCCACAGTTCAAGAACAAGCTGCTCAATTTGGTCAAGAAGCAGGGCTCCGCAGAATTCACCAACGCGGTCACGCTGGACAATGAGCACGAGATGCGTTACCTCGCGGTAGACGGCATCCCCGGCACGATTACAATCGACGGTCGTATTTACAGACCCTCGGCTACGGCGGGGAAGGATACCGCTCTTTACTCGGGAGACGTTGGCGACTGGCTGGTAAAGCTCATGGACGGACGGATCGTCGGACCATTCCCCGGGCGTCCGAATATCGCCTCGTTGCGCTATTTGAATTACCCCATCCCGAAGAATCGTTACCGTTGGCACCTTCTAAGCGAGGGGGATATTCCTGATCCTGAACCCGAAGAGCCCGAGGAAAGCGACGAAAACGGCGTATTAGAACCTGAGGGTGGTCAGGACGAGAACGCGGGGAAAATCACTCTTTAGCCATGTATACAGTCTATAAAATCACGAATGCCGTGACGAATCGATACTACATCGGTGTTCATCGCACCAGTAACCCCCATGATGCCTACCTCGGTTCGGGAACGTTGATTCGTAGAGCGGTAGCGAAATACGGGGTGAGTAATTTTCAAAAAGAAATCCTTTTCACCTTCGAAGATGCGGAATCCGCCTTCCATAAAGAAGAAGAGGTCGTCCAGCAGCATAGGGACAACCCGCTATGTTACAATTTGCGAAAAGGCGGTAAGGGTGGGTTCGATTGGATTAACCAAAAGGGGCTTAACAGGGACAAGTCCGATGAGGCTAAACGCAATATGTCCGCATCAGCCAAACGGCGTGTTCAAACCCCAGAAGGACGTAGCAATTTACAGAAAAACGGATTCCTAGCTCTTAAGCAAGGAGCGTTTATTCCGGGGCGTCCATCTGACGCAGCCAGAGAGAAAATTCGACTGTGGGCGGTTGATAGAAAAGCTTCGTTAAATACAAGAAGGAAGATGTCCGAGGCTCATAAACACCGAACCCCCGAGTTCAACTCTTGGTGTGTCCGTAAACGGTGGGCCGCAGTAAAGGGATTACTATTTTTTGAACCGAAACCCGCAGTGTACGGGCTGGAAGTAAGATGAAAATTTGCAAAATCTTGCAACTTGATTACAGTATTAAACCATAGGGGGTTTCATGCCAACTAAAGTACAGAACACAGTCGCCTACATCGATCCGATTACGTCGAGTCTCTCCGCAACATACGCCTCTCACCCCGCCACAGGCAATATGCTGGTCGCTTTCGCAGTCGCGGTAGGCAATAGTGGAGCTACCCCTACCGCTACGATATCGGACAACATCGGCAATACCTACACGAAGGTGGGCTCAGTCCAGCTTCCCACTACTTCGGGTGAAAGCACTTACTCTATCACGATGTGGTACGTGGCAAGTGCGACCACAGGAAATACAATCGTGACCGCTGCGGCGAGTACAGGAGCGAATGGCATCGAGTTTTTGGGGTTGTATGAATTTAGTGGTGTTAGCTCCGCAACCCTCGACAAGTATGCCGTGGGAACTGGAACGAATGCGGGAAACGCCCTTACTACGAAAGTAATGGAAACGAATTCGGGGGAACTCATAGTAGTCGCACAGCTTGTCGATGGCGGGACTTCGGGCGAAACGGCTGAACCCACATCTAACCCCTCCATGGCTATCGGAAACAATCAGCTTGATTCAGGGCTCTCTAATCTGTACACCGATGCTTGGGGAGTGGATTCGGGGACTCACAATAACCAGTACGGGTTTCACAACAACGCTTCATCGGGAACCTACTGGGGAGTGATCGCGGGGATATTCTCATAAAGCTATGAAATACAGAGAGGATTTCGCGCAGTATAGGCCGAAAGTAAACGTTCGTGTCACGCGGGAAGACACGGGCGAAACCCTGTACGAGGCTCACAACGTAATAGTAAACGTTGTGAAATTCCTATTTGCTCGCCTTATGGCGAACGTATTCCCCAACGACCCGAACCCGCCGTATCAACAGGGTCACGAACCCCTGTACGGCGTGTGGGGACTTGCCCTTGGTGCAGGGTCATCCCAGTGGGCTCCCGAGACGCAGCCCGACCCCGCACCCACCCAGACAGCCCTGATCGCCGAGTTCTTACGTAAGCCATTATCCAAAGTCAACTTCGTTGACCTCAATCAGAATCCTTTATCCGTACTCAGCACCATGGTCGATTTCCAGACCACGATCAATGCTACGACCGACAACATCACGCAGGGTATCCGCGAGATGGGCTTAATCGGCGGCGGCACCTTTGGCACTAATCCGCCGTCTACCGCCACACAGATGCTCACGGCTCCATATTTCAATCCAATTGCCGTTCCTCCGGGCCCAGCGAATTCGGTGGTGCTCATCAATTACTTGACGCTGCCGCCCCTCGTCCTCCCACCCGGTGTTAACGTAATCATCAGTTGGGTGCTGGCGTTCTAAATGCCATTCTTCAAACGATTCACGGCGAAGGTTAACGAAGAGGATAGCGTCGTCTGCACCACGGAAGAGCTTGACGAAGTGCTGGAAGACCGCAAGCGGCGGAAGAAGAAAAAGAAGACCGACGACGACCCGGATACCGACTCCTAATCAGTATTAAACCATGCGGGGATAGCTTAGCGGTAGAGCAGCCGACCCAATCGGTTTACGGTGGTTCGATCCCAACCTCCCCGCTCCATACACCATCCTGATCGAAATGTCAATAGACTCCCAAAAATAATTTCGGAAAAAAGCTAAACATTTTTCTGATTTTCCGGTATAATAGCACCAGAAGTGAGCCTTTCAAATTCAAACTGCAAAAGCTGAGAAGGTGAACGCTGTGACCTTCGAGGAGCTTGCGGGAATCAAATAGTTGTGGTAGAATGGAAGCAGTACAAATATGGGGTGCCGCACCAACGCGGCTAGGAGGTAGGTTATGAGTCGAAAAGAGTTTGATTTTACAGACCGCAAGAAAATCGAGGTTCCGTATTCGCAGTTGAAGCATAATCTGGACACTCGTGCAGAAGGTTCACAGGACCCAGAGTTTGTCACGAAAGAACTCCTGCCCTCATTCAAAGACAAGGATGAGGCTCTCGACGTACTCCTCAAGTTCCCCATCGAAGTCACTGGCGACTACGTGCTCGTTGTCGGTCGTAACTTCGCCCGCGCACTCCAGATTCTTCTCGGCGAAGATGACCCCAAGATTCCCGTCGAGGTCTACAGCGACATCCCGAATTTCGACAGACTGGATGTTGACGACCAACTCAAGGTTCGCACCTACGCCATCTCCAAGGACCACTTGAAGACCCGCCAGCGCGGTCTCAAGGATGAAGATTACCTGTTCAACGTCCAGTATTACGTGGACGAGAACTACACCAAGGAACAGGTCATCGACGCCCTGTCTCCCCTCGGCTTGAAAAAGTGGCGTATCGAGAAGCTCTACGTGAAGGCGAAGGGCATTCGGACGCAGCAACAGTTGGGTGCGGCCCGTCAGGAAGTCAAGGTGCTCACCGATGCGAAGAAGCCCGTGAATTACAACCGCATCGTGGAACGCTACGGGTTGCCCGAAAAGTACGTCAAGGACCTTTCGGACCCGACACGTCGTGGGGCTAAAACTGCGGCTCTCAACGCCTTGAAGAACAAGCAGAAGCTCTCGCCTCGCAGCAAGCAATATGCCGATGGAAACTTCACATGGTATACCCTGTCGGCGCAAGGTACGCTGGCGACTTCGGATTTCGAGAACAAGACGCCATTGTCGGCGAAGACGTTCCGCGAAATCACGCAGCACCACCTTGACGAAGCCAAGGCCTTAGTAACGCTTTGGGAAGGTGCGTTGGAACGTGCCAACACCCAAATCGACCGCCTCGAAAAAGCGAGATCGGCGAAGGCTGGCAGCTAAACGGCGGCGGCTCGCGCTAACTCTTGAGCACGATGGGAGGGGTCTTTGGTTAGGAAACCAGAGCCTCTCCCATTTTCGTATGGGATATGAATGTTCTTGAATTCGAACTGCTCTTTGGTTCCGTCAACAATGTGCCCGGTCTTCGGGTGCTTGAGATACCAGTGGGTCGTGTTATTCGCTTCGGGCACCCGGACTACTTGTGGTTTGTACCCTCGGGTCCTGCCCCACTGATGGTATAGGAATTCGGTTACGGTGTAGCAGTGACCGAACGTCTTGTGCTGACCATCGGACTGCTTCCTGTATTCAGGGGTGAGCAGGGCAGGCGTGAGCGCCTGTTGCGCCTGCCAGATCAGGAAATCCGCGAGCGGCTGACGCATCTCGCCATCGATGATAACCACGTCGCCGACTGTCCAGAGTTTCTTGCCGATGTACGACTTCCGAATCCGGGTCTTGTGTTTGGCGATGTACTTTTCTTCCGTGGTCTTGCCCTTCCACGAAGAGGCGTACTCACCTTCAACCACTTTGTTGAAACCTTTTCGCCATTTGCAGAACGTGTTCTTCGGCGTCGTATCGCCGTACTGTCGAGTAGACTTGCCATCCACCTGATTTATGCCCGTTCCCTTCGGGTGTCCCACGGCCTTGCCCGCTGTCTTGCCGACAAAAGTCCAGCCCGTGTCAAGGTAGCCTCGACCATCGCCGCGACCAACCGTAGGATCGGGCTCGATAAATGTTTCATAGCCGTAAACGGGGAAGCCGTAGATGTCCTGCCACACAACCGAAACTGTTTTCTCCCACATCGACAACACACGCCCGAAAAGCCCCTTCTCGTGATTCGTCAGGCAATAGACCGTGTTGTCCACGATGCCATTCAGCCAGCGGTTCATCCGCTTACGCATCTCTTTGTTGTCAACGCCGAAGAATTTGTCCCGAGCCGCCGTGCACTTCACTCCCCCACCACCCGAAATAATTCCCGCGATCTCGCCGTTGTACCAGATCAGGAAGTGTATTTGCTGCCCTCGGTCGCCAAACTTTAGTCCACGACCAATCCGTTCTTCGGCGGTGAAGCATCGCTGCTCCTCAAGGGAAAACGAGGAAATGTAGTGAGTTGCTCGCACCTTCGTGAAGCGGGGGTCGCCCGCCGAGACGAATTCAAGGTAAAGTGACGGAATTTCCATATTCTCTTAATACCAAATCTGGGGTATTATGTAGGAAGGAGATTTTATGCAGCGACACAGACGGTGTTCAGAGCATAGAAAATTTGCCTCGCAAAAAGAAGCGGATGACGAGTTGGGCAAAGTCGCGTTGTGGGGGATGAGACGCGGGGGCAGTACGTGGCGGCTGCTTAAAGTGTTCTCCTGTGGGGATCACTGGCACATCGGCCGGGATTGGGCGTCGAGATTCATGCTTCCCGAAGAGGAAACGGCGAAGCCCAGCAAAGCCGCCCCCGCCAGCTAGATTCCCGGGTAGCCGTTACGCGGCTTGCCCTCACCTAACCGCACCCGCTCATACTTATCGAACTCACAAAGGCAGTTCTGGAGGTCCTGCATGTGGATTTCCGGCATCCCCACGTTGGCGACTAACGGTTTGATCTGCCGCCGCAGGTCGAGCATCGTGTCCAACCACATCGACTCTTGCCAAACCTGATCCACGGGGTAGTTCATGACACGGTTCAATCCGCGCTTACTGCCCGGACCCGAACACGCCCACTCCATCCAATCCACGCTGTTCACAAGCAACTTGGTGTACTTCGTGTCACACACGACCTGCCCCGCAAGAAAGCTGCCCATGCCGTTATACTTCATCAATTGCTTGTGGAAGTCCGCGAGGCTGTGTGCGGACTCGGTGATGTCGTTGCGCTGGCACCACATCGGATTGAGAACTTCGCTGGCGATGTATCTCGCCTTGGATGAGAACCCCGCTTTCGCGGGTACGATGTAGACGCCCGTAAAAACCTTCTCTTTCGCCTGCTTGCGGCGTTCGAGCACTTCGATGAAATGCATCGGGTCAAACGGGACAGGGTAGCCAAGCTCTTCGAGCGTGTCGGGCCAGTTCACGAGGCGGGCGACCGTCATCGCAAACCATACCTCGGGGCTATCGTAGTGATTATCACGCCAGTGTTCGGCGATCCACTGCGTCACCTTGTCGAGTTCGCGGTAGACGTTGCAGAAACGGTAGGCCCTCAGGATGGGGTCCTCTGTCCAAGGTTTCGGATATCCGGCGTTCTTGGCTTCGTAGATCGCGTGCCGTTCGGTGATCCACGCGAAAAGGGCTTCGACTCTCATCTTTCAATAATACCACAATCTCTTCGCTTTCGACTCTATTACTGAGGGCCTTTTTTCCGATGAACCCGCTTTTCCAGAAAAAGACAAACGACGATCAAGACCCCATCATCCTGCCGCAAGATGATAACGAGCAAGGGGATATGCTTGATCCAGCGACCAAAAGGGTCGCCCCACCACCGCCTGTCGCCCCGGCTGAGGATGAGAAGATCGTCGAGCCTGTTCGTATGGCTTCCCAGAACCCTTTGCTCCAAAAAGACGGTGCAGGCGCACCACTCAGCATGGATCAGGGACAGCAGACCTGCTACAAGTGCAAACAGCCCATCCAGCAGGGGGAGACGATCTCATGGGAAGGCGGTATGGAATCCCACATGTCCTGCCCGCCCGCGCAGGGCAGCGCACAGGAGCAGAGCCGTATCATGTTCCCCAAGGGGCAGCAACCCAAGAAGCCCCAGATGGGTCCAACCCAGCCTCAAACCCCACAGCGGGCTCCTAATAAGCCGCAATACGCATCTGAGAGGGTCGCTACGCGGCGTAAGATCAGCGGTTTCGTACCAGCCACAAGCTGGGGAGTGCCGCAGGAGTATGCCCATCAAGTAGCCCACACCCTCGCCAACGCGGGTATGCGGGACTTTGACGTGGCGACGGATGACGAACAGCACGTAGCGTATTTCTCATTCGGAAACGAGGCCGAGATGGAAGTCAGCGCAGATATCGTCTGCGAATTCTACGGTCCTCAGATCGCCGCCTCCAAGGGTAAGTGGATCGGCTGGCAGTGCCGCCCAGAGCGTCAACCCGGCGTGCCCGAGCCGCAGGCTATGCCCTTTTCCAAGATGAACAGCAAGCGGGCTGGCAGCCAAGGCACCCGTGAGGCTGTCGCCAAGCTGCGGAGCCTCGGTATTAAGACCACGGCGGACCTCGACAAGTGGATCAAGGAGCACCCGAAGACTGAGACCAAGGGACCCTACGCGGGCTCGCGGTCGCTCATGAGCCGTTACGACGCCCTGAACGAGCTTGTAGGCAACGATGCCGCCACGTGGATTCTGCACGATCTGGCGACCGACGCCGCTGTTAGGGGAGGACTCCCCAAGAGAGGCTTTTTCTCCCCCGAGGATGCCAAGCGGTTCCGCGACGACAATCAGGGCAGCAACGTCGCCTTGAATCAAGACGAAGAGGGCAGCCAATTGTGGGAGAAGGTGCCCCAGCCAGACAACGAGTTGCTCAAGCACGCCAAGGCTGATCCGAGCCAATACGAAGGTGGTACAATCGAGGAACAGGTCGCTAACCTGATGGAGAAACGGTCGTTCTCCGAGGACGGCAAAGGTAACGGCTGGGTGATCTACTCCCGCAACACGGAATACGCGGGCGACGGCACGTGGCTCAAGGTGTTCTTCAAGGACGGCAAGGTCGCCAAGACGGACATGTTCGACGAGGAGCCCCAAAACGTGCTGGAAACCCGGCTGGGATTTGACGGCCTCCACTCCTTCACTCAGGCGTTCGGCGACTAATTTCGAATTTCCTAGCCAAAATCCTCTGACTTCGGGTATCATGTAATAGATGGTCGTAAGTCCATACCGAACCTGACCCTTCAATGGGTGGTCTCGGGTGGATAAAAGGCACTGGTACTGATTTTCAGACAGGGGTTCGACTCCCCTCAGGTCCACCATATCCGAAGTAACCTTCGGGCGTGTTTCGGTGAGTGCTCCACCAGTAGGTTTGAGCATTGACCAAACACACCCGACATTATGGGCCTGTCCCGGTTTCGATGAAGACGGTATGGGATGGCAGCCAGCGATCCGAGGGAAGGATGATTCCTCGTTAAACTCCATTCAAAAACATAAACGCTACTGCTCCAAAGGCAATGGCTGCTCACGCTTAATTGCGTAGCACAGACCCCGTGGGTCTGTTCCTCAACACGGCAAGAGAGCCCGCGCAAGCGGGCATTTTTGTTTCTGGTTGACAATTTGAATTTCAAAGGCTAGTATAGGGGCACTTTTATGGCAGACAAAATTCAGGAAGCAATTACCGCAGCCGTAGGCTTCAAAGCACGCGGCATCAAGAAGGCGGCTCTGGACGTTGTTGCCGAGTATGAAGCGAAGAAGAATGCCGCCCCCGGCGACCCAATCCAGCGTGATGAACCCGCTGCCCAAGCTGACCCAGCCGCCCCCGCTCAACCCGTACAGCCAGCCAACCCAGCAGCACCCCCTGTCGCTCCCGTAGAGGAAGTCGAAGAGGAAGAGGTTGAGGAAACCCCTGAAGCCAAGGCCGCTCGCGTGCGCGAAGCTCTTGAGACTGAACTAGGCGACGACGATCTGGTCACGGCGGTCATTGAATTCTTGGAAGCCGAAAAGTTCGATTACGACGACTACAGCGTGGATGTCACGGATAACTCCGATGGCACCTGTACGGTTGCTGGCTACATCATTGCAGCCAACGATGACACCCCCGAGCGTATCGCCCTTGAACAAGTCCGCAGCGATCTAAGCGACCAGCCCGAACTTTTCAATCAGGACTGGCTCCAAAGCCACATCAACGAAGAGCGCCTCCGCAACGACCTGTGGTCGGACGTGGAAGAAGGCATCCGTCAATCTCCAGATTCCTATGGGTGGGAGCCCGGTGGGGGCGAAGAACTCGTCCGCTACAACGCTGAGGGCGAGGAAGAAGACGACGGCGAATACGATTCGGCTGGCGAGCCCATTCAAGAAGAGACCGAACCTTCCGAGGATTGGCTCGAAGAGAAAGTCACCGAACTCCTCCGCTATCCCGTGCAGTACATGCAGGAAATCTATGGGGACGCGGACGGCATCAAGCAGGCAATTGTGATCGCTGGGATCGACATTAACGCAGCGGCAGAAGAAGCAGTTGCAGCCGATGGCTGGCAGCACTTCCTGTCCCGTTATGACGGCAACTCCTACGACCTGCCGAGTGGAGGAGTTTATTGGAAAGAATGAGAGTATTTCTCAAGATACGTAGTAATCTTTTCCAGCAAATTGAGCCGAGTCAAATCCTTTTCAATCCAGCCTAAAACAAAATTACACCGACTACACAAGAGACCGCGAGCGCATCGTCCACACGACCTATCCCCAGAACAACAAGCATGGTCATGGTCGAGATCGAATAGCGGAACTCGCCGCCCCTTCCGTTTCGTTGGAGGTCCACCACAGAGTCCACATCCGCCATCTTGCTCAATTAGTTTTTGTTCATACCACGCCCACGGCAAATGGTGTTTGCGAGAGAATTCATACTTACTACGACATTCCTCACACCGATTTCCGTGTTTAGCAGTTCCGAATAAAGTTTCGGGCATGAAAGCGCCGTGCCCGTGACACCACCGCAACCCATCGGCGAGCTTCTGTTTGTAGATTTCGACGGTGATTCCGTGTTGTTCCAATTGATTGCCGATGATTGTCAGAAGAATTTTGTGATCTACGGACTTCGGAACTCCCCTGTTTGCCTCACTGATTTTTCGTTTGTGCGTTTTTGACATCGGTCCAAATTTCGGCATGATTTACTACCTCTAATACATAATACTGATAGTAAGTAAAAACTCGATTATCAAACTCTATGGTAAGAGGAAATCCCAATGGGCCAAATCAGTCCCGTCTACCAAGTAAATCGCCACGGCGGTGCGGCCTGTGAGCACTGTTTGGGCATTGTCCGCCACGCTTCGTGGTGCCTCACCAAAAACACCAACATTTTCTACGCCTACGATATCCTTGTCCATCCCGAAAACCTGACCGAACAGGACCAGATCATCCTCCACGCCCTCGGCGCACTTTGGACTGACGAAATCCCAAAAAAGTAAGTATTATCCATAGATAGCATGAGCCTCGGTGGTCGCGGGCAGCAGTCGTTTCTGATTCCGAAAGTATTCCCGCGAGTGCATCTGACTTTGCCATGGATCAAAGGGTTGCTGGTGCCCTCCGTGGTCGGTTCGCAAGCACACCGTAAGCACCGCGATGGGTCGAAAGCGAACTAGGCCCTCCTTGGTTTCAGGAATAGGCTGAGGCGTCGGCGGTGGTCAGGCGGTTGAGCCGTGGTGACGGGAACGGAACTCCACGGCCGAGGCGAATTTTAGGAGAAGCATGAATCTCAAATTTTGGGAGTGGTTCAAAAAGAAGCAGGAGACTAACCCCGATCTCCTCGATCCCACGGACGCGGCATTGCTCCGCGAGTATCAGGATGCCATAGGAATACAGCGCACCCCGATGCAGTCCATTGACCGCCTCAGCCTCACCACGGGCGAAGTCTCCAACCCCGACCTCGGTAAAGATGACGCCGATACTCTCAAGAAGAAACTCAAGTTCGGCATCCACCAATCCGTAATGACAGGGCCCGACACGCACAGAGTCAGCGGCGTGCGAGTAATATCGGAAGAGGGCGGCACTGTCGAGGTCATCAAGAAGATCGACAAGTCCAAGCTGTACGAACTTGGTTACGACATTTCGGTAGAGAATGAAACTTTCGTGAAAGACCTCGGTCTGGAATCTGATTCTCAGGTATCCGCGCCCGAAGGTACGCCAGAGGAAGAGCGGCTTCGCTTAGAAGGCGTTGACTTCCATCACTATTCCGGCAAGCCACAAGATCGTCCATGGGAAATGAAACCTAACGACCCGATGACCGAGGAAGATCAGGAGCGGGAGAAACAGTCGATGGAGCAGTTCGTGGCTCCGACCGCCGTACTCGTTGCGCCTGAACTGGAAGAAAGCGTCAAGGTTCGCATCGAGGCGTTCCACGCCAAGGCGAAAGACCACGATACCTACTGCGAACTGCACGAGCATTTCTTGGAACACATCGATAAGCTCGGTCAGGAATATGATTGCTGCCATCTGTGTTCCTGCAAAAAGGAAGATCATGGAGACGATCAAGGGGACGCTGTTCCTGTATAGTGAGACGGGAACAGAAGGCGGGTACTGGGCGATTCAGGATGAGCGGTTCATTCAGCCGCCGACTGAGAATTGGCCGCACCCCCGATGGTCATACGATGGGCTGCATTGCCTCGATGACGGCGACTATCTGAAGATTTTCAATCCTGAGGGTACACTCCTTTGGGAGGGTGAAATCCAACTGAAGCGGCATCCAGTTTTTACGGAATCGGTTGACGTGCATGATGAGAGCGCGAACGTGACTCTCGGACTGTGGATTCACGCCGACCAAATTGGGATGAGCCGTCACGATTGGGCCTACCCGTTTATGAAAGAGTACCGAGGGGAGTTGACGAAGCATGGCAAGTGACGGTTACGACCCACTAGGCTCCTGTTTTCTGTTCGACTACGATCCGGTCGCGGCGGGGTTGAATGTCGTGCCCCTCTCCGACAGACCCGACAAGTCCGCAGAGTTCACCGAGAAGGACAAGCAATGGCTCAACGACATGCTGAAGTGAAAAAGCGGAACATAGTCACTGTGGGAAAGGTGATCGAGCACGAGCTTGGCTATCCCAGCATGATCTATGACCGTCCGAAGACTTACGTTGAAGTTCGCAGAATGCGAAGACAACTCGCTCCACACAATTTGGGAGTTCGCCTCGGTCGTAGGTATGTTCGCGTTGCTCCGCTGGACGATAGTTTCGATGCACCTCTCGCAAAGAATTGGTTGTGCATCGCGGATGAGATCGTGTTCAACAATGGTGGAGGTTGCTAATGGACGCATGGTTGGTGATTCGACACAACGAGCCTGAGTACATCGAGAAATTCCGGCTGTTCTCGGACAGCAAGACTGCGTATGCATTCGCACGTTTCTGGGGATACGAAGACCCATTCGGTATGGGTGATGATGATCGCCCGGGAATGATGAACACTTATCAGGCGGGCGATGTCCACATCGGCGTTATCCATTTGGACACCACACCACGCCATATTCCTGCGGAGGAACGGCATGAAAAATTCTGGGCTAAGTAGAGCACTGTGGTTGGCGTGGCACCCGCTTGAACTTCTGCGGCTTATCTGCGGCTCGATTATTATCGCCGTGGTGATCGTGTGTTCCTTCGCGAAAGAGGCCATCGACGAGGGCAAAAAATAATTCGAAAAATAGTTGTTGCAAATTTTCCAACTACTGGTATTATGTCTTTAGGAGCTACTCACATGCGTAAGGCAATCGGCGATCTGTAGGTCAGTCAGCAGCAACCACCGTACTTCGCTAGGTATTTCTCCGCACTATCCATCATTTCAGGTGTTTTCTTAAGTATTTCCAACCAGCCCAATGCAATATTACAGCGTTCACATAGCAACCCTCTCGCACATTTAGCGCACCCCCGCTCGCAGTGTTTATGGTCATGGTCCACAACAAAATTTTCTGGTGGAATTCCCATTCTACAAATAGCACAGGTGCTACCTTGTTCTTTGAATTTGTTTAAGAACCACTCTAGAGGGAGCTTCCAGAAATTCCAGAGTCGTTCGGCGAGCAGGCAAGCATTACAACTTCGCTGGCGCTCGTTCTTGAACAGGCTGACAGGGACCGCTTCTTTGTGGAATGTGCACCAACGTAGGTTCTCAGCGGCCATACGTCGGCGTTCTTCGAGGCTAATCCCTAATTTTGCAGCACTGAGTTTCAATCCGTGCTCGGCGGTTCTTGGCGGCATTTTACCAGAGGGCACTCGTAAATGTTCGGCGTTAATCCCTATCTCACTGACTTTTTTCCAGAAGGCTTTTCGATTGTTGGTTTGGTTGGTCAGTCCCATTTTTCGTAAAACTTCCGGAACTGATGCGGCGTCGGTTATTACGGAGGCGAACCACTCAGGGTTCAATCTTGAAAACGTGCCCCATTGCATGAATTTCTCCTGTGGGGGTGTATCATGACCCACATATACATATTCGTTAGACAAGATTCTGCGATAACTGTCGCACAACAATTAGTCCAGTCTTGTCACGCGGTTTACCAAATGGCACAGCAATATCAACAGAGCGATCCATTAGAGATTCCTTCAATGGTCCTCATCGGGGTCCCCGACAAGGCAGCTTTATTCCGTGTTATCAACAAGTTAAATGACAATACCATCGGCCATGAAGTGTTCTATGAGCCCGATGATAACCTCGGGTTGACCGCAGTTGCGACCTACCCGCTCACGCAGGAGCAGCGCCGTTGCCTCTCCAACTATCGGTTGTGGAGAAATGACGTTGCCCCTGCACCAATTCAAATGATCGTGCCTAGATACCCGGAGGCGGTGCCCTGTGAAAGTTAAAGAACTCATTCGTCTGTTGCAAGAGGAAGACCCCGAAGCCGAGGCGTGCGTACACAACGCTGACATCGAAAGCGTGTACGCAGCGCAGGCGTACTGGGACGGTCGTCTGCAAGTGCTTGAGCGTGACGCCGAGGGCTACGTTGTCGGCGGTAAGTACACCTCGAATGGCTGGAAGGTGAACATCTGCCCGTCGTCTATCACTGAGCAAATCTGGGGCGACCCAGAGTTCAAGGTCGATTACAGTGAGCTTGGCGGCTCCGCAGAGAGATACATCGAGTCCGACAACAAGACGAGGCAGGCATCGCGTGATGTCATAAAGAAAGTTGCGATGAGCGGATTCTACCGTTGGGCAAAGAAGAAGGCTGAGGAGATTCGTGACGGCGACGGCGACATCCGATACTCGGCAGACAAGTTCTGGGAAGAGAATCTGCACGTGGACGATCCGCTTCCAGAATTGCCGAAGGGGAAACGTCTCGATAACGAAGGCAAAGAGTACGAGTTCTGGCCTAGTGTTTGCGACCGTCAAGAGCACGGTTGGAACCAGACGATTGAGGTTTATTGGCGCGGCGGCTGGGGCATTCGATTTAAGAACGGCTCTGCCGATAGCGGCGAGTATTAAAAGTTTGGGTGGGGATTGCTGCAAGGCGTCCCTGCCCACCATACGCGGGTAGCTCAGTTGGGGTTACAGAGCGCCGGGGCGCAAGCTTCGGAGGTCGAAGGTTCGAGTCCTTCCCCGCGTGCCAAGTTTATGCTCTTGAGAGCACTTTAAGTGATTTAAGATGCTCTTAAGAGCACATGGACACACGCTGGTTTGGAAACGGGACACATAAGAACCCCGCCAGCAGCTTGCAGAGCCAAGTACGGCTGACTGAAAGCACGGGAAATGTCGCGATGAGTACCGCGTGAGTAATCTGCATTCGCCAGAGGTTCGATCCCTCGGGTGTCCACCAAGTTTTGTAAGGCCCGCTTAGCTCAGTGTTAGAGCACTCCGTTTTTAACGGAGAGGTCGGAGGTTTGATTCCTTCAGCGGGCTCCATGGGCGAGTAGCTCAGTGTTAGAGCGCCTGTGCAACGTCCGCAAGGGCTACGCCACAGGAGGTCGGTGGTTCGATTCCATCCTCGCCCACCAAATTTTGAGGAGGCTATCATGGAAGAGCAACTGGAAACAGATTTCTCAACGTGGACTTCCTGCCAGATGTACGGGCACAATTACGTCACGGACGAAGAGCAGCCGAACTACCATTACTGCACGGACTGTGACGAAGCGTATTTTGACGAGGAGCAGTAGGGTCTCTTCAATGAGCCCCCTTCGTCTAGCGGCTAAGACGCCAGTAAGTGGTGACGCGCCCCAATTCTAGAACGGGGCAGGGGAATACTAGAATACCCGAGTCATTGCCTATCTGGAAACGCGGGTTCGAATCCCGCTGGGGGCAGCATACTGCGAAGGAACGAGGCGTCTGTTCACGCCTACCTCGGAAAGTTTTTGAGCGCGGATAGCCAACTGGTAAAGCGCACGCCTGATTAGCGTGGTCATTTGGGGGTTCGAATCCCTCTCCGCGTACCAATTTTGTAATGTGGCATAACGTACCCATATATGGGGCGTTTAGGGTACTTAAAGACCCATGTATGGGTACAACAGACGAGCGACCATGCGGAGCGTGCGGAGTCAAGGCGGGTGGGAACCTGCGGATGCATGAGAAGGATTGTGCGTTGATCGCGAGTTATTGCGAGAGGTTCCCCGGCATCGCGGCGTTTGTCGGGGGCAAGAATTTGCCGCAGTGGGAACGTAAAGGCCCTCGGACGAATGCGAAACACTAAAAGGTTGCCTCTGTAGTTCAACTGGCAGAACGTCGGTTTCGTAAACCGAAGATATCGGATCGTTCCCGGTCGGAGGCTCCAAAAATTGGGTATTAACTGTTATGAGCAGCAATACCGCACGAAAAATAAAAGAACAGTTGGGTATATCGTACGGTGCGGCACGAAACCGTTTGTGGGCTCAACTCTTACTTCGCATGGCACAGGAGCTTTGTCGAGATGCATGTTTTCGCTGTGGTAAGCGAATTGAAACAGTCGAAGAGTTTTCGGTAGACCACAAGAAAGCTTGGCTTGACGAATCCTCCGATTTGTTTTGGGATTTGAACAATATCGCTTTTTCGCACCGCACCTGTAATGGTAAAGCGGCACGACGAAATCCAGAAGCGCAACGAGAAAGTATCAAGCAATACTGGGCAAAGATAAACGCCGCACCTGAGGGGATGTCTTGGTGTTTAGGTTGTAAATGTTTCCTTGCACTCGACAAATTCCACCTCAATCGATCTCGGGTATCAGGAGTACAGAAATACTGTATAGAGTGTCGAGGCAAGGGCATCGGAAGAAAGAACGGGGCGGCGATGCGTAAGTACAGTCGGCCTCCTCGCGAAGAATTGATGGTAATGCTCGATGGCAATGACTATAGAGAACTCGGTCAAAAGCTAGGCGTGAGCCACATGACCGTCCTACAATGGGCTAAAGATGAAAACTTGACCCATATTCGAGCAGCAAAACGTGCCCGTGTAGTTCAACAGGTAGAATAATTGCTTGGTAAGCAATCGACACCGGATCATCCCCGGTCATGGGCTCCAAAATTAGATATGGCCCAGAATCGTCGTGCGGCACAATGAGGTGGTTCAAGGAGAACAGCATGTACAACTGTGAAATGTGCAACGAGTCGTTCGAGAACAAGGTGGATTTTTTTGCCCACCCTCACATTATTCAGAAGATGGTGAAGGTCGGCAGCACCGTAACTTTTGTGGTGACGGATGACAAAAGGCCAGTTCGCGGCCTTGGTTACGATGAGCCCGAGCCTGTGGTTGTCCTATCGCTTCACGATGCCGCCGAACAAGCATTGTGGGATTTGAAGGAGTGGGTGAAGGATCACCCGAAGAATTGTGAATGCTACACGTGTTGCGATTCCATTCCTGATCTTGAACGGGCTCTCGGATCGGAGCATTCGATCCATGGCCCGTGTTGCTAGGCGGATAAGCGCCTAAGAAAAGTTTAGGCGGAAAGACGCCTACAAAAGTTTTGCTACTGTGGCTCAGCGGCGACAGCACCGCACCTGTAATGCGGCGGGGAAACCCCACGGGAGTTCGAGTCTCCCCGGTAGCTCCAGATCGATTCGTACAGTAAAAAGTGCGTCCCACGTCACATTCTCGATACAAATCAATCGAATGTGATGAGGAAATCACTTGTTGCCCTGTCGTTTAACGGTTAGGACCTCTGCCTTTGGAGCAGATGATCGGGGTTCGAATCCCTGCGGGGTAGCCAAATATTGGGAAGTGGCGAAACTGCGTAGACGCGCTGGTCTTTGAAACCAGTGCCGAAAGGCGTGGGGGTTCGAGTCCCTCCTTCCCAGCCAAATCTCATGACTACCCGTTTCTTGGGTATGAGCATGACCCTTATCCACAAATTCATTTTAGGCGGGGAAATCTACCTCGCCGCCGCGACTGGTCTCGTCATCGTCAGCCTATTGTTCCGTCTGTGGCACCACATTCGGGGCACATCGAACTCCATGCCACAGACCCCAGAGAACATCGTCATTGCTATGGCGAAAACCAATCTGGAAGGACGCATTCACCGTTGGCTTGACGCATTCGACATTTTCCTGAACGTCACTTTCATGAACGGTCAGAACGACGAAACCATGAGCGCACACTCTTGGCGTGCGTCACTCGAAGGCAAACTGTGGGGTAAAGCGATGAGTTGGTGGTTGTGTGGGTTCCAGCCGAACCACGGCTATCAGGCTGCGTGTGGCGACCTCCAGCGTGCGCTGAACCGCGTAGCTGTTGAGAAGAAGGCGCTCGGCCTTCAGTAATTACGATTTGCTTTTAAGGACAGGCGGTGCGGGAGCTTGTTCTTCGTTCTGCGGTTTATCTGGCTGAAAACTTCTGATGTCAACAGGCGATACCCTAGCGACCTTCGCCTCCACCGCAACATTCAATAAAACCAAAGGCGACGGCACCGTGCGGGCATCCGGGTTCTTTTTGAGGAACTCGTGTAAGAGATTAGCCGCAGCGGTCACGTTGAATTCCTCGCTAACCTCAACGAACCACAGTCTGTTGTCCTCAGTGATAAATGCCCCGCTTATCGCATGTTCCCAGCCAGTGATGTAGCCGATACACGCGGAAGCGTTCGAGAGAGCCAGTGACTCCGTGGGGTTGTTGGTCCCAAAGATGTGCCCCTCTTCGAGATTGTAGTGATTATTGAGCCCTGACTGGCAGAGACCATCGAGTCCACCCGCTTCAAAGATAGGCTGAGCCGCCGTCTGTTCTGGTGCAGTTGGGGCGGGCGCAGTAGCGGCTGGCGGGGCTGCGGGTGTCTTTGGGGCAGCGGTCTGACCGAAGGCGAGCGAGGCGAACAATACAACGAGGGCGAGCGGGACGAATTTCATGGAAATCTCCAATTGCTAATGCCTTCAAAAGTCCAGTTTTATAGCCATTGCTCGTGAATCCTCCCACCCGGGAAGAACACCTGCGGCAGCACGGTGCCGCTCGGATCGTGTCCCTTCGTAATCGGGTAGGTGATACTGACCTTCCCGTTGGCGTACAGATTGACGCTCTCGACTTCCACGTAATGCACGTCCCAATACGTGACGCTCAACCCGCCCCAGTCGTAAGACGGCATCCCCAACACCTGCTTGACATACGTCGCTGGTGATTTCGCCAGCGGGTCGCCGATGTGCGGCTGACCGTAGGGCTCCCGCAGATTGCCGCGGCGGCCGTTCATCCCCTGTAAGGTTTCCAGTGTTTTGAAGATGTCCCCGCCGCCCACGTTCTCAGGCCCCATAACCACGTTGATCTTGATATCCATGTTCGGGTGGTTACTGAGGATCGTAGCGAGGTCGGGCGGCTTGCCGCTGCCCATCATTTTCACGTAAATCTCGGGATCGAAAGAGCAGATGGTGATGCTGGCCTTGTCGTAGGAGCCAAACGTGTTCCGATCATACAGCACGGCATTCGTGCGGATGGCGAGGGGGACCTTGTTGTTCATGATGTAGCGGATGTAGTCCAGCAGTTCAAACGTCTTCTTGTAAAGCAGGGGGTCGGTGTTGGTGCCTGTCATGCAGATTTCCCGCACGTTCCTGTCCATGCACTCGCGGAGGAACTTGCCGATGTTCTTGGGAATCTGGTTTAGATTGTTCTCTTTATCGAGCGCCATCATGTGCTGCCCGATGCAAAATAGCAGGAGCGGTTGCACGGCCCGCTCAAATGGATGTTGCCGAACCAGTGCGAGAATTGACCTTCGTCGTTGAGGCAGCCCATTTGATGAGTATACACAAGATCGTGTTTTTGTGGTAGAATTTTGAATGTGACTGACATCATCATTTTCAGCCATCAATCAAGTTCTAAAATTCCTAGCCAAAGCGTAATCCCCTTCGGTATAATGGGGACGAGGAGAACACTGTGAAAGCACGATTTGCCATTTTTCCCCTACTGGTACTGCTCGTAGGCACCGCATTTTCTCAAGCGCCAGCGTTCAGCGACAACTTCGCTACTGGTAAGCTCGATACCTCTACATGGTTTGCCTAGCATGGCGATGCGCCAGACAACAAGGTCGGCAATCGTTACGGCTCCTTCCAACCGGACCAGTTGGACTTTTCCCAAGGTCAGCTTCGTCTCGGAGTCAGCCAAACCCTCCACAATCTTGGGCAGTACGATGCTGTGGTCATCCTGACCGACCATTCCGCCTACGATTACAAGCAGATCGTCAATGACGCCCAGCTTGTGGTCTGCACTCGGAACGCGACGAAGGGGATTGACAGCCCGAAAATCGTCCGGGTTTAAGTGATTTGTTGTCCACCCCACTAACGTGCTATAGTGGAATTACACAACCAGCAGTAATATATTCATTGTAACCACCGTAATTTGAAAAGGAAAAGGAAAAGAATATGAATCTCAAGCGTTTCTCTCTCGCCTTCGTCGTAACCATCCTCCTCTCTGCTTCCGCGTTCGCGTGGAATTGTTCCGATCCTCTGGCATCGCGTGTTGACGTAGGCCCAGTCAATCCGGGCGGCTCGGCTGGTGACGGTGATGGTCAGTGGTTCCTCGGTACAGGTTCGGAAGGTATCAAGGGCGACTACTACGTTTGCACGGTGCCCAAGAAGACCACGGGCGGCGGGTCTTCGACCACGAATACGAACACGAATTCCAACACCAACAACAACACCAACCAACAGGGACAGACTCAGGGTCAGTCTCAGGGACAGGGACAGTCACAGGGACAGACCGCTAACGGCGGTTCTTCGTCCAGCACTGCCACTGGTGGAAACGCCACAGGCGGAAATTCTTCGTCCAAGTCTGGCGTGTCCAACAGCGGCAACTCTTCCGCGACAGGTGGTGCGGGTGGGGCTGGCGGTGCAGGTGGAGCGGGCGGCTCAGTAAGCGGCTCGGGCAACTCTACGGTCAAGAACACGAACAACGTGAACACGACCGTGGCTCCAGTGATTACGTCCACGAACAAGTTGTCGAACTCGGGCAACTCGTCCAACACGAATACCAATACCGCGAACGGCGGTACGTCCAACGCCAACGGTAACGGTTCGAACAACCAGACTTCGGCTTCGTCCAACCAGACGCAATCGAACTCTTCGACCAATGCCAATCAGTCGTCCGCTTCAAACCAAGCGAACGGCAACGGCAGCAACTCGAACAACACCACGAACAACATCGCGGCCCCGAAGATTCCGGTGCCCACGGCGTATGCTCCGACGACCATCCCAACGTCGCCCTGTTTGAAGGGCTACGAGGCGGGTGGACAGGGTGCGGCGTTCGGCTTCGCCCTCGGCGGCAGCAAGGTTGACAAGAACTGCCAAATGCTCGAACTGGCTCGTTCTTTCGACTCCATGAACGAACGATTGGCTGGCTGCAAGGTCAAAGTTGCCGCCTCTAAGCGTATCGCTAAGGACGCTGATGTTACGGTGGAAGACTGCATGGCGCACGAGATGATCGATGCTCCTCCAGTTGTCGTACCGCCCGCTCCTCCAGTGGCTCCGCAGCCGACGTTCATCGTGATCCCACAGCAGCCGACAGCGGCTCCAGTGGCGGTGCCTGTAGTAGCGACCCCCGTCATCACTGAGAGCATCCCTGTTGGCATCTGCACCTTCGCCAGCAAGACTCAGTGCGTGCCTAAGGGCGGCGATGCGGCTATCGTCGATCCTTCGCGGCCGACATCGGTCTGCAAGGAAATGATCGCTGCGGCTGTGGCGGAATTGAAACTCCACCCCGGGTATGTGATCGTCCTTCGTGGGAACAAGAACCCCTCGGAAGATGCTCTCCTGCCTGTAACCCGTGCGAACCGCGTGAAACAGCAGTTCATCACGAGTGGCGTACCTTCGGGTAAGCTCAAGACCGAAGTCGGCAGCGGCGATACTCGCACCGTCGAGATCACGCTGGTTCCTTCGTCGAACTAAGTCCATAGGGGGCGGAATTGCTCATTCCACCCCTTAAATCTAAGAGCAGAATGGAAACCATGAAAACCAAGTCGTTTTTGCTCCTCGCAGTTCTTCTGCTCTCAGTATCTTTGTTCGCTCAAGACAAGTCCGCCCAGATCGCCAGTCTCAAGGATGAACTGAGCAACGTTCAGCAGGCTTATGTGCCGATGGAGAAGCGGTACGACGCCCTGACCGAGAAAAAGGACGAGATCAAGTTCGCGGTGGACGCCTACACCAAGTACAACGATCAGTACACGCAAGACCTCAACACCTTCAACCAACAGCAGGGCGAGGCCAACCGCCAGCAAGAGTTGCTGAACCCGTCGATCCAGAACTACCAAGAGCGTTTGGCACAGCACAACTCTCACCAGTGCATCGAGTATAACCATGACGGTTCGTGCGCCGGGTACAACGCAGAGGCGAATCAGTTGGATGCCAACAAAGCACAGTTAGCTCAGGCTCAGTCTCAGATTGACCAAGCGAACGCCAGACTGGATCAGCAGCGTCCGAATCTTGACGCGACCAAATCCAAGCTGGATCAAATCTGGCAGAACAACCAGACCAACATCGCGCAGTGGAAGGCGGACATGACGCAACTCAAAGCCGACTACGACGCCAACCTCGCCAGAGAAAAGGCAATCCGAGCGCAGCTTGCGGTCCTGTACGGCGACGTGAATTCCTGCCTCAAAGAAATTCCTGCGGCGTGCCAGAACCCGGTAATCGGGCCGGACGGCAAGCCGATCCTCGATCAAAACTGCGAGATCATGAAAGCCGCTTGCAGCAAGATGTTCGACGGGAACTAACCGAGTCACAGTCCTCCCCGACCCCCCGCCAGCTTCGGCGGGGGGTTTACTTTTGTGGTATTATCAACTATGCAACGACACGACCTGAAAACTTGGCCGAAGCAGTTCTGTGCCATCCTCGCAGGTAGCAAACGGTACGAACTTCGAGTCAACGACCGCAACTTTCAAGAGGGCGACGAGTTGATGCTGCTGGAGTGGGACCCGAAAACGGGGCGGCATACGGGGCGGCACGTTCTGGCGACCGTGGCGTATATGACCCGTGGAGGGGAGTTCGGCCTACCTGAAAATCTGTGCGTAATGAGCCTGCAAATCCAGTATTGGAATATAGGAGCTACCGCGTGAGAAACCGGACCAAGCAAGGCTTAATCCTCGAAAAGATTCTGCACAACCACAAGTGGCGTTGGATATTCTGCTGGAAGGGCAATTCCGCCGACAGTGAGTGGGGCGGGGCTTACGATTGCGCTTGCTGTATCACCTATTTCAACAACCCAGACGTGAATGATTGCGGTTGCCCGTGCCACAGCCGCGTCGAGGCCATGGCGAACACGTCGGAGATGCGCTATTTCCTGCTGGCTCTAGAGGCTGCGGGCGAGGTTCCATTCGTCCCCAAGGATTATCCCGACTGGATGACGTACAATCGCAAGCTCAAGCGGGAGCACGATGTCTGGCGTAAAGAGGGAAATCCTAACGCTGGCACCAAGGAAGACATCTCCAAGTGCTGCGAAGCCTGCAAGATGGTTGCTGAGATGGAAGTCCGATTTGCTGAGCACCAGAAAGACCCCAAGAATCAATGCGGCAAGCCGTGCCACGTCTGTGACGAAGCTAATGCCGCTCACGCAAAAGAGCTAAAGGAAATCAAACTCATTTCCAAGAAGCTCGCCAGCATGAAGAAAAAGAGAGACTAATGAGTAAGCGTAAGAGCAAACAGGCGGTTAACCGCCCTCTGGTGTTGACGGGTGCCGCGAATAAAGGAATGCGCGGCTATCAGGAAGACCGCCATCTGATGATCTCTGCCGAAGAGGGCCTCATAATGGTCGTTATGGACGGTCATGGTGACGCAGCGTGCGCTATCGAACTGGAGAGCAAGTTCTGCGAGGTTTGGGATTCTGTCTTCTCCCCCGAGAAGAGTCCCGATTTTCTGTTCAAGGAACTCTTCGACAAATTCGACATGCTTACTTCCAACATGGAGTGCGGGTCTACCATGAGCATTGCCTTCATCCCCAAGGCTAACACGGGGAAAGAAACCAAGGTCCACGTAGCCATCCTCGGCGATTCCCCGGTGATCGTGCAGCAACCAGATGGGACATTTCATGTCAGCCCTGAACACAACGTCCGCACTAACATGGCGGAACGTGCAGCGGCTCAGGCACGCGGCGGGTACTATTCCCAGAACGGCTACATCTGCTACGGCCCTGAGGGGCATGGGTTGCAGATGAGCCGTGCTTTCGGTGACCGCGATCTGGGTAAGATTCTCTGCCGCCAGCCTGAGGTCTATACGGTTGATTTGGGTGGGTGGGTTCTGGTAGGATCGGACGGGTTGCTATCCCCGGGGCACGATGAATCTGGAGTGCAGATGCTCCTCGATATCGTTAAGATGATCGAAGAGCAGGATGTCAACGCCAAGGAACTCGTCGATTACGCCGTCAGCATCCCTACGGGTGACAACGTGACGGCCATTCTCTGGAGGAGATCATGATTCGCGAATCCGAAGTAGAAGAACCCCGCCAAGCCCTGATGACCATTCTGGACATCATGAGTCGCTATGCGTCATTCACCCCCGCCGACCGTGAAATCATCCGTGCGGCTAACCGTGGACTTCTTGGCACCGACCCGCGTGGCCGATGGGAGATTGATAAGCTGTCCGAAGAAGAGCAAACCGACCCAAATTACTACGCCCTAAAATGCAGCTAAATGAAGAACAGACGCTCGCGGTCGAACATCCGCTCAACGAACCCGCTTGCTTGATCGCAGGCGCGGGCAGCGGCAAGACTCGCGTGCTCACCGAGCGTGTTCGCCATTTGATGGATAAAAAGGGCGTCGTCCCAAAGCGTATTTGCGCGGTGACGTTTACCAACAAAGCCGCAGGCGAACTCCTAACCCGCTTGGGGCTCGATACAAACGATACCCCGCTTCTGAACCCCCGTGTCTCGACAATCCACTCCCTCGCTCTGGGTGCCATCCGTAAGAATCCGCCAGCCTTTAGTGTCGAGGGCGAATGCGAATTAAAAGACAGGGTATCCCCACTCGACGATTACGATCAGAGCCAGATGATGAAGAAGATCATCGAGCGGGGCAAGATCACGGACACCAATCCGTGGCGTGTCTTGGAGAACATCTCATTTCACCGAGCCCGTGGTGTTGGTTTCATGAGTGACTACACGGAAGAGATCGCAGCGGAAGCCGAGGTAATGCACGGCGGCTACCATGCGATGGGTGAGACCGAATTGTGTCTGTGGAAACTGTACGAAGAGGAAAAGGCTCGGAATTCGGTCGTGGATTTCGACGACATGTTGCACCTGACTGTGCGACGATTCCGCAGGGACGCGAAGTGGCGTGGGGCTATTCAAGCGATGTGGGATCACGTCCTGATGGATGAAGCTCAGGATACGAACCCCGTACAGTGGGAGTTCGTCAACTCGCTGCTTGCCCCCAGCAACATGAACATCTACGTCGTCGGCGACATGAGCCAATGTCAACCTCCCGGTTCAGTGGTGAAAATCAAAGTATCTGGGCATAAACCGAACGGATATGGAAAACCTTGGACGCCTTCTGAGTGGGTGGAAAAAGACATTTCGACGCTAGTTGATGGTGAATTGGCGGAATCATGGACACGGAAAGACCAACGAACCTATAAAATCGGTAGGAAGATTAAGGTCGCATCTAGACCATACAAAGGAATTCTTCTTAAGGTCTGCACTGGGGACGGAAAGCAGACCCGTGTCACTCCCAATCATCAATTGTGGGTACGTCTCGGTTCGGAGACGAGTGGTAAATACATCGTCTATCTCATGTGGCGTGAAAACTTCGGTTTCAGAGTCGGTATGGCGAAGTTGAAGCGCAACAATCATGCTTTCGGATTGACGGCTCGGATGCGTCAGGAGAAAGCTGATAAAGGTTGGGTACTCGCGGTTAAGGACTCTAAGAGAGAAGCGCGGAAACTTGAAGAGATCGTTTCGTGTTATTACGGAATCCCTCAGACATGTTTCGAGGCTGATTTAGAGCGTCTCGATATTTTTCAGAGTCTACAAACTGCGACCGTAGAAGCGTCATCTCCAACAAGTGGTTCACTCACGGCTGTTCTGCCTTTTGAGGATCGTCGGCGAGAAGGAAAGGGCGGCAGTGGTTGGGCGTGTTTGAAAGCATTCCGCTTGCTATGGGAGTGTCCTTCCATGGTGCGGTGGTCGGAAAACCAACGTCAGTACAACCATAACTGGCGGGGGTACTTCAAAACCGCAGCCGCAAACGTTCAGATTTTAGTTCGTGCGGGTCTTCAAGTCTACGTTCCTATCGAAGGAAATAATCAGTCAACCCCAATACTCGTCATGCCGCAAATGCCATACGAAGGACTGGTGTATTCGCTGGACGTTGAAAAAGACCATACTTACGTTGTAGACGGCATCGTAGTGGGGAACTCGATCTACGGGTTCAACGGTGCCGTGCCGCAAATCCTGAAGGACTTCAGCGAGAACTGGCGGGGCGTTCAGCCCAAGCTATATCGAATTGCCCGTAACCACCGCAGCGGTCAAAAAATCGTGGACATGGCGAATGCGATTCAGAACAAGATGACCCGTACCATCCCGCTCAAGATGGAAAGTTGGCGTGGTTTGAACGGGGAGAAGGGCAAAATCGAGATCATCCGGGGTACGATGTCGCGAGACATTGCATCCGAGATCGCCATTGAAATCTACAAGGACAACGAGAAGTTCCTGCGTGACGCCGCTTCTGTTGCCAATGGGGTAAAACCCCGAGAGTCGGCGGCTAGGCCGATCTCCTACCGTGAGAACTGCATCTTAGTTCGGGCGGCGATTCAGATTCGTGACATTGAAGCTGAGTTGGTGAGACGCAAAATCCCGTATGTCGTGCGCGGCGGGCGGGGGCTTTTGCAGACCGAAGAAGTGCGAGACGTACTGTCGTATATGAGGCTGGCGACCAACCATAGGGATTTCATGGCATTCGTGCGGGCTGCAAGCGTGCCGCGTAGGGGGTGTGGCGAAGTGGCATTGGAAAAGATTCGTGCCATCGCCAACGACAAACATGATGGTGATCTGATCGCCGCAGCGGAGGGCGACAAGAACGCCAAGATAGCATCGTTCGGCGGGATCGTCAGGCTCATATCCCAGTTTGGTGAAGACCCAGTTGCTATGCTGGAACGGACGCTCGCCCTGACCCAGTATACGACCTACCTTGCCGAGAAGTACAAAAGAGACAGCAACAAGGTTAAAACCAAACTCGAAAATTTGGATCGGTTCGCCCAGCTTCTTGAGGGGATGGTCGCCGACAACAAGATGACCGCCGAGGACATTATTTTCCAGCTTACGCTTGATCGCCCGAAGGATGATGACGAGTCAGGCGCGGTCACCATCAGCACTATCCACAGCGCCAAGGGGCTCGAATGGAAGCGGGTCTACGTGGCAAACGTCGTGGAAAGCTCCCTTCCCCACAAGTTCTCCATGGGGTCTGAGGACGAGATTGAAGAAGAAAGACGTTTGTTTTACGTAGCTTGCACGCGGGCACGGGACTACCTCAATTTGTGCGTCCCCGCCATGTACCAGCAGCCCGACTCCCCCAACGTAATTATGCTAAAACCCTCTAGATTCCTAGCCGAAATCAGTGTACACTAGGTAGAATAGTCTACGGAGGGGTACAATGCCAACAGCCGTCGCTAAGAAGCGGGCGAAACGCTCGCAGGTCAGCCGTCTCGATTTCATCGGAACTCAGATGGCGAATTTTCTCCATGGTCTGAAATACGAAAACGGGTTGCCAGAGTTTAAGCGGAAACAGGCCATCATCCTGCAAGAACGGTGGGATTCGGTCTGTTCGTTTCGCCTGAACAACCCCATCGTCGCATCAGACTTGGAGAAGGAACTCTTCCCTAATGGCTAAAGGCTACACGCAGGCTGAACAGGTCATGGACACCGAACGGTGGACGACCGAGTTTTACATGGACACGCCAGACGGTAGAATGAGCGTGCGAATGCCAAATTTCCTGTCGAACGCGGAGCAGCAACGCCGCATGAAAGTGATTGAGGACGCACTCAATGGAAGCGAAAGTACCAAACCGAAGTCTCTATAATGATTGGGAAGTGAGCACCGAGGAAGGCAACCGCCTCTTTGACGAATCCCTAAGTGCTCTCAGACCGATCATGGAAAAGTATCTGGTGGAAGGTTACCCTCTCCGTCAGATTGCTCACGAGATGATCGGCTCCGTCACCATACTCGAAGCCGAGACCTGCCTTATACGCAACACAGAAATGCACAAGGCCAACCGTAAACCGCGATTCGGCGTGAAAGAAAATGTGCCTCTCGCCGACCTGAAAGCATCAAAAGAACAGGAGCCAACAAAGTGATTAAACCGAGCTACGGCGTCATCGTCGGACGGTTCCAAGTCACCGATTTAACCGAAGGGCACATGGAGCTATTCCGTCAGGTTCGACGGAATCACAAAACTGTAATCGTGTTCGTCGGTGTGGCACCCGCAAGTCTCACACAGAACCACCCTCTGGACTTCCCGACGCGGAAGGCTATGATCCAAGCCAAATTCCCCGAGTTCATCGTGCTCCCACTCCGCGATACCCGAGACGATGAGTCTTGGAGCGAGCAACTGGATTACGCCATTTCCTCGTGTGCCGATTTCGCCGACGTTACACTGTACGGCGGACGCGACTCTTTTGTCCCGCACTACCACGGCAGATTCAAGCCTGTTGAATTGGCTCTCTCCGTTGATGCCTCCATTAGTGCAACGGCTAACCGCAAGGAACATTCTGATAAGGTGCTCGAATCTTCCGATTTCCGTGCGGGCATGATCTACGCTATTCACCATCTGTGGCCTGTAACGCTTATGATGGTCGATATCGCCATCCTGAGCTATGACCGTAGCGAGGTTCTTCTCGCTCAAAAGCCCGGTGAAAACAAATGGCGATTCGCAGGCGGGCACGTTGAAGCTCGAAAGGGCAACATCGAAAAGAACGCTCGGCTCGAAGCCATTGAAGAGACGGGCTGCGACCTGATTGACCAAGAGTACATCGGGTCCGCCATCATCGACGACTGGCGTTACCGTGTTGCCGACCGCAGCGTGCTGACCGCATTCTACGCAGGACGTGTCAGTAACATGGGGGCCGTGGCGAAGGACGACGTGAAGGATGTTCGCTGGTTCCGTCTCGATAAACTCACGGCATTTGACATGATGGTGGAACACATGGAGCTTCTCGTCATGTTGCAGAATTATCTCAAGAAATTCAAGGAGGCACAAAATGCCACGTCCATTCAAACCGCGTCCACTACATAAGACTGACAGCTACAAGGTCGGTCACTGGCGGTTCATCGTTCCGGGCACCACGGAAATGCTGTATTACTATGAGGCTCGCGGCGGCGAGTACCCGTACACCGTCCTGTTCGATTTGCAGGGCAACATGATCCGCAACATCGAGGGCAAGTTCGCTACGCTGACTGATGTTGAGGAAGCGGAGTACAAAGCGGGCCTGCACTTCATGAACGACCGCGCCTTCAACAAGGAAGGCTGGCGGCACGTCATCAACGCACATGGCGGCTACCTACCGCTGGACATCCGTGCGGTCAAGGAAGGTCTCCCGATCCCCGTGAAGAACGTCATGTGGACGATGAAGAACACCTGCGATCAATGTGCGTGGGTTCCGGGCTGGACGGAAACAATTCTGGAGCACGTGTGGTATCCCTCGGCTGTCGTCACGCGGTCTCGCTATACCAAGCAAATCCTCGCTGAGTTCCTCGCGGAGACGGCTGATGATTTCTCCACGTTGCCGTATCAGCTTCACGATTTCGGCGGTCGCGGCGTCACTTGCGTCGAGCAAATGGGTATCGGTGCTGCGGCTCACCTTGTCAACTTCCAAGGCACGGACACACTGCCCGGAATTGACTACATCGAGCAGTTCTACGGATTCGGGAAGTTCGGCGGCGAAATGCCGGGTTACTCCGTATTCGCGTCTGAGCACTCCGTCACCACTATGTGGGGCCGTGAGTACGAATCAAAGTTTGTCGAGAACGCACTGGATGAAGTGCCCACGGGTATTCTCTCCCTCGTTGGCGATTCCTACGACATTTTCAACTTCACTGCCAACATCATCGGCGGCACGTATCGCGAACGCATCCGCAACCGTAACGGCAAGGTTGTGGTCCGTCCCGACTCCGGTGATCCAGTAGCGATCACTCTTCGCGTGCTGGAAATTCTGGGCGAGAAGTTCGGCATCCGCGAGACGAGCAACGGCTACAAGCTGCTTCCGCCTTGCGTCGGCGTCCTCTGGGGCGACGGCATCGACCACTACGGCATCCGCAAGATTTTGCAGGCAATGAAGGACGCCAAGTGGTCCGCAGCCAACATCGTGTTTGGTATGGGTGGTGGGCTGCTCCAGAAATTGAACCGAGATACGCAGAAGGTTGCAATCAAGTGCTGCAACGCTGTCATCAACGGTCAGCAGATTGAAATCTGGAAAGACCCGATCACCGATCCCGGCAAGGCATCGAAGCGCGGGCGGCAGGCCCTTCTGGACGACCAGCAGGGCGGCTATCACTCCATGCAGTACAGGGGTGACGGCAAGATGGGCTACCCGTTTGACATTCTTGAACCAGCGTACCTGAACGGCGAGGTCCTGCGGTTCCAGAAATTCCCTGAAATTCGGCAGCTTGCGGAAGTGCCGTTGGAAGTGTACGCATAAGTAGTTGATTCTGTTGGGGAAATTCCTAGCTGAATTCGTGAGCCATGAGGTAGAATAGCCTCATGGCTCACTCATTTATCGCCGTTTTGCTGTTGTCGATGGTCGCTCAAGCTCAGACACCAGCCCCACGAACTCCCAATTTTGGGTTCGTCAGCCGCATCGAAGAGTACAAAACCGTAGCCAACACAGGCTACGGCGACCGCAGCGGGCTTGCCGCCTGCTACGATACGGTCAATCCAACGCCAGTGAACACGCCGAACCCGCTGTTGAACGGCCCATCTCTCGTGGTGGTGGACTTTATCGTGGGGTGGGATGGTGCGGTGTACAGCCCGTTCGTGCTGGAGGGCTCTGTAAACGATCCTGATGTCCGAGCCGTACTGCAAGCCATGCGCGGATGGAGGTTTCGTCCCGGTAAGTGCAACGGCGCACCTACGAGTGCGGAAGGTCGGGTAAAGTTTAGGAAGACGCAGTAAACTTTCGGGGTTCGCTGGATTCGGCTACCCCGTCTTTGTACACGATAGGTTTAACCCTCCCCCGGTACTCCATGATGTCCATGATCCACACGGCGGCGGCATAGTCGATCTTCAAGCCTTCCACCCACGTGTGACAGTTCGCCAGCCCACTCGTCGTGCTCAAAGCACACGCCTGCTCGTAGAGTCCTTCCATCTGCGTCTGCGAGTAGCTGTTCTCGGTCTGCTGTCCGTTTCTGTTGACGTAAACCTTGAACCGTTCGGGGAACCCTGTTCGCGGTACTGATACGTGGACCTCGACGGGTTCTTCCGTTTGGACAGGCCTCGGCTTGGGTGCCTCTACGGGGTGCGATCTCTTTTTCGCCATGCTACTGTTTAATACCCAAAATCGCAGTATTTATAGTCATGGACGACATTTTCAAAGGCTCTCCTTTCTGGCAAGAAGTCCGCACCGGCCTCTTTGTGATACGTGATTACGAGTGGCGTAAATCACTCTTGGCGCTCCCTGAAATGATTGATACCGAGTTAGTTGCTCGGGGGCTTCAAACTAACGAACAGCTACTCGCCTCAGGTTTCACTGGACACGCGATCATCCGTGGGAAGCCTGTTGATACTACTCCCAACGCTGCCATCCTCGCCGAGGCACTGCCTCCAGACTACCACTATAACCAAGAAGCGTTGTTCCTCCAATGGATGTATCACTACTACATCCTCGAAGGTGTGGGCGACGGCTACCGCGAGACTCCACTCGCACAATGGTCGCAGGGGATGCTCCAAATGATCGAGCAGACCTTGCACTTCATGGTGTACATCTCGGCGGTCATGTGCCTACTCGAAGATGGAGTAATCAAGGGAGCCCCAACCAAAGAAGGCATGGTCGATCTCCTGCCGATGGTGCAGTTCAAAATTCAAAAGATCACGGAGACCCTCCTGAGCAAGACCGCCGACTACGGCGAGAGCTTCCGCCGCCACGGGCTACAAGGCACCGTCCCTCGCATTTGGGACAAGATGGCTCGCTACGCCCAATTGAGTGCTCTGGGCAGGACAGCAAACTACGAACCGAAGGCGGACGCGATCAAGGATTTGTTGGGCTACTGCGTAATCGCGTGGAGCCTCATTCTGGAAGTCTCTCTGCCTGAGGAGGTAACCCATGCCGTACATTCACGAGTCTAGCCGCGAGGCCATTGACCCCTTCATCACCCCGCTCGCCGAGCAGCTTCACAGCCCGGGCGATCTCAACTACGCCATTACTCGCCTTTTCATGCAGTGGCTCCTCGATAAGGGCATCGACTACGGTAACATCAATTCCGTCGCGGGCGTCCTCCAGAAGGCAATGGCTGAGTTCGACGAGCGTGTCACCCGCCCATACGAGGACTTGAAGCTCAAACAGAACGGCGACGTACCCGAGTATTCCGCCGCCAGCGCCCAAATATCCCAGATGGGAAGAGCCTTGCCAGCAAACCATGCGCCTGATACAATACAAGCACATGGTTAATCTATGAGAAAACTGACAAAGAAGCAATCCGAACTGATCCGCAAAGCGGCAGCCACGCTCCGCAAATCCAACGACCCCAATCTCAAGATCGTCGCCAAGCACCTAAAGGGTGGGCTTGAGGTCGTCAACTACATGTTTGAAGCAACCGACGCGGCCCGTAAGAAGGTTCCCGCGCAGTACGAAATTGAGCCCGTGGGCATCATCAGCACCAACAAGAAAACGCAGGGCGATCTCTTGGCAGCACAGTGGTTGATCGGCATCGTCGGAGAACACGCTAAAAATGTCCTCGCCAATCAAACTGCCCGCTGAGGAATTCCTACTGCCCATCATGCGGTTCAACGATACCGTTGGTCCGTTGTTCAACGAACTGCGAACTCGCTTTCCGTTGAGTGACGAACACACGGATGCGGGCCTTGCCCGCTCGCTGGGCGTTTTCTTGGAGCAATGTTTCGTCCACGCGATGCAGCGATTGGAAGAGATCAAACCAGCTTCCTTAACAAACGAAGAATGGTCTGTCGCCTCGGAAGAAACAAAACGCCCACACTTGCACTGGCAGCGAAATCTGAAATACCTGAAACATAGACGACACCACTATTCCGAGATGATGGGGTATCGGCTTAACAGCAAGATTCGATCTGAAACGTATGAATTCACCGACCAAGAACTCAAAGAGGGCTGGCTGGAGACGTAGACACAAGATGGGGCTGGTGCTCCATGATGGCTACTTCTGCTACGGCTGGAAACACGGCTGGATACCTTGGGCACCCGAATGGCTCAAACACGCCATCGTTCACGTGTGGAATTCCATCTACTGCATGAAGCACGGCCACGACGACACGCTCGTGGATTTGTACAAGGCATTTCTCGCGGAAGGTGAAGTTGACCCTGAACCTCCGACTTGTTCTCTTTGCCTCACCGAGCTTCCCGTTGATGGGAAGTACGTCACTCCCGTGAAGGAGCCTTGGTGGAAGAAGCCGCCGACGCCGGAAGAGATTGCCGAGTGGAAAGAACTAGCTCTACAGCCCGATCCCCCAGAAGACTCTCCTGATCCCAGTTAATCTCCAACCAAAAATCCCCAACTAGATCGCGCACAGTTGTGTCGAGAGCCCGTGCGTCCGCCTCCGTCCGCTGCGTGCGGGACTCGGGGTCGTAACTTCCGGGTCGCGGATGGATGAAGACGTTAAAGGTATCGAAATTTGGTTCGATATCGCGGATGGCCTTTTTGAGGTTGTCGTAGTAGATGTGACCCTTGCAGTAAAGTAGGCACTGGATGATGGGGGAGTCGCTTACGACCGCCTCGAAGCCGTGCCGCTGGAGCCGCAGCACCCGCTCATAGGTCTGTCCGACCATGAGGATTTGGTTGTCGAGAAGTTGTGGCGGCACCGTGTTGGGTACGCCGCCGTAGATGAGATCACGGGCGGGCTCGTACAGCAAATCCGCCCTAACCCCCGCCTTTTTAAGCCGATACGCCAGATAGTATCCAAATGTGGTCTTTCCCGCTCCCGGACCCCCGCACAAATTGAAAAGCACCATTCGCTTGTCCCCAAGTAGATTTGTTAGGAACGTCGCACCCTGATCTTCAAGGGTGAGAGCATCCGCCCGAGTTGAACCCAAGCCGCGTTATCAACGGGTTTAGCCTCTATCTTCTTCGCAGAAGTGCCCGTACTCGCGCCAAGGGGAAGTTCAGAAATGTGATTTGCCATGTTGGAGCCTTCCTTTTGAAATGTTTCCTTATCTATGGTTGTCATAACTGAATCAAACATAATCGACCTCGGCGAAGACGATAAACGGGAGTGGGTAGATGTCGAAAGGGATGCGATCCGCGAGGAAGGGTGACGGGTCCACAAACGTACCGTCGTAATCTAAGACCGTGGCGTGGCCGGGTTTCTCCTCGTTGCCGCCAACCACAAGAGCCAAATATCGTCTCCCAAGTTCAGGCTCTTGCACCATGTCTATCAGCCTCATGCCCTTGTCGTAGGCGAACTTATCCGCACCACCAATCGCATCGTTCTTCACTGCCTCCAAAACCTCAATCAATGTGCTGCCCGTCAGACACGCTATCGTTGCAGGGACACAATCAAGATCGTCAGCGCCCTGCAAAACGCGGCTGATCTTCGGATATTTCTTCCTCGGGCCGACCTGCGGTAGGAGCGAGGGCACGTTCTCCTTCGTAATTTGTTTGTTATCAAGATATTGAAGACGAGTGAAGATCGCCGTTGCGAACATCGACAGATTTGGGTCGGTCGCCCAGTTCAACATCCCTCTGACGGTCAAAGCGGCATGAAGCTGTCGTATGTCCGCTGCGATTTTGCTCGGTCCAAAGCTCATATTTATGAATACTGACTTTTGAACTCTTCTCTAGAGAGAATCCATGAGTTTGCAAATCACAGATGCCGTTCGAATGGAACTTCGCCCGCAGGGAAAGCAGAACAAAACCATGTGTCTGTACCGCTGTGCGGGTTGCGGAAAGGACCTCTGGATTGACCCGAGCAAACTGCCGACCCACGGAGGGTTCTGTCGGTCTTGTTGCAGCCGTGACGGGATTCAAGCCATCCTTCCACGCAAGAGGGGTCTCCGCAAACGCCCGTTTGAGTGGCTGCTGAACAGACTGCGCCACATCTCCTCCAAGCGCGGTCTGACCGTGATGCTGACATACGAAGAGTTTTTGGAGTTTACCCAAATCGCCGAATGCCATTATTGCGGCTCGACTATTTTATGGACGGATCACAATCAAGGAAGGGGAAACGCCCGCACAAACCTTGATCGAAAAAACAACGCTTTGGGGTATTCAAAAGAGAACTGCGTCGTCGCCTGTATCGTTTGCAATCGAATTAAGAATAACTATCTCTCTTATGAGGACATGATGGAGTTGAGCCCCGTGCTTCGCCGCATCCTGCCTCAGAAAAACTGGGTGGAAACCCATCGTAAACAGGTAGGTGCATAGTGGTCACGTTCACTCAAGGCATGACGTTGGGAGCAAGTAACCTCAGCATCCTAGTACGGGATGCGACAGGGGCTTTGGTGGACCCCACTCTCATCAACTACACGATTTTCCACGTCACCGATCAGATACCCATGAAGGTCACGCAGGCGTATGAGTACGACCTGCACCAGCCCCAGAACATGGCTGGCGGACCTCCGTTGCCGCAAGAGAACGTGCAGCTTGCTGGCTGCCCGCAGGCGATTCCCACCCGCGTGTCGCAGGGCGCATACTACGTGCCGATCACCATTCCCACCACGTGGAAGGGCGTCTACCGTCTGGTGTGGAACATCCAGATGTATCCCGACTGCCCGCTGGACACCGTGGTCGAAGTATTCGTTGTTCAGGGCATTGACCCAACCAACCCGGGATTCGAAGCCCCATCGGTTATCATCGCCGTTCCAGAGTCCATTGTCAATTCTGGGATGACTACCCCCGCCATGTTTGCCAAGGCGGTGATGTACGTCCGCACGCTCTTGTCGGATACGAACCCCGACCGTAATTACCACTTCCGCCCGCCGACGCCGAGCCGTGTGGTCGCAGGTTACAACACTCGCGTAGGCTACATCTGGTTGGATGCGGAAATTTTGATGCAACTGGACATGGCGATCAGCATGTTGAACTGGTACAACCCGATGAACGTCTACAACTACACGCTTGACACGATCCCGTTGGATTGGGGTCGCATCGCCGCCCTCGGTGCCGCTGGGCTCTGTCTTAAGCAGGAAGGCAACCGCTGGGCAGCCGATCAGTTCAGCTACTCACTGAACGGTGTGAGCTTGGATATCAATAAGGCCGATCTGTACGGCGGCTTAGGCGATTCGTACATGACACAGTTCAACACGATGGCTCCACTCGTGACAGCCAACCGTCCGATGAGCGTGGGCTTGCGCCAGCAACGCTGGCTGCTTGGTTAACATGAAGAAGATCGCAATGTATCAGGGGCACACGGAGTATCCAAGTCTGCACATCACGATTACAGACAATCCCCAATTCCATTCGGGTCGCCTGTGCGTTGACAGCGTTGAAGAGACCATCGAAAAGGTTTCCGCGTGGCTGAAGAAAAATTTGGAAGGACGTTTGAATGATAACTAATCTGCTGGTGATGAATTCGAGCTACGTCGGCAGCCGCGATCTGTGGTGGGTGGATGACGACCGTCAAGGCAAGAAGGGCTACAACATCTACCGCGCTTTTGACTATCCCACCAACTGGGTGAAGCTCAACTCATACCCTTGGCCCGGACATTTCTATCGGGACCAGTCGGCTCTCGAAGAGGTGCTCTACACGATTGAACCTAAGGATTGGCTCGCACGAGGCACGCCCTATAACGGGTCATCCATAAATCGCGGTCAGGGCAGTTGGGTTTTCCGCATCCCCGATTTCCCGTACTCCGATGTGGTACAGGGTCGCCCAGTGCTGGCAAATAGCCCCTACGGACCCAATGGCTCCCTCATCATTACTGTCATCCTCGACGGGCAGGAGTTCAAACCCGCTCAGGTGTCCGGGCTGGACAAAACCATTTGGCTACAGATGGACAACACGCTGCCCCTCGGTGGTGCGGTGAGTGCTTACCCGCTGAAGTCGGATGGTGTGGTGTGGCAGGCTGACTATTCTGGGGTGCAGAAGTTTCAAGTCAGATACAAGAAGCTCCACAACTTCGTAGAGATTTACGAGTCGATGGTCAGGACCTTTTACACGATTGTACCCGTGGGAGAAAATGGCGAACTCCACAAGCCGGGTGAAAGAGATTCGATGATCGTCAACACGATGGAAGTTGACAAGATCACGTGGGAGTATCAGGAGATGGTCCGCCGTAACCAGTGGATTTTCGAAGAAGTGGGTGAGCCCGCTTACCTGATGTTCAAAAAGACTCGTGGGAAGCTCTGTGGTTGCTCCGAGACTGGGTTGGGTCAAGCCCGCAGCACGTGCCCATCCTGCTTCGGCGTGGGTATCGTGGGCGGCTACTACGGTCCTTACGACTTCATCTACATCTCTCCCGACACCGCAATGAGTGTGGAACTCAACGAAGGCGGCAGGAAGGTGACCAGAGACTCCCGCAGCTACCTCGGTCCCACCCCCATCATTCAGGCTGGTGATCTGATCGTTCGTCGCAACGCGGAGCGGTTGGTCATCAATAACGTGGTTTCCAAGAACCCGAGAGGTATCCTCCTCCAGCAGGAGTTCATGTCATCCCTTTTGGATGAAGGGGATACGCGGTACTTGATCCCGATCAATACTGGCCTACCCACGATCTACAACCCGGTCGTCCGTCCCGATCCAAATGATGGCGAAGCGGGTCCGTTTATCGGGAACAAAGGACCATCAGGTGGCCCGAATCCCACGGGCAGCGGCGAGCCCATCTTTGACCCGCGCACTGTCCCGGGCAAGGACTGGGAGAACCCCAACATCCCGATTGGACGTACTCCAACGTTTGGAAAAATCCAAACTTAACGGACTTTCGGAGACCTATTTAGAGGGCATACCATGGACGCAAACGCACTAGCAAGCGCGGTCGCCAAGACCGCTCGTATCCTGACCGAAGAAGACCTGCCGAACGGGAACCCCGAACTCCAGAAGATGGTCGGTGACCCTGACGACTTCCGTACCTCTACCTTCGCTCAGTTTGCTCCAAATCCGGGCAACTTGCTCATGCCTAACCCCCTGTCGCCTATCGAAGGTGATGAAGTTTTCTTCGCCTACATGATGCCGGGTGCGATCTTCCAAGCACATGACGGCAGCCAGTGGTGGATTTTGGGCTACGACTACCGTGGTCAGGTTGAAATCGAGAACCGCTGGTATCCACGCATTCACGCTCAGGTTAGCGTTTACGACGTTCGCCGCTCCATTGACCAGTGGATCGAGCCTATCCAGCAGACGGTTCCACCGCCTCCTCCGGGCGTCAATTACGACGCACAGCCCGTCACCATCGTCGATCACGAAGACTTCGGCGCTGTGGACGATCTGTCTACAGGCCATCCGAACCGTGGTGGTTCGGGCGGTTGGTAAAACGGACTTTCTGTTGCAATAACAGAGGGATTTAACCGTGATTGATCTCACAGGCGCGAACTTAGTTGCGTATCTGCAACGACTCATCCGTCCAATTGTTGAGAAGAACCCAAGGTTCCGCAACGCTCTGGGCGATGTGACTATCCCCGCCATGAGCAATCCCACGACTGCTCTGCGGTGGAAAGACCTTCAGGTCATCGTCAAGACTGTCACCACCTCTGGAAACAGATTATCCTTCGATTACTACATGTGCACCCAGCGTGGTCGAGCCATCCTTTGTAAGGTAGCCGACAAGGACGGTCTCTTCGTCGAATGGACGAAAGAGGTTGACCCCACGCAAAAGACTCCCCAAGCGGGCGTCTATTACATGAACATCGACTATGTGAGCGAGGAGACTCGCGACATCGGCTTGACTGTTCAGAAATACATCTGGGTCGAAGGCAAAGGTCAGGGCGAGGCGATGGGTTCGGTGGTTACATTCCGCCCGAACATTGTAGACCCAACCCCAGTCACCTTGACAGCAAACATTACGGGTACGTCGATCAAAGGGTCCGTGGCTTCGCCGCCGCAAGCAGGTATACTCACCGTTTTAGCTACTAACAATTTTCAGGCGGGAATGAAAGTGACCCTCGATGGCGCTGTGGAACCCTTTTTGAATGGGCAAACGGTGACGATTTTGAACGCCAGCCCGTCACAATTTACAGCAAACTTCCTCGGCCCAAACTACACCAACCTCAGTAACGACACGGGCACCGCCGTAACCCAAGTGTCCCAGCTAGTAGACTTGAACACGCTGATAGCGACGGACCCGTCAACGGGCTTAGCCGTGGCTTTCAATGCCATGAACTCGTCGTTCGGCGGCACGATCACCCTCATCAACCCGTGCACCCAGCTTTGGCTTACCTTCTCTAACGGCACCGCGCTCAATCCCAACACCGATTACTGGTACGAGCGGCCGGTCACCGAGTTGATTTGCAAGTCCACCGTAGGCGGACAAGAGGTTCTGGGCATTTCAGGCCAGTACGTGACGGTGACTTTCACCGATCAGAACGGCTATCAGCTTCGCCCCGGCATCGACTTCCGCTTTTATGGCAGCCCCCAGTACATCCAGCTTGCGTCCCAGTCGCCGCCCGGGAGTACCATCACGGCGAACATGATAGCGAAGCTCAACCCCTACACGACGCCGCCCGTCAATCCCGAAAACATCATCAACATCGGAATGCTGCCGAGTCAGAGTTTGGCTCCGAATCAGGTGTTCATCCACACCACGCAAGGGAACTTCACCGATCCGACCGTGAACTCCGATGGCACGATCACACTTCCCGTCCTGCTTCAGCCGGGGGACACGTATCGGTACGACATCCGTATCGACGCGGGCACGTTTAAGGCTATCGCCAAGAAATGGGAAATCAACAGCTTAGTGATCGTCGATCCTATGACAATCGAGTGGGCGAAGCCCGATCCGAATCAAGAAGGTAAGTGGAGCCCCGTATCCGCCGAGTGGGTAGCTGATGCCGATCCGAGTTCACTGGTGGGGGTTGTCCAGACCTCGGCTGGGAAGCCGCTGCTCGACCAAAACGGCAATCGAGCCTACGTTTTCCCGGGTTTGTGGTTGGCGTTTGGTGACATAGCCGTCGTCGGCGATCAGTCGGCAATCATCATAAGTCCTTCATTAACAGAGACTTACCAAGTATACGGATCAAAGGAGAACCTGACTTTCACGTTGGAGATCAAGTCCAACGACCTTCAGACCTCATCCGATCTGGCCGAGATGATTAAGCAGCACCTCCTTATCACTAGCCGCAAGAACGTGGAGGCGGACGGCTTAACGATCTTCGAGGCGACTCGCGACTACGTGGGCGAAGCCCGTGACGCATCGGGTACGGCGTCAAACTACATCTACAACGTGACCGTGACGGCTTCCGCAGACTGGAAGGTATACAAGCCGCTGGTGACGAGATTGGTCAGCTTCGAGATTGTCAACAAGCCCACGGTAGGTAGCTGGGGTGGAAACCTCCAAGCCACGCCACGGGTAGAGGCATTCGGTGCGACGATGTTCATCCCGAGTTATGTGTAAGCGGAAAAATGGACTTTAGAAGCCACAATCAGAGACGTTTTCTGGGGAGTTTTCAATGACTTATGAATTCAAATGCCACGACTGCGACCTCGTTCTGGAGCATCTTTGCCCGATAGGGGAGCAGCCGAGCTATAAGAAATGTCCGAAGTGCGGTAAGCGGTGCGAACAAACGATCTATGCACCGTATGTAGCGACGAGTGGTATGGGTCAGGCTTCTTTGGATGTTGTAATCGGGCGTGACGCTGAGAAACGATGGGATCGCATCAACAAGCGGCAAGAAGTTCGCGACAAGGTTCGCAAGGAAAGCGGTAAACCCGCACTGACGAAGGTTGGACAAGACGAGTACAAAGCCCACAATAGGCCGCTCGATTTTGTTCCGACAAACGGAAAGTAAGGGCTGAAAATCTTAGATTAACGAGAGAAATCGACTTCCAGTCTCCTAGATTGAAGTCAATTTTAAGAGGGAAAACCCATGGCACTGTTCACATCCTACGCACCACCGGGCGTCTACACTCAAGTAGTTCTGCAAACCAACGCGGCTCCTACGCTGGGGACTGCCCGTATTCCCGTGATTATCGGTGAAGGTCAACAGTTTTTCAGCAACAACAACGTTGAGTTGTTCCGTGGTTCCTCCTCAGTTCAGGATGACCAGTCGGTCAGCGAGAACATTTCGAACCAAGTCACAGGGTTGACCCGCACATTCCAGACCAGCTTTTTCCCGGTCACGGACGGTACTGGCAAGGGCGTGATTTCGAACAACCCCGCCGACGTTCAGGTTGAGTCGATTGACCAGAACGGTAACATCGTTCCCGTAACAGTGATTTCACTGAACGGCGCAACGGGTACGTTCACAACGCAACTCATCATCCCCACGGGCTACGAAATCCTCATCACTTACTTCTTCAAGCGCGGTGACACGTTCATCGGCATCGGTGGTGTGGCTCCGTACAATGTCCCAGAAAATCTTCTGCCACAGATTCCGAGCACGGCAACTCTGACTGTGCTTGACGGCGGCGGCTCGCCTCCGGGAAACCAGACGGTTGTGTTGGGTCTCTCGACCCCCGGCCAGACAGGTAACCTCGTTACCCTCCAGTTCGTTTCCAGCCCCTCGCCTGTCCCAGACGCTCAGGCGGTTGGTGGTGCAGGCACCGATGCCATCACGATCAACATCAATGGACCGAGCGGCACCCGTACCCTTGCCAGTCTCGTCAGCCTCGTCAACGCAGGTATTCCGACGCTCGACGGCGGCTACCTGACGGTCACAACGACCACGGGCAACCTCACTGCTCCGCTGACGGTGAGCGCAGGTGCAACGCCATTCACGGGCGGCGTTGGCGGCAACAGCAACACAGTATTCAAAACCGCCCACACCCCCATCGTAGATGGGACCAACGGCGGCGTGGTCACGACCGACGTAACCAAGGTCATCGTTCAGGTGAACGGCAACAACGTCGCAGTCGCATCCTTGAATGGTGCGGCGGGGACCTTCACGCTGGCTTCGCCCGTCTCCGCGCCAGTCGCGTTGGGCGGAACTACCACGTCCTTCACGATCCAATATTACTTCAACTCGTGGCAGAACACGTATGATCTGCTTCCCGGTCAGAACATTTCCTCCATCACTCAGGTCGGTCTCGGCCCGAATCGTGCGGACTTTGTTCAGGGGACGGACTACGTTCTCGGCAGCATCCTTGCTCCCGATGGCTCCACAGTCCAGACCATCAACTGGGGTGCCTCGGTATCCTCGGCTATCGGTCAATCCGCCGCTGGCGAATCCGCGAACTTCACCGCCGCTGAGATCACCACCGCACTGAGGGACGATCAAGTTTATCTCCGTCCGCTCGCGGGCGCTGTAAACGGCAAGAACACGGTCTTCACCCTCCCCGATGTACCAGTGGATGGTAGCGGACTCAGCGTCACGACCGACAATCCTGCGTTGGTTCAGGTTTACGTCGGCTCCGATCCGCTGGAAGCTTTCCTTGCGGGCGCTGTACGTGTGGCTACTCTCTCTGGTGCAAACCAGCTTGTGACCCTGTACAATCCCCCAGCGTCGGGCAGCAACGTGTACGCTTCGTACTACCGCAGCCAGTTGGCTGACCATCAGTATAGCGTCACGGTTGTCAACCCGGGATACGCGGGCAACGGTACGTTCATCATCACCGATGAGCTTGACCGCGTTGCTCCGCTTGTGGAATTTAACCTAGCCGCCAGCACTGTTGCTCAGAATGGGCCGTTCCAAGACACGGGCGTGGTTTACCCGAACGACTTCTCCGATGCACAGGCTCAGGCAGGTGCAGCGGTTGATGAAACAGTTACCCTGACCTTCAAGAACGACGGCAACGCGACTATCGTTCCCGCTGTTCAAGCAAGTCTGGCACTGTCGTTCGGTCCCGGCACGCTGACGTTCCATGCGACCACCCCGGGTATCGGCGGCAACCTCGTCCAAATCGTGATTGACGCTACGGACCTGAATGCCGACCCAGTATCGATCAATGGTGACATCGTTACCATCTACTCAAGCTGGGCTGGCACGCCCCTGTCCCTCGCCGCGATTGCAGCTTTGTTCCCATCGGGCGAAACGATTGATGGTGGGCAGATTCTTTGCACCGCGTCTGGTACGACCTCAGGCAACGCCGCAATCACGGGCGCTACGAATTTGTCTGGCGGCACCAACGCAATCACCTCCCCCGTCACGCACAGCTATACGGTCTCTTCGCCCAACTCGAAGGGTTCGGGCTCGCTGAACAACATCGGCTACCTCGACCAGACCTATGAGGACCTTGCAACTGGGTTCCGTGTGACGGTTGTCAATCCCACCGACCACGCAGGTTACGGTGTGCCGAACATTCCATCAGCTTACAACTTCGAACCCGGCGACAAACTCATCTTCAACGTGTACGCTGACGCAACAGGCGCAAACGCTGCCGTCCGCAACGCTGGTACACCCGGCATTGCCCCAGCACAGGCGAACAACCTGATCGCAATTCAGGGTCTCGACACCACGGTCATCTCGAACTTCGGTTCGACCGCTGGCGACTCCGTGATTATCAGCACGTTCAACAAGAGCGGCAACGACCCGAGCATCGGTGAGTTCTACTACGTCTCGTACACGACCGCGAAGACTGCGGCTGATTACGCGATTCATCTTTACACCGACCCAAAGGTTGCTTACGCCATCTACGGTACTCCGAACACGGTCAACCGCGTCTCTCTCGGCATCCAGTTGATGGCCGCGAACGGCGTGCAGACCTTCGGCGTCATCCAAGTCCCAGTGGTTCCCGGCACCAATCAGGGAACTTCGCAGGACTTCATGAACGCAATCCAGACGCTCACCATGAACCTCCCGGGCACCAACCAGAAAGCAAACATCATCTGCCCGCTGAGCACTGACCCGACTGTTCACCAGTTCTTGAGCCGTCAGTTGACCACCATGGCGAACATTCGCTACAAGGGCGAGGCAATCGGCTTCGTCGGCTACGATCAGTTCCAGACGCCAAGCACGATGCGTGCAAACGCTCGCGGTCTGTTGAATCAGCGTATGATCGCAATCGGTGCCCCAGTCGCAGGTATCCTCATCACCGACCCGAACACGGGTGTGGCGGTGGAATACGCGGTAAGTGGCGAATTCATGGCAGCCGCCATGATGGGCTTGAACGCAAACCCATCGAACGATGTGGCACAGTCCCTCACGTTCCAGAACTTGGTCGGCTTCAGCCGCTTGCTCGTGGTTTACGACGACCCAACGCTGGACGCGATGGCGTCAGATGGCTTGACGGACCTGTTGAACAACAACGGTGCCCTGCTCATCCGTCACTACAAGACCACTGACCCGTCGAACCCGCTCACCAGCGAGCCGACAGTCACCACGATCTCGGACTACGTTTCGCAGGTGTTCCGTTCCGACCTCAACCAGTTCATCGGTCGCAAGCTGCTCGACTCGCTTGTTACCGACATTCAGGTGGTCTGCAACGCCCGCCTGTCGTCCTTGGTTAACCAGCAGATCATCAGCGGTTACCAGAACTTGTCGGTTGTGCAAGACCCGACCGATCCGACACAGGCCGACGTTACCGTCACCTTCAAGCCGATGTTCTGTCTCTTGTATGTGTCGGTCACGTTCATTGTTCAAACCCAACTATCATAAAGGGGATACATGGCAGTTTGTACAAAATGCGGGACAATTGACGAGTGCAATCGAGACAATCGCAGGCGGTCTGGGTTTCAAGCTTGGTGCAGGTCGTGTCAGCACACCCAGAATAAAATCCGTAGGGATAGCCCTGAAACAAGGGATGCTGTTTTGATGCAAGATAAGAGACTACGTACTAAACGTGTATACGGCATCTCGTTGGAAGAACGAGAACGTATTTTTGAATCACAAGGTCGAACGTGCGCCAGTTGTGGCAACACCGAACCCGGAAGTAAAAAGGGGTGGGCGATAGACCATAACCATGAAACGGATGAAATACGCGGGATTCTATGCACCCCGTGCAACGTGGCTTTAGGTATGGTGAAGGATTCCATCGAACGCTTACACCAGCTTGAGACGTACTTGCGAAAATTTCAAAAGACATTAGGAGCAGTGGCATAATGCAACTACATCCGCAGGTATCACAGGCGAACGGCATCATCAGCGTGAAGCTAATAGCCACGTTTGTTGGTGATCCGACTGATGCGAGCGACAAAGCGAATATCGCGGCCTTCGGTGATCCGCAAGTGAACCTTGCAGGAACATTTCAAGACCCGTTGAACCCTGCGTTTACGTTCTTGTTCCCCGCCACTGACATAATTGTGGGGATCACGACGCAGATGAGTTCGAAGACGGCACGCTTTATGCTGGCTCTGCCAACTAAGTCGAACCCGAATCAGCCAGCACCGATTCAGGGCGAGTTGGATTGTGTCACGCTGAACCCGAGCGAAGCAGCGGAAGCTTGGTACTCAGTTATGACATCGCGTATTCAGCAGTCGATGAACATTTTGCGGCAGAAGATGCTGGTGCCGACGCTTATAGATACAACAATTTAAGAGGATAGCGATGAGCAAGTTGATGGAACAACGCAAAGCGGCACAGACAAAGAAGTCAACCATTCTCTTGTCCGTTGAGACGGCGCAGGATGCGGTTAACATCGGGAAATCCGTCCTCAATGCTCTTCAAGCCGAAGGTAAGAACGACCAGCAGTTGGAACAAGCCGTAAAGCATTTGGACACGCTGCTTCACAGCCAGCCAGACCAGATGCAGTCCGAAGGCGCAATGAGTGTCGAAGATTATTTCGACGATGCCGTTCTGCCTGAAGTGGCACGTCAAGCCAAGAATGAGGTAGATATGATCGCAACCAAGCGCAGGGAACAACGTCCCGCACAAGTAACTCAGAAGGCACCAGTACAGGCTCCCGCCGCCCAGCCGCAGATGGCTTCCGATGAGAAGACATCCGCCGCTGGCAATGACGCATACACGACTGACCGTGACGAACAGGGCAACCCCAAGGCTCCTGAAAAAGCCGAAGTTCCCCGTCTTGCCGCAAAGAAAAAGGAAGCACAGCCCGACGCTCCTCCAGTCGCTCCCCCTGCCGCCGCACCCGCAGCCCCCGCCGCTGGCGGTGGATCGCTTGATGCTCTCTTCGCCAAGCTGCCGTCCGACTTCCTCGCCGATCTGGTGAAGAAGCTGACCAGCCTCGAAGGTTTCGAACAGGACAAGGACGTACAGGCAGCCGTTGAGAATCTGGCTGGGAAGCTCCAACAGCGCCCAGTTGAGGCCGCTCCTGCTCCTGCCGCTCCCGGCGTAGTCGCCTCTTCAAAGAAGGGCGGCGATTTCGGTGGTAAGCAAGCTCCTCCGTTCGGCAAGAAGGACGAAAAGAAGGACGACAAGAAGGAAGCATCCTTCGGTGGTCTGAGGTTCGTGGCAGCCGAGAAGGTCGCTGTGGCTCCTCCGGGTCGTGAAGATCAGGTGAAGGCACTCAAGAACGAGAACGTAGACAACCCTTACGCCGTGGCGTGGGCCAGCTACAACAAGGGTGACAAGAAGGGCGCTCTCCGAGCCGCTCATCAGGTCATCGCAAAGTTCGCCGCCGCTGGTTTCTTCTCGTGGGATCAGTCAACAGGCGATGTGACCGAATCTGGTGGACGTACACCAGAAATCGGCGAAGCACACAGCAAGATTGATGAAGCTCCCGCCCATCTGGATCGTCCTACGACGACGCTCCCGATCAAATTAGCTGGCGAGATGACGGCTCAAAAAGCTGTAAAGGAGGCGGAAAGGCTGGGTCAGGAACTAAAACAGACCTACCTTGACGCCAAGTCGATCTGCACGGTGAACGATAGCCGTCCAGTTCGCGAGTTTGTAGAGAGTATCTTCCGCGCAGGTGCGATGGCTGATGAGGCCGTCAAGACCTTGAACAAGCAGGTCATGCAGGAAGAGTCCGAAGAAGCGGCTGCGAAGGTCCGGGAGAAGGGTAATAAGAAGTCTTCTTTCAGGGGCTTGGCGCTGGTAGCTTCGGCTGAATAAGTTTGCGAGCATCCAGAAATCCCCACTAACCGGGTAAAGCCGCCTGTGGGTCAGTACGGGATGAGTGGCAAATTGAATAGCCGCTTGTAAGCACCGAGGTGAATGCTCGGCTCGCGAAGATTCGGGGAACGAAAAACGCTGGGTCATCGTGTGGTGAATTTCACTGCCTTAGGTCCGTTAAGGTTACGAGCGATGAATTGGAACGAAGGTAGTTACGTTCCCCGAGTTGTAATTTCAGTTTTCTGGATTTCGCAATTGTAGTGTAGAAACCCCTTTTTAAGGTGGGAGGCAAACATGTCCGAAGGTGGATACGTATATCGGCAGGGTACATCACCCAACACTGAGACTGTAATCTCGTCTCGGTTCAAAATCTTTACGGATGCCGTTGATGTCGGCAAGTTCGTAAAGCTGGGCGTAACCTCGTCCTTCACATACTCAGAATCGAAGACTGTCGATGCGGTTCGCGGCCTCGGCTACGGCGATCAGGTCGCGGAACTCGTTCCCGGCGTGACTCAGCCGCTCAGCATCTCAATCACTCGTACCTGTCTGTATCTGGCGAACCTCATGCAGGTCGTCGGCTACAAGGCGGGCGTGAGCGGTGCTGTCCGCTCCCTCAAGCATCACCGCTGGCCGTTCGATATCAAGCAGGAGATTGTATTCTCCCAGCTTGCAACTGAAGACCCGAACGTCGGGCAGGCAACTCTGGCTGACATTCCAAACGAAGGTGGTTTGAACAACACTGGCAACCCCGGCTTGCTTGCCGTGGCGACAGTGTATGAAGGTTGCTGGATGGAGTCTTACAACACGGCGTTCACGGTTGACACCGCCGCCGTCACTGAAGATTGCACCGTTACCGTCACCGACATTTTCGATGTCGCTGGCTCTGTCTACGGCGAGTTCCTTGACGCAGGTCTCAACAAGGGCGATGCCACGGGACGTTCACTCCTCTACAGCACCTAACGAATTCTGGAGAACGGTCTGGACTTTTCTCCAAAAGCTGAGTATTATGAATAAGACGGACAAGGCGTATCTGCGGAAAGCAGTGCTATTGCGGTTAATAGATGCGCCTTGGGAAGGTGTAGCAGGGTAACCTGCCCGGTTCAACCCCGGTGCTTTCCGCCAATCTGTTTTCCCAAGGGCTTGTCTGTCCACAATCTTCCCAAGGCGTGTCTTCAAAGTTTGAAGGCATTAGAAGGGGCGACTCGAAAGAGTCGCCCTTTTGCTTTGTTTTTAGGCTTTTGCGCTCTTTAATAGGATGAACCGCAAAATAACGAGCACGAAAAAGTGGTGTAACGGTTGTAAAAAGTGGAAATTGCACAAGAGGTTTAACAGATGCGGCGATCCTCGTCGAAATGGCTTTGCCGTCTACTGCAAGGAATGCATTAACAAAAGGAATCGAACGAACTACGCTAAAGAAAGCTCGCCCAAGTATCGAGCTACTCGCCGAAAATGGCGACAAGAAAACGCACTTCGTTTGAGAGTCGAACAATACGGATTGACTCCAGAGCAATACAAGGAGATGTGGGATGCTCAAGACGGGAAGTGCTACCTACCGTCTTGTAATAATTCGGCGTCCTGTATTGACCACGATCACGAGACGGGGCAAGTGCGTGGCCTATTGTGTAGGACGTGTAATTTGGCTTTAGGACACTTTAGAGACAGTCTACAACTTCTCAAAGAAGCGGTTGTATACTTGGAGCAGTTTTCATGAACCCTCTTTTTCGAAAGAAAGCTCTCGACCCTTGGTTTGAACAAATCAACGAGCCCGATTACGCTGAGCATCAGCACCACTCTGACCCCGGTTACTCTACCCAAAACGGCAAGGATTACGCGGGTCGCGGCTCCACTGAGAATGAGGGTGGTGCGCTTCAAGACGGTATTCCCGCCGATCTCCTGTCCATCGAACTCGGTAAAACTGGCAAGACCGCCGACAACGACGACGACTTCTATCGCGAGTTAGAGCAAGAGGGACAGCAAGACAGGGAACTGCACGAAGAGACTCAGCCCGCTGAATATGATGAGGCGTTAAACCGCGCTCTGACAGCCCTCGACGTGCTCGCTAAGATTCCTTCGAGCCAAGACATTCAGGGCTGCGCCCAGATGACCGCCGCCGACTTACGCCAGTTCGCCGAAGAGTACAAGAATGGCAAAGCGCGTCGATTCTCAAGTGACGAGGACAACCCGCACGTCACCTCGATGCCCAGTGCTCCAGCCCCAGTCGATCCCAGTGATGCAACATTCTTCAAGGAGAGTGATCCCATGTCCGATCAATTTTCGCCTACCGAAGAGAAGATCAATGCCGTTGCCGCAGGTAGTGGGTTCCGCTATGGGGGACACGTTACGGACGGAACTACGTTGTGGTTCAGGGGGAACAGTGAGCGGCTTTCGTTTAATCCCAAGACTGGGAACGTTTCGTACCTGAGGAACGGGAAAGTTGAATCGGAGTGCCCCGTTGACCAACTCAAGCATATCGCGTCTGCCGAAGATTTTCATAGAGCTTTGAAGAAGCAACTCGGTCAGGATAAGACGGGCGCTATTCGTCCGTCTCCCCACGCTGTGTTCGAAAATAAAGTCGATAATGCTACTGGGAAACAGCCCGAAGCACCGCCAGAGCCTTCCGATGACGAAGTGATGCAGGCTCAGAAAACTCTCGAAAACGCGGGGGTTGGCGATCAGATTGGTGTCAACGCTGCGGAAGAAAGCGAAGCAACTCTCCCCGATGATTGGCCGGAAGGCTGGCATTTGTACGACCCGAAGACTGGGGAAGAAATCAAGAAGAAATCCGCCCCGAAAGAGGCGGCTGTCACCAAGACCTATGGCACGGGCACGCCTCCGGGCGGCACCCCGAACGACCCAAGCGTGGACATCGAAGATGACGAAGATGATAAAACCGCAGCCGCAAAGACGGCACTGGTTGGCATTCACGAGACGCCGAAGTTTCTCCCACCTCGTGACGATGTGCGTCGGCACCTCGATGAACAGGTGCAAGACGAGGTAATGGAAGGCGTGATGGATGGCGTGAAAGATGACAAGACCGCCGCCTCGGACGATCAGGCAAACGAATTTTACTTGGACAAAGTTGACAGCATGAAAGCCGAAGCCAAGGATGCGTTCATGCTGGACGCCGCCATGCAGCAAGAGGCTCAGGATGCAGGTATGAGCATGGACGAACTGTGGGATGAGGTCGGTGGAGCTTTCACTGAGAACTACTACATTTCGGCCTATTCCAAGCAGGGATCGATTGAAGTCTATGAGGGATTGAAGTGCCCTAACTGTAAGAGTACGAAGGGGAAACCCGTCGAGGACGGTACAGACGGTGGGGTAAGCTTGCAGGAATGCCTTACCTGCGGGAGCTTTTACTAACTACAGCCCTCTTAAATAGGAACTCTATGCCCTTTACGAAGATAGCAAATGCCGCTTTGCAGGAACCAGTCATCGCCCCCGAGGACTGGATCAAGCTGCACGGAAAGCACGTGTTTGGGCAGAAGTCCGCCTCGGGTACAGCCGCCGCGCAAACCTTCCGCAAGTCCGCCGACACATCGAAATACCTGTTGTCGCACTGCACCATTATGGCGAGCGTTATGGTCGAGGCCGACCCCTACGATTACCTCATCAAGCCGGAATGCGCTCACCTCGTCAACAACAACGACGACGCATGGACGAATGAAGTTCTGAAGCTCAGCCACAGTAGTTTTGTTGGTGCCTTCAACTTCGTAGAGCACTTCCAGAATTCCAAGTACGCGAAGGGGCACATCCTCGACGCCATCCTCCGCAAGATCAAGCTCAATGGTGACGGCTCCGTGTGGGTCTATTTCTGCGATATCCTTGTTGCCACGGACCTCGGACACGAGAAGCTCATCAATGACATTCGCAGCGAGAAGGTCAAGTACCTTTCAATGGGCTGCGTGACGGACCTCGTTATTTGCAGCTATTGCGGTGCTCGCGTAACCGATCAAAACACCTACTGCAACCACCTGTCGTACCAGAAGGGCATGTTCCTTACGGACGACGACGGCATTGCTCGCCGCGTGGCTGAGCTTTGCGGACACAAGACAATGGCTAACGGCGGCGTGAAGTTCGTGGAAGCGTCGTGGGTTGCTACCCCGGCTTTCCCGGGTGCCGCGAAGCGCAATACCGTGGCTGAAGAGTGGGTCGGACCACGCACCAAGTACACCAAGTCATCGACCGCTGGGAAGATAGCAAAAATTGCCAGTGGAAATGATGAATTCGAAACCCTTGATTTAGGTGATGCTTTAATGAACGCGGACCTGCACGGGAGACTAATACGCTAATGGCAAACCAAACGAAATCGAAGCTCGCAGCCGCAAAAGCGGCACTCAGCCGCAAACAGGCGGATTTAGACGCTATTGACGACCAGATCATGGGTCTGGACTCCGGTATCCCCTCCGATCTTCCCGCGACCCCCGAATTTGACCTCCTCACCGCGAAGCGCGAAGAGCTTGAAGAAGAGATTCGCACGATGCGCGAAGGCGTTCAGTTTATCTCCGAATGGGAGAAACTGAAGGGCGGACAGTGGTCGGAAGGCATTCGGTCCCAGTTGGACGGCCTCGACTCAGAAATCGCCAATATCGCTGGCGGCGATGCCGTCGAGCCGGGTATGGGCGTAGGTCCAGATATGGGAGCCCCGTTGGGCGATCCCCTAGCTCCACCCCCTGCTCCCGACGCTTTAGCAGCACCAGCGGGCGACGTGGCTCCAGAAGCCGCCCCAGCCCCAGATGCGGCACTAGACGCACCAGCAGCCCCACCAGAAGCACCTGCACCTGCCTTGGAACCTCCTATGGCGAGCGCAAAATCCGCAGTAAACAAGAAAAATAACTATCAAACCTCTCAAAAGAGGGGCAATTCTGCCTCTCCCGAGATGAAAAAGGAAGGCTCAACCATGGCAACTCCTACAGCTACCAAGCCCTCGAACTTGAAAGAGAAGCTTGCAGAACTGAAAACGAAGCGCGAGACGATCAAGAGGGAAGCACAGGTTCGCACCGCTGCGGCGTATACAATCGCCAATACGATGCTTCCGGGTGCCCCCGTCGAAAAGCGTCAGGCATTCGCCTCTTCGCTGCTCCAAGGTAACGACACCAAAGCTCTCGTTGCTGCCCTCCGTCAAACCGCGATCAACGCCCACTACTCCAAGGTCGCCGAACAATTCAAAGAAGTCCACAAAGTCGAACTCAATGATCTCCTTGAGGACCCGTCCGTTCTGAAGTCCGAGCGTTCGGCTGTCGAAAAGGAAATCAAGGGTGACGCGAAGTCGGCTACCTCGAAGAAGGCCGATGACCGCAAGGACGCTGGTCCGCAGACCGATACGTACAACGACGGTCGTGGATGCGGCGGCGGCACTCACTCCGAGCCGAAGGAAATGGACGCAGCTAAGGCTGCCGAACGTCCCGACGCTGGTGAGAAGCCGGGTCAGACCGTGAACCTCAGCGACGGCAAGTCCGCATCCGCGAAGAACGCGAAGTGCAAGGACGGCGAGAAGTGTGCTGGCTGCGATAGCTGCAAGTCCGCTTCCGACAAGAAGGCTGCTGAGAAGAAGTGCGACAAGTGCAAAGGCGAATGCAAGTGCGCCTCTGCCAAAGCCGTTGCTGCCAAGGCAAAGAAGGCCGATGAGCCGCCAATGGATGCGCCGATTGACGCACCCGCAGGCGATGCCCCACCGATGGATATGGCCGCTCCCGCAGGCGATGCAGGGCTGGACGCTCCTCCGATGGATGCAGAAGCTCCCGCTGACGAAGCAGGCGCAATTCTGACCGACGAGAAGAAGATGGTCGTTCAGGAAAAGATCGAGGAAGTCAACGAGGCTGTCAAGGCCCTTGAGCAGGAAATCCTTGAAGAGAACGAAGAGGAAGTTCCTCTCGCTCTTGAAGAGGGTGAGCCTTCCGAGGAAGAGCTTGACCTTTCGTCTGTGTTCGATCAGGACGAGATGGAAGACAAAGCCGCGTCACTTGCCAACGAAGGCGACGAGCATCAGGCAGCCGATGACGGCGACAGCTTCTTCGCCCCAACATCTGCCGCAGGCATGGAATCTGTGCTTGACGACAGCGGTATGCAGGTAGCCAGTATCGAGAGCTATTTCGATATGCAGGGCTCTGACGCCGATCCACTTTACAGCCTCATTGCTTCCGAAGAGAAGGTTGCAATGAACGTTGAAGGCTTTGACGTTCTGGAATCGTTTACTGGCGAAGTTGCCAACAAGCTGAAGCAGAACGAGGCCGGTGCGGAAGACCGCGACAACGAGTCTGACCACGACGAGGACCTCTTCGTGGAAGCAATGAAGGATATCAAGCCTGAAGAGCAGGGCGCAAAGCGCACTCCTCAGGATGCGGTTCCTCAGTTGCAGTCTCCGAAGTCCGCAGCCGCAAAAACCGCAGCCAAGGCAGACCCGAAGGGCAGCATCAAGCGTGTCCGCCCGGTCGTAGCCTCACCGAAGCCCGTTGACATCGCCACTGCGCTGTTCGGCGACGACGAGTAATCCTTTGCAACATGATTGAAGGGGCAGGGGTTTACACAACCCTTGCCCCTTTTCAATTTTAGACTAGACAAGAAGGAAAAGCAGTATTAAGATAAATAAGGTGGAGATTATGGACAAGACAACGATGTTGATGTCCCCTGCGGCTGGAACAGCGATGGGACGAACGTCTTCAAGTGCTCCCGCTTCTGCTCCTTTGCAGAAGCAAATTACCGACCTATATGATCGTCTTGCGGCTACTACCGAGGGCTCGCCAGAGCAGAACTCCGTGTACGCAGAACTCGACCGATTGATCTTCGGGGTCTAGAACTCCTCATGCCGAAAATCAATTGGAATTCAATTGATCGGAAGAAATTCCACCAACGAATTCTAGAGGAGAGGCGTGCCTCGAAAGCCACTGATGCGGATGTTGCCAAGTTTGTCGAGTGGAGAGCCAGCAACCCCGATGTACCCGAGGGTGATTGGTACGCCCATTTCGGGGCCTTTATTTTACCCGGCACGGGGTCTCACCCAGATACGATCCTCAGTGGAAGTATGACACCATGGGGCGTATGTGTCTACCCTCCGCGAAAGAAAGCCTTTTACGGCCCCGACGAAATTAGTCGCGCCGTATTTGGCGACGACGAGTAATCAATCTCAACCGAGTGCATCACCAAAGGGGTCGCCTAAAAGCGGCCCCTTCATTTTCTAGCAATTACAATTTCCCGATCCAGACCCCGAGCCGCCTCGTCCTGAGCCCACGGATGGCTGGAACCCTTTGTAGTTTGGGCCGTCACGAATAACGAGGCTCGCCCAATCCTTAAACAGGGGAAAATGCAGCCAGTAGTTGCCCTTGAACTCGATCCAGTACCCGAACATGGCATCCCAACCGGAGTTCAGAACGGTGATGACACCCGTGGCGACGGGAGGCTGCGCGGGAGGAAGCTGCTGTGGGTATGGGACGGCGGGATTGGGAATCGCGTTCAACTGCGCCCACTTCCACGGTCTGTCCTTGAACGAATTCACGAAACGCGGGAAGATTTGTTCTTCAGGAAAGTTGCTCATCAGACCAATGCCGTACAGGTCGCGGCCAAATAGGACTGTGGTTTGAACTTTAGCTAAGATGGAAGAGACGGCGAGGATGCATCGGTATCCAGTTTGTTCCGTCCCGCCGCCTGTAGGCAGTTGGATAACCTCTGGGGTCTGCATCTGCACTGCTAGAATTTTCGCTGGAGGTGTCGCCATACTAAAGATTTGAGTAGTGGTATAATGGGGGATGGTCTTTGAGCCCCGGTGTGTCAAATGCGGTCGCCCCAAGCTAAGCCACACCATCAGTCTGCTGTGCTGGAGAGGCTATGGACTGGGTTACTGGGACACCCACTACGAGCCCGTCTCTGAGGAAGTCAACGCTCTGTTGATAAAAGCGTGCGCTCTCTATCGAGGCTCGAAAAGCTACCCAAAGCTGATTTCATAATCTCAACAACGTCGTGAAATTCAAAGCCTCGGATAAAACTGAGGCTTTATTTTCTGCGGCTTAGAAAATCGCAAGTGAAATTTCCCCGATAACCCAATCCCATTGGGAAATTCCTCCTGAGTTACTAATTCACTGCTTACGGGTCACTTCAGTAAGGAGTCCATCATGTCACTCAGCACAATCATTCTCGAAGCAGGCGGCGTATTCGCCCTCGCGACCAATCAGGACGGCTCAGGCAATATAGGCGTCAACGTTGAGAACGCCATTTCTGTATCAGGTACGGTCGCGGTCACACAATCAGGATCGTGGACGGTTGCCGTCTCGGGCTCCGTTGCAGTCACAGGAACTTTCTGGCAGACAACTCAACCCGTGAGTATTGCCGCAACTGTTGCTGTGCAGCAAGTCCCGGAAACCTCGGGTGGTATGGGTCTACCCTACTCTGCTTCATTAACGAGCACTAAAGAGCAGGTTAAGGGTTCGGCCGGGCAAATTTACGGCTGGACAATCATGAACAACGGGTCGGCCCTTTGTTACGTTCAGGTCTTCAACAAGCTCAGCACGAACGTCACAGTAGGTACTACGACTCCAGACTTTGTGATTCCTGTCCCCGCTCCAGCATCAGGCACGAACGGTGCTGGGCTAGTTCAGGCGATTGATCTCGGTATCGCTATGAGCACGGGCATCACCATTGCTTGCACCACGACCCGAACGGGTTCCACGTCGGCAACTTCCGATGTACTATTCTTCTACGCATAAGGGGACGGCATAATGTCAATCGCAGAGGTACAGTACACGAGCACAACTGGCGGTTCCCAAGCTTCAAGTCTTACCTACGGAAGCAACAACACTGTTGGTGATCTTCTCATTTTTATATCCTACACAGGGGGTATCACCAGCGGTGTATCAGACGGTCAAGGGAACACATGGGATTTGGCGATTCAGTCTGGTTCAGCCTCTATTTTCTACGCCATGAATTGCAAGGCGGGGTCGAACACCGTAAGTTTTCCCGCTACGTTCGGTACAATTTGGGAATTTAGCGGGGTAGCCGCAACGTCCGCCCTCGATCAAACCAATTCTGGCTATTGGTATTCCTCTGCGTATGCCATCAGCTTGACTCCGACTGTGGATAATGAATTGGTGCTTTTTACAACACAATCATATTCGGGGGCATCCTATCCAACTGTCGGTGCGAGTTCACCATGGAACCCAGCATATCCCAATCCCGAAAACCGATACGATTATGGTGTCGGTTGTAGTGCCTATCAAATTCAAACCACGGCAGCAACTCTTAGTAACTCGGGTTGGACCGTGGGAGGCAATGGTGGAGCCGAGCTTGCGGTATCATTCTTTGCCGCACTGCCCGCAAATTTAATTATGCCGATGGGCTCAATGGGGGTGGTGTGCTAAACACCACAAAATTTCTTTCGTTTTTCCAGTTATACACCGTGGATCGATTGACGCCATAGAGTTCAACAAACTCAGCGACAGTCCCTTCCCATGTTAACCAGACTTTGTACAATCCGCCGTAATGTAGGCAGAAGCGTCGATGACCGCCGTAGACACCCTTGGCGACTTGCTTAAATTCTGTGCCGCAATCTGGACAGGTAAAATCTCTAAGCTTGGAGTTTTCTATTTTGTTGACGGCTGTGGAGAGTTTGCTCATCTTGTTACGACGGTCATCATTCCAACTTGCCGCTATTTTTGCGCGTTGAGTAGCGGGCTTGGGTTTGCCTTTGAATAGCAGACTGGTGGTCTCTCTTTGCCGTTTCGTTGAAACTCTTCCCAATGCTTTTATGCGTAATTTTTCACGTATTTCCGGCGTTGCTGGTACGCCATCCCCGCCTGCCGTCATGTTGTAGCCATCGGGCGACAGGGTTTTAAGAAGCAAAATCCATAACTGTTCAAGTTGGTTGAGTTCTTCGGTTGTGGTTGCTTTCGCTAATTGCTGCACGTGGAAATTTTCGGGGCCGTGTTTGCGAAGAGCGCGGTACAGGTACTCTTGATGGCGCTTTGGTTGTTTTGCGTTCTTCAGGTGTTCACGCCATCTTCCTCGAATGGTCTTTTCGGTTTTGCCGATGTACATCTTCCCGTCAACCAAGCTGGTTACCAGATAGACAAACATAAAACCTCTCTACTTAATACGGTCAAATCGACAAAAATCGCTAGTTAGTGAAAAAATTTGATACGCATGTCTTATGTGAGAGTCGTTCAACCTATAGTCCTGAGCCCCCAAAAGGCCGGATTGGGAAGAATAATCAAACTCTCGTACACAAAACTGGAGAAACCAAAATGAGTGTGAAATTACACTATCTGGGTCAGAACGATTCCGTTAACTGCACCCCAGCGGTATTCCTCACTGGCGATCCGGGAACTGACCAACAGACGTTGAAGGCTGGCGGATACGTCGGCGGCGTGATTGTAGCCATTCTTGGTGCAAGCACGAACGCTGCATACCCGATTCAACCTCCCAACCAACCTGCTTTCGGACAAATCGGTAACATCGCTCCATGCGACACGGACGCGACTTACTATGGGTCTGGAAACGCTGGCACTCCCTTCGCAACTCTGCTCAACAACGGCGGCGAATTCGCTGGCGCTATTGGGCCTTCCGGTTCCAAGAAAGCCCCCGTTGTCCGTGCCATGTGGCAGGGAATGGTGGGTAACTCGGACGGAAATTGCTATGATACGAGCGCAGCGTTCACACTCGGTGCGTATCTGTATTGTGGCTGCGCCACTTCCGCGAACATCGGACAGTACACCTCGGCGGCACGCAGCCACGCTGCTTCGCCCGCTGTCGGTATTTGCACCCACGTTCCAACCACGACCGAAGCTTGGCTCGGCGTAGCGTCGTTACTGTAAAGGAGAAAAAGAACAACATGGCAAACCTTTCTCGTACACAACAGCAGACGGCTATGCTCGGACAGTTGCTCAAGACTGCGGGTGGTCGTCAGAAACTTGCGGCTTCGTTGGGACCGTCCCTCCGTCGTCGTCGTGACTATATGAGCATTGCTCGCAAGGCTCTTATGGTTGAAACTCTTCCCGATGGCGCTCTGCCCATCTACGATAAGGAATTTGATGTAAGCGCGATGACCGTGGGTTCCACCCCGGGCTCGTCCTTCGTTGAGGCCTTTGTGGTAGGTGAAGAAGGCGGCGACATCGTGCGCGTCACCAAGCCAAAGCGCGTCACGGTTCCGACGTTTGAAATCGTGTCCAACCCGATGATTCCGATCACGCAGATCAAGGAACGTCGTTTCGATCTCGTCGCTCGTTCACTCAACCTCGCAAAGGCTGAAGTAGGCGCAGCGGAAGATGGTTACGTGTTCAACCTGTTTGACGGTGTTGCGGCAGGCGCAGTCGGCCACCCACCCAACGATCCGGTTTACAACCCCGACATCGCCATCAACGCTCCCATCGACATCAACTCGTTGGCAGACGGCTTTGGTCAGGTTGCACGCCACGATCTGTCGGTTGCTTTCATCTTCTTCAATCCGCGTGACTACACGGACCTGTTGAAGTGGACGCAGCAAAACATCGACCGTGAAACACAGCGCAAGCTGTTGAAGACGGGCGTCATGGGCTATCTCTGGGGCGCAACGCTCCTCCAGTCTCGTAAGGTCGGCTACGGCTGCATCTACATTCTGGCGGACGCTGAGTTCCTCGGCGTAATCCCAGAACGTATTCCGTTGACCGTGATGTCTGCCGACCGTCCTGACCTCCGTCAGATCGGTTTCAGCATCTTCGAGAACTTGGGCTTCTTGGTGTTCAACCCATCAGGTGTCCAGCGTCTCACAGTCAATGGCCGCTTCAACGCGACCGCCAACTACGGCGAGAACTAAACCTCTCGTTGTCGCGGTTAACCTTAGGGCTCGGAGCAATCCGAGCCCTTTTTCCTTTTTCCCCAATAATAACCAAATATCCAAGTATTAAGTAGAGGAGATATTTGGATATATGCAATGTGCCAGTGGTTCATGCACTAGACCCGCTCGTCCCGGGAAAACAAAGTGCGAAGCGTGCGCTGAATCCGCTAAGCAATATTATCAGCGCAATCGCGTTTACTACCCACAGACCATGAAACGATATTATCTGAAGAAAAAGTTCGGATTGTCGCTGGATGGCTACAATCAAAAATTCGAAAAGCAAAAAGGTCTGTGTGCTTTGTGCGGGCAACCAGAAACAATAACCCGAAGAGGAAAAGTAATACTTTTAGCCGTAGACCACGACCACGCTACGGGCATCAATCGAGATTTACTGTGCGGACGGTGTAATCGCATTTTGGGCACATTCAAAGATGATGTGGCCTTATTTTACAAGGCGATTGAGTATTTAAGTAAGTGGAGGCAGGATGCAACGTAGCTACGTAGCCAAGAGTCCGATCAATTTTGTTCAATTTAGCTTCCGAGTCAACGCCGGGGACATTCTCGTCCACGATACGACCGCCCAGCGCCTCACGGTGTACCGCAATGGACAGATCGTCAAGACCCTGAAGCAGTCCTCGCTGGGTATGAGCGCCTTTGTCAAGGACAAATCCGCCGAAGAAGTGATCGAGAAGCCCCAACCGCGACCGATTGACCCCACCGAGTGCGCGAGGTTGCTCAAGCTTTCCCATCCCAAGCTCACGCCCGACCTACCAAAAACCCCATCAACACCGCAAAAACCGACACAGGAAGAGATTAAGCAGAAGCGGAAGAAAGCTCAGCCGACCGAGGTCAGTCTGGATGACCCGGAGTTCCGTGAGCGGATGGGTCTCAAAGACGGCGAGGACCTCACTGATCCGGTGGTGCGTAAACGTCTCGGCCTCGGTCTCAAGCCTAAAGACCTGTAATGCCCCGCACGCCCCGCAAAACCCAGTGGTGGAGGACCGTTCGCAAGTGCGATGGGCGGTGCTGGTACTGTGGTTACGCTCCCGCCGAGCTTTGTGACCTCACCGTAGACCATGCAAAGCCCGCCAGCCGAGGTGGACCGAACGCCGAGTGGAACCTCCTGCCCGCCTGCGAATACTGCAATCGCCTGAAGGACAATCAAACAGTTTCCGAGTTCAGGAAGCTGGTTAAAATGAGGGTCGTCCGTAACCTCATCTCACTGGGTTACATCGGGGACGGTCTAAGTCGTTTGAAGATAGTGTTTTACGGAGAGGGATATGACTCCGTGCTAGGCTACTGACTTTCAATTTCTCAGATGAGGGCTTCTGTCTAAAATGAGCGTGACTGTCACCATTCCCCTATCTAGGCTGTACGTGAAATTCGGGGTAAAGACTGCGATTTCACTGCCTGATCTCGTCCGCCAGACGAACGCCTTCTCGAAAAAGTATCGCCCGGGATGCACGCCATCGCTGCTCGATTCGAACCCCAAAGCCCTGTTCCTCCACTACAACGTGAAGTGCAACAAGGAGGATTCAGACCCAGCAGGGCACGATGTGCGCGTTCAATTTGACACGACAAAGGTACAGGAGTCGAGCCAAGCGAAAGACCTCGATGTGCAGATTAGCTGCTCCTGCCCCGCGTTCTTGTATTGGGGTGCCCAGTGGAACCTCCATCAGCGAGATGGGCTGCTAGGGACGCCTAGACCGCAATTGCAGGCACCTTCTGAGCAGCTTGACCTCCGGGGGAACTTCGTTATCTGCAAACACGTTCATGCGGTGTTCGAACGCATCCTGCCTTCCGTCCAACACAACATCGTGAAGATTCTCCGCGAGCGGGCGATGCAGGAGAAGAAGGACGAACTGGACAAGACGCCCGAACGCCTCCAAGAGAAACAGGAGGAGATGAAGAAAAAGAAGGAACTGGAGAAGATCAGGAAGGTCAAGGACAAGGAGGTTCAGGACAAGCTGTACGAAGCCCTGCGTGAGCAGGAGGAAGCCCGCCTGATGCACGAAGAGGAACTGGAGGATCAGGTAGAGCCCGTGGTGCACCGCGATCACCCATCGACGGAGCCAGCCGAGGAAGAACCGAAGCCTGCCCCAGCACCCGCTCCAGCACCGAAGCCCGCTCCAAAAGGTGAGGAAGAAGCGATTCAGAACCTTTATCAGAGCGAGCAGAAGAGTATTGAAGAGAAGCACCGTAAGGGCGAGCCGCATCTGCATCAGGGCTTGCCATACGAGGAAACTGAGAGAAAACACGTGAAGGAAAAGAAATCACCGGAATACATGGAAAAACTTCGAAAGGTCTGGAAGTACGTTAAGGACCGCGCAAAAGAACTAGCCGTAAGCGAAGAGGGCAAATAACCACGTGCAAATAGTTCAGGCACTCACGAACGGGCCGTACCCGAATAGAATTCAGCTTGTAGTGAACTCGCCGTACTTTGGCCCGTTCATGCAGATTGGACCTCTTGGTGCATTCAATCCCGCTCGCGACCTGAGCATCTACGTGGACGGGTCACTTCAGACCGTGCAATCGTGGGCGTTCGACGGAACCAACAACCGCTACCTGATATATCTGGTTCAAGCCATAGACCCTCAGGGCTTCGTTCAAGTCGTTCATCACGTGCCCAACCCGCCTTTTGTAGCATTTTTATCGGGGTCGCCAGTCAGCGCCCTATTTGTACCCGGATTTGCACTGGTTGCCACCTACATTCCCACTGGTGACGTTGTAAGCCCGTTCATGTCGCTGGTCGCCGATCCTAACATTGTTAATGACATCGCTGGCTCACCAGTACCTAACTCCGTATTTTTGTTGTGGTTGACTGAGGGTGTACCACAAGTCGTCATAACGGATACAAATGGACTTAATACGATGCTCTTAGGACCGAGTGGCGTATACATTTTGGATATAGTGTTTGGACCCGGATGGGGTCAGCAGTGGGGGGTGAGTTGGGGCAGCGGATTGGCTTTAGGCACCATCACCCTGACGATGAATGGCTATCCTGCGACCGCTACAAACGCCGATTTGGGTCTCCCGATTGCTGGTCTCGCCCCCGTTACCGCGACCATCACTGTAGTCTAAACGAGGACTAACGAATTCTTACTTGAGGACGGTTAAACCATGAGCATCCACTTCGGCCCCAAAATTCCGCAGTTATTCGTTAGCGCAGCCCTCGGTGACGGCTATTACACCGCAGGCGAAGCGTTGCTGCGCGGGCTTCAGGCACTCGTTGAGTCGAACGTTATCAGCGTCGGGTTGAACACACCGCCCGTGTCCCCCGCCAACGGAGACTCCTACATCATTGGAAGCAGTCCTACGGGTGTGTGGTCGGCTCAAGCTAACAATCTCGCCTACTGGTCAACCGACAATCCAGCGGTTCCAAGCGGTGAATGGGAATACTACACACCGAAAAATGGTTGGGCTGTGGGCAGCGGAAACGCGCTTTACATTTTTAATAACGGAGCTTGGGCTACTACGACTTTGGCTTCGTTGTCCGATGTGTCCCTTCCCTCAGGCCCTTCGTCTCCCGTCACCACGCAATTAGCTACGGCAGCAACTTACGCCGTACTGGGAACCACGGTCACGAACTCGGATGGTGCGGGCACGGTCATCAGCGGTGGAAATGTCGGAGGCACAACCATCACCGCAGGCACCCCGCCATGGACTTTGACACCGCCTACGACAGTTATCTCGCCTGTCGCATCTCAAGCCTTGACGGACCTCAACACGGCAATCACTCATTACGAAGGTTTGACCTTCATCCAGACACTCACTACAGCAGACATGGGCACCCAGCATTCAGCGGGTGCTCCGACTGGCACCTACTATGCGGGCAATTATAAGAGTGGATCGAGCCTTGCAATCAGCACACCAATCATTCTTGATGCACAGGGCAGTCCGAACGCTGTGTTCGTATTCTACGCGACCGCTTCGACAATCACTCAGGCTATTGCTGGAACGATCACACTAGCCAATGGTGCTCAAGCTGCTAACGTAGTTTGGGTCGTTGGAAGCTCATGGACAACGATTGGTCCGGGTGCTGTTACTGTGGGTAACATTCTCGCTGTCTCGTCGATTACATTGGGCGGTGGGTCGTTGGCAGGCCGGGCACTAGCCAACGCCGCCGTTACCATGAATACTGCTACCACCATCACCGCCCCACCATCAGGAATACCGACTGGGGCTGTCCTTACTTTCAACGGAACTGAATTCGTTGCTACGGTTCCGAGTTCAGGTTTTGCAAACCCCATGACCACCGTTGGGGATATGATCTACGAGGGCTTGACTGGTTCCCCAGCCGTGCTCGGCCCCGAGCGACTACCAATCGGTACTTCTGGTCAAGTATTGACGGTGGTTGCAGGTGTACCCGCGTGGGAAACGGCGGCAGGTGGTGGGTCAAAGTTCCAGACAGCAGGACTGGGTTGGTTTCTTGGCGGTCAGGACTATAGCACAGTTGGGACTAGCGGAAGCATTCACACTAACAATGTCGTGAATGTAATCCAAGTCATTCTCGAAGTTGAGTTTGTCATATCCCACGTCACGGCTACCACGGTCACAGGTTCGGGTGCTGGCGGTTGGATGACGTGTGCTCTCTACTCAGCGGATGGAAATACGAAACTGATTGACGCGGGAGCAAATTTTCTCGACACGTCAAATCACAGCCAATGGACTAAACAGGTTGCGGTTGGGCCTGTCACTCTCCCTTCGGGAATTTACTGGTTCGCGTGGGGGAGTTACGATGCCTCAAACGGCGGTTCCGTGTTCAGCCATCAGGATTCCTCTTCGATGGCGAACCTCCTGAATCAATGGTCGTTTCCGTACTCGTCTCCAGTCCCACCCGTCCGATTTGGTTCAGCCGCAAATGCAATCACAGGCGGTGGGGTTATGCCCACCACTCTGGGCACGATTACGCCATTCTCGTTCGGGGGAGAGCCAGTCGTGCCTGTTGTAATGTTTAGCGTTTAAGGAAGGTCGTCATGAGACAGCGTACCTTCGCAAGTATAACGAAACTCAACTACAGTCCCCCTTTGCAGGGGGTATTCCTCCCTTCGGAGCTTAAAATGGCAAAGAAAATCGCAGCAGCAGACGCATCAGCAATGAACTCGCTCTACAAGGGCGAACTCGGTCGTCTAGGCCTCAAGGTAGCACAGAAGGACGCAAAGGACTCAGCCGCAGGGCAGTCCCACGATCCTCAGGCGTTCGAGGATCACGAAGACTACATGAAGACCCTTGAGTCAGTCCTGAAGGAAGACGAAAAGACTGGCGGCGACCCTAACGATCCGATCACTGACTAACTTTGGAGTCTGGCAATGCTTGTTTACCGCATTACAAATACGGTCAACGGCAAGGTCTACATCGGCAAGTGGGAAGGCTCCAGCGTTAATCGTCGGTGGAAAGAGCATCGGTACAGAGCCCGCAGGGGTAGTCCATTCTACTTTCACAACGCCATCCGCAAGTACGGTGCAGAGGCTTTTACCGTCGAGGTCTTGCACCAAGCCAAGACCAAGGAAGAACTCCGTAAAATGGAGACCTTCTTCATTATCCTGCATCAATCCCATAAACCTGAGAACGGCTATAACCTGACGATGGGGGGTGACGGGTTAATCCCCAATGAAGAGACTCGTCGGAAGATGAGCGGGGTAAACCATCACCAGTACAGAAAGCCCATCCCCCAAGCTGTTCGTGACAAGATTAGCAAGTCGATGTTTGGGCGCACTGTTCCCCAAGATGTTTGCGATAAGATCAGCAAAACCCTTAGTGAAATGCCCTGTGTAACTTCAAAAGAGCAGCTAATAGCAAACCTCGGTACTAGGTTCAAAGACAGAAGGCACTCCGAAAGCACGATACAGAAAATGAAGTCGGCTGCTCAAGGTAGAGTCCCTTGGAACAAGGGTCGGCGAGAGGTGAACTGTGCGCCTTAACGCAGGACAAATCGTGTACGGTGTTGATGGAAAAGCCTACCGCATTTCGTCTACGCTGAAAATAGCGGGAGAGTGTGCCTTCAAATTGGCCGACCTTCAGGGGCGACCGTGTTCAACCCCCGCAAACTTCTCCCCGATTGCCGGGGCTTGGATGCATTTCGCGTCCCTCCTGAAGTTTGCCTTCAACAAAGACCTGACCGCGATTGTCAACTCGCTCATCGAGCAGGCGGGGTTACCCACTGACCCCAAGATGGACTGGGCGAAGTACCTCACCAAAATCTACTCGTCGATTCTCAACTCCGTAACCCAAGACCAAGACATTCAGGATGAGGTGATCTACCGAGCGGTCGTCTCCCTTCTGTTCGAGCGGACGCAGAAGAACGGCAAGAAGCTGCTGGAAAACTTTGCCGAGAAGGTCAAAGGCTTCGACAAGGAAACCCAGAAGAAGCCCATCGCTGAGCAGGTCAGTTCCTACCTCAAGAGCACGTTCATTTACTACGCCAAGGATCACGCGAAGCAGGACGCGATTGCTTTGATTCGCCCCGAAGAGATGAGCATGGAACAACCCGGAGAAGAGGGCGAGACCTACAACATCCTCGACACCGAAGAGCACGCTACAACCCCGGGCGTCGGTCAGTCCGAGTCCGACCGCGACATCAATCAGTTTATCGAGAAGTTCGAAGCGTGGGTGAAGACCAAGGAGACTCCGAAGTCCGCCCCCAATTACGCCGCCCTGCTCAAGATTTACTGGGATCAAGCTCAGCAAACCGAGAGTGGCGACGTTAAGATCAGCGACCTGACTCAAGAGTGGATTCACCGCACAGGTTTGAGCTTCGATTCCCTGAAGCAGTACCGAGACAAGATCGGCGGCTTGCTCCGCGACTTCGTTTACGAGAACAAGACTCAACTGGGCAACTCCTACCAGCTTGCGGACCTGTTGCAACACATGTTCCCACCGCCGCCAAAGGCGAAGGCACGTCCCGCCAAGGCTTCGTCCGAGAAGGTCAAGTTTAAGGCTGCTGGGTGCATCGCATCCGAGTATTGTCCGCAATGCGGCAACGATGAGAACGGCTGCTATTGCCCGAACAAAGCAGATTTGCTGGACGGTGAGACACGAGGCGATAAGACGGCCTCGAACCACCACCGCAAGCAAGTGTGCAAGTGTGGTAGCGTTCAGACCTGCCGTTGCTCGGCTCCGAAGATTGCTTTCAACGTGAACTCCTGCTCCAACTGTCGCACGGCTGCGGAAAAGCCGAAGTGCCCCCATTGCGGCTCTGACGATTACGGCTTGATGCCCACGGACTTCGAGACCGCCAAGTGCAACAAGTGCGGCAAGAACTGGGAGCACGGCATTGTCAAGGGTATCAACGATCCGAAGGAAGCTGCTTACGGACACGCCGACAGACCGATCAATGAGGAACAGACGAAGCTGGAACAGGACGTAGATCGTTTCAGCAAGGAACTCAAGAAGTTCCCCAAAGGGCCAACGGGCATGACGCCCGATGCTACCAAAGCTACCCCCGAGTGGCAGGCGGCGAAGCGCAATTACGATACGGCTTTCCAAGCTCTGCGGAATTACAATTCCAAACACACGGCGGCTGACCTCGGTCGATGCTCCTGTGAGTGGGAAGAGTGCCCGCTGGGTCACAAGGCGGGCGGATGTCCGAACCCCGCCGCTCACATGCTTGAGATTTACGGATACAAGACTCGCTACTGCCAGCCATGCACCGATGCGACTATCGAGTACATCCGTCTGGAACAAGGCACGGGTGATGCTGACAATACGGTCAAGATTTTATCTTCTGTACAGGAGCCATACTGCGATGGTTGCGATAGACTGAAAAAGAACTGCATCTGCGAGGGCTGTGATTGCCCCGAGAACAAGAACGCAAGCAAGTACGGCGATAAAATCAAGAAGATGGAAGCTCGTCGTGGCGAGTCCATTGATGAGACCCTGAAGAAAGCGGACGGTGAAGAGCAGCCCACCCTTCAAAAGCTTCCCAGTGAGGGCGGCTTTAAGCCTATCGCGGCAGGTCCTCAGTACGCGGCTCCCGGATTGCGCGTTGTGCTCGCCGAGGACTGGTTTATTTATGTGACGGATGAGACCACGGAGCACATGTGGGTTTACAATACGGAGATGTGGTACGAGTGGGGAGAGATTCCAAACGCTTTCGGTGAGGACACAACGAAGCCTCAGCCCACGGTCGAAGCGATGATCCCGTATGCCAAGGGGCACACACCTCAACCCGTCATGAAAGACGATGGGCAGCAATTGACGCTTCAAGAGTTTGAAACTGAGGGTGCGGAGTGGACTGACCCCGGCTTTGAAAAAGAAGGCATGATCGGGCACGACTTCGTGAACGCCGATCAGGATGCGATTCGTCCCAGCATTACGCCGGGTGACACTGGACGCCTGCCTCATGGACGCACGCAAGGATCGAAAGAGGCTGCGGAACTCGCTGGGCGTGGGGGCGGGTCGGACGATGTGCGCGGAGCAGGCGATCTGTGGCGTGAAGAATTTTATCAAGAAGGCGGCTCGGCTGGGGCTCCTCCAAAGATTGCGACATCATTGAAGACGTTAGAGTGCTGCGGGTCGGTCACGAATCACCACAAGATCGATTGTCCGCAGAAGGAAAAGGTTTGGAATGATACACTCGGTAAGCTGTACCCATCAGGCACGGCGGGACCGAAGGTAGCGGGTAAATGGAAAGTCCTCCTGCGTGATCCCAAGGGTCAGCAACGTGAACAGCAGGTTTCAGGTGTGGACTACGGTTCTGCCGAACGTGCCGTGAAAAAGTACATGAAGGAAGGCGAGAAGGTTGTATCGATGACTATTGCGAGGAAGACAGCGGCTCCAGCGGCAGCGGCTCCCGCAGCACGTCCCGCCGCACCTGCCGCCGCACCACAGACAGTAGTAGCTCCACCACCCGGAACGGCCGTTGCTCTGCCGGGTCAGCAACCAACGACCGAAGACGAGAAACCAATGCGGAAGACAGTTGTACCCGAACTTCCCGGAAAGAAGTGGCACATGACCAGCAAAACAGCAAGCATTCTCGAAGATGCCTTCGAGTATTTCATGGAAGGCAAGAAGGAGGGCGGGCTGGCGGACGTGTTCAACGAGCGTTACACCCGCACGGGCAAGGGCGAAGACAAGTACATCGCCTGCTCCAAGCTCATGATGGATTTTGAGTACGCTTTCCGCCGCGAAGAGGACGGCTCGCTGAGCGACATCGACGACTATCGTGAAGACGCGGAGAACGCCCTGCGTGAAATTGTCGGCGACGACCCGAACTATACCGAGCAGGGTCATACCGAGAGATCAAGCGGCGGTGTTACTGAGACGCCCAACAAGGTGAGTGCGGGATTGCTGACCGAACAGAACACGCCAGAGATGGAAGCTCGCGTAGCACAGTTGGCACAGACGCACCCCGAGACCGAGATTCACGAGAACTGCAATCCGTACTTTGAGCACGGGCAGTGGTGGATTGTTTGTGGGCCGTGCGGAGCCACGTGGTCGGTTGTTGACGTAGGTCACCACATGGGCGACGAAGGCGATCTTGATCTCGAACAGATTGACAACGGCGACGACTCTTGCCAAGAAAATTTCCATGAGTCTTCCACCCTCCCCATCCCGTCATCGCTGGCGACGAAGGCAGAGAACGTGATTGAGGCTTCTATCGAGAAGGAAGCGGACGGAGCACGCTTGACTAACATCAGCACTCACGATCTGGACACTGACACCGATGGTCACTGCAAGCGTTGCGGTATGAGTATGCAGGAAGCCTCGAAAGCTCCATGCGCCAAGACTGGTTCGGCGAAGAAAGCGTGGCTTGATGAGGAGGAGACATCGGAAATTCAGGGTCGTTTGGAATACCTCCGAGGCGAACTCCGCGCCGAGCGGATCAGTCAGGGAGAGTTGATGGAATTACAGGGCCTTGCCGACTACATTGATCCCGGCGATGTGGAATTGTTGGAAGCCGCTGGTGTCGAAGAAGTTATACCTCAGCCCGATGTACCCATTGAGACACCTGAGTTCGGCGAAGCCGATAAAACCCGTCTGAGGGGTCTTGGTGTAATTGGAAAGAAAAAGAAAGCGTTCGAGCCGGGTGCCAACAGTGGTATCCGTGGTTCCAACGACGGCACGTACATCTATCAAGCGGACGTGTGGTGCGAGAAGTGTGCGACAGAAATTGCTGCCACGCTGGACGCGGAGGGTAAGACGCCGCCTAACGTGATGGACGAGGCTTCGTATGATTCGGACAACTACCCGAAAGGGCCGTTCTTCGAGGAAGAATCCGATGCACCCGAGCACTGCTCTGGTTGCCACATTTTCCTTGAGAACCCATTGACCACGGACGGTCAGACGTACATGCAGTCGATGGTTGACGAGGCTCTGGCGAAGGGTCGCGGCGATGAGCCACACATTAAGGAATGGATGGACTTTTACGGGTATCATCCTGAGGAGAAGGACATGCAAGAACATGAATCATCCGACGCATCGGACAAGATCAACGCAATGCCGCAACGCGGCGGCAAGCTCAAGACCCCCGCACAGTTGGGTCTCACCGAAAAGTCAGACCTCGATCTGGCTAACGAGGGAATCCCACCTCGTCACAGCAGCGAGGACAAAGTAGCGGCGACTGAACAGCCCACGTCTGGCGAAGACGAGGGGTTCAACGTCAAGGTCGTCTACAACAAGTACGGCATCACGCTGGAGCCCACCGCCAACCTGCTCAGCGATGTGCAGGGTATCGGCGAGATGATTAACAAGCCGAATATCTTCGAACTCATGGAGGACTTCTTCACCAATGGCTGGGAGATGGTCAACCCCGAGGACATTGGAGCACTGACATCCGGCGAACTCATGAGCGACCAAGACGGTAACGTCTACTGGCACGAGCGTTACCAGATCGAGGACATGGTTGAAGAACTGATGAATGGCAACAAGGTCAACTTGCAGTACGGCGGCAACCTGTTCGAAATGGACGAGGGCAGCGAGATTGCCCCGCCTGCCGAACCTGATCCGAATCAGATGGACCTTCCACTTCAGTCTTCCGCTGAGGACACCGACTACAAAGACTGGCAGTATGAGGTCGCTAATGGCGACACGAAGCTTAATTTCGAGGACTGGAAAATGTACAAAGAAGAAGCGGATAAGTTCAGCCCAACGAGTTCGTCCGAGGACACTGACCATAAAGACTGGCAGTATGAAGTTGCCAACGGCGACACCAAACTGAATTTCGAACAGTGGAAAGAACACAAGCGGGAAGCCGATTCGTTTGGTCCGAATAAAAAGGAAGCCACGGGCGAGATGAGCCAGTCTGAAGCCGATGACGCCGAAGCATGGCCGATGCACCACGCCATCGCGAAGGCACTGGGCGGCACAGTCAAGGCGTTCGACCAGTATCAGGGTCCGTATGTCCTTGTGGGCTCCGAGATTCGCGGACAGGGCACCTATGCCCCTGCCATTCCGATGAAGGGCACCGTCCGTCTATGGATTCAAGCGACAGAAGGCGGCGACGGAGCGGAGCTTCAGGTCTACAATGAGGACAATCAGAAGCTCAGCGAGCCGTTCTGGTGGGAAGACACCAACGCGGCGGTCGATGCCGCCATGAGCGTGCTCGATCAGCCCGCAGCTAAAGCCAAGCAGCCAAAGCCGCCCGCAAAGCGTAAGGGTAGCGAAGAGAAGCAGGCAGCACCCGGCGACGGCGGACTCCAACGCGACGTGCAGAATCAGTACGAGAACCACCCACTGATCGAAATGCTGTGGGGCTCCCTGAAACGTGACCCGTCGAACAAAGATCGTGTGCAGACGGCATGGGGCACCAAGACGAAGCAGGGTTTGGTACTCAGCGTGGCTCGCGCCATGAAGGAAACCCCCGTCTCTGGAGAATAAACCATGGAACGATTAGCCGCAGAATACTTGGAAAAACACGCCTACCAAACACCTATTGTAGAGAGGGAAACACCATGGCAAACGTAAAGAAGGCAGACCGTGAGGCAGTTCGCAAGGCTATTGTAGCCCGCCGCGAAGCCCGTAAGACCGAAAAAGTGGCTCAATACGCGAAAATGCGTGAAACAGCGAAGTCCCCGGCGAAGTTCGCCAAGGTCCTCGACGAGCTTGTCGCCAAGACCGCTCGTCAGGCTGACAGCATGGAAGCCCTCCGTCACAACCTCGGTCTCGCGAGAATCGCCAAGGATGCTCCCGCCAAAATCCGCGTTGCAGCCGCCCAAAAGTACGGCAAGAAGTTCATCCGTATCGCCGAAGAGCAGCCAGATATTCTGGCTGACGCCCTCCAGCAAGCCTATAAGGGCTTGGATGAGCAGGCAGCCGCGATGGAAATCGCCGCCGAAGCTCTGGGTATCGACTTGGGTGCCACGCCTGCTGAGAAGGCATTTACCGACGAAGGCAAGCACGAACTTGAGCTTGGTGAAGACAAGGGCGAAGCTGTAGCCGAGTCCGAAGGTCCCGATTTTGAAGCCAAGGAAGAGACTGAAGCTGAAGCCGCAGCCGAACCCGCCGACGACGCGGAACCTGAAGCAGAGAAGGAAGCCGCCTCTGGCTCCGACGCTTTCAGCACCGACCGTGACCCATCCGGCAACCCCAAGGCACCGCAGAAGGCCAAGATGCCGCAGGCTCAGGGCGAGGCTGAGGGCAACAAACAGGGTTCTGGTGCACAGGAACCGACCAAGCAGAAGTACACCATCGCACCGCACTCCGAAAGTGCTGAGAAGTTCGTGAAGGAAATTCCGCAGGCTCAGGGTAAAGAAGCTGGCAACAAGCTTTCCGCGATGAGCAAGAAGGATTTCATCGCTCTGGCAGACGCAATCAAGAACATGAGCGTCGGTCCCGATGAGAAGCGCAACATCGCCGAGGGATTGTGCAGCACACTACGCGCATCCAACCCACGTTTCATGAAGGAACGCTTCATGGGCTACGTGATGGGCGAGAATGGTCCGAGCGGCGGTGCAGTAAAGCCGATTGGACAGCCGCGTAAGTCGCGTCCCGCACCGATCACGACTGCTCCCGCTGAAGGCATGTAAATGTTCTTCGTCTTCACAGGTGAAGAATACTACCCGGGCGGCGGCTGGAGTGATTTCCAAGGCACAGCCGACACCATTGAGGCAGCCCGTGCCAAAGTGGAATCCGTGATGGGCAACGACGATTGGTATCACATCGTCGATACCTCCTCCCTGAAGATAGTCGAAGAAGGCTCCATCAAAGACTTAACCACTTACGACCCCTACGAAGAGAAACGTCAAGCCGTTCCCGCCGCAGGCGGCGAAGGCTACCACGGCGTATAACCTGTTGAAAACAAACCAAATATAGTCCAAAATTCCTATCGTTTCTGACCCATTTTTGGGTATAATAGGGACATGACAAGCACCCAAGTAACGAATGCCCTGAAAGAGATTTGCGATGCGTTGATCGCGGTTGTGGCATCCAGCGGAAAACTTGGTACGCCTGCTGGAACTCTTTATGCAGCCCTGATGACGCATGGCTGCTCCCTCGAACAATTTGAGCAGGTCATGTCGGCTCTGGTTGCCGCAAGAAAACTCACGAAGCGGGGTGACCTTTACTTCGCAGTGGAGGCGAAATGACGTTCATCGAGAAGGTCAACACGTTCGAAGCACTGTACGCGGCCTACATCGCGAAATTGGCTCGGCTGGATGAACTCAAAGCCAACGGTCGCTACGGCTACCAACTACGGATGCCGAAGAAATCCCTGAGCATCGCCGTCGCCAACCTGCGGCAGTTTGGGCAGGAACAGAACGTCGAAATCGCTTCCTTACTCAACTAGGAGACTGACATGCGGATATTGCTTTTCAGCCTGATGCTTGCGGTTCCAGCCTTCGCGCAAGAGCCGCGCACGCCTATCAAACCAGCGGACCCCGTTGCCGCCGCTACCCATGACGTGACTGTCATCAGCGGCGAGTGCATGGACAAGCCATCGGTCCTGCCCACGGCGCTCCCGATCCTGAGAATTTCTCTTGGCGAGTACGCCCGCCAGATTCGAGCGCAGCACGCCGCCGCACCCAAGGCCGCGAAGATTACCAGCAACGATAGGTTTGACGCAGAAGTAGAACTCGAAGCAAAGGTGACGAACTAATGGTGCAATGTCAAAGCTGCGGAGCATGGGCTGGTCGCTACGAGCACGAAACTCAAGAAAGCGGTTGTCCGCCAGCACGGAATGGAGACCCGCATCATCGCTGCCCGTGTAGGCAAGAAGCGGGATGGCAAGACTCCGCTGGAGGTCCAGTGGTTGGGCTACGAGGGCTTCATCAACGGCGGCTGGCACGCGGTGGACGCCGATACTCGCATCGACCTGCTCTAAAAATAGTTCGGATTCCTATCCTTTTCGAGCCCCGATAGGGTATAATGTAAGTGATAGTTTTGCTGGTGAGCGCGGAAAAACCAGTATCGGGGTGCGAGCCTAGAGCCGCACCCTATTTCTTTTTAGGCAAGACGGGCTTCTTGCTTGTTGAGGGCTTCGGTGATCTTGGTTGCCTTCGTGCCGCGTAAATCCTCGTTGAGAACATAAGCGACCACGGTCTGCGACAGCTTGAGACCAGTGGCGATGCCATACTGAGTCTTCCCGGCGTGGCCAAGTTGAATGATTTTATCGACTGTGAGTTGATCCATACCTACTCCTTATTCGTAATTCCTTATTCGTAATAGACGATCATGAAATACTCGCTGAAGCCGCCACGTCCTGACTTGACTACCGAGAAGATCGTGTAGCTTTGGCTTTGAAGGCTGTTGAGTCTGTCTTCCAGATCGTTGTCCTTGACCTCGGTCGTGTGCCACTTTCGAATCGCCATACTGTTTAATACTACCGATTTGCCCGACTTACGAACATGTGGTCAAAATCGGGGTCTGTGATTTTCACTCGGAAGTCCCCAAGGATTGCGGGATCGGTTCGGTAAATATTCCCCAATTTTTGAACCTTCCGCTTCGAGAATCCCGTGCCGCTTGGGTTGGCTTTATCAATGAGAGAATGGATGAACGCTCCCAACGCCTTCTCTTCAGGGTCTTTGGATTCCAGCAGTTGCTTGCTTGACCGACTCATCGCACGGCGGATGTCAGGGCGGTGGAGCTTGTGAATTTCGGCAACACGCTGGAAGCTCCGGGTTTTGATGTACAGGTCAATGATCGTGCTCAGGGGCACGCTCTTGATGCTGTTCTCAAGTTTCGACTGCACCAACACGTTCTTCATCTTCTCCTCGGTGAACTCCTCCCCATACAGGATGAACGCGCATAGCACCTTGACCGCCATGCGGATGCGGAAGGAGCAGACCGTCTGCGTGCTGCGGTGGATGATCGCCAGTGTGTTTTGGGTCTTGCTCAGCAGGTAGTAGCTCAGCAGGAGTTCCTGATCCTCCTTCTTCAGAAGACGTAAAATCTTCAGGAACATTGGGAAATTCTCCTGAATGTAGGTGAGGATTTTCTGGTCCTCTTTCTTCTTGGGGTCGCTCTCTGCACTGAGAAGGGTCTGCCCTTCGAGGGCCTCTTCATCGGTTAGGAGCATTGCGCGGGCAGAAGTGATGGAGTCGAAGTAGGGCGTGTTTTCCGAAATTTTAGTTCACCTTTCCCCAACGCACAGCGGAGCCTTTGATGCCGCCTCGACTGAGCATTGTAGGGTCTTTCAGGATTTGTTGTTCAAAACGTTTTGCTTGTGCGGCTCGGACCTCGGGTGTCCAACCAGCCTTTTGTGCTTCTTGCATTTCGGCTCTGATTTTAGGGTCTTGCCAGCGAGCCTTGTTTTTCTTGCCAGAAGCCGCCTTGCCTTTCACAGTATCCGCCGTCGTGAATTTGTAGTAGTCCCCACGAGCCTTTCGTGCGATCCAAGCCTTCTTCATCTTGGCGATGGTCTCAGGCGAGGTTACGGGTGCCCATGCGTCACTGGTGACGTTGTAACCGAATTCTCGATCACACGCTTGAAGCCGGGTGATCCAAGCCTGTTCTCGGGCACGAAGCCATACAAGATCATCGACTTGTTCTAGAAGTTCGAACTCAAAAGCGTTGGCCCCATATCTGAGCCAAGCGGCTTGAAGGTGCACATTGGGGTGTTTTTGGACTTTCAAAAGACGGGTGTGGTGATATTTCCGCCGAATCACATCGGTTGTTGACCCGATGTAAACCTTTCCGTTTTCAACATTTACCCAGCAGTAAACACCGACCATGTGTTATAATACTAAACCCCACGTAATTTTTTGAGGTTTTTCCAAAATAAAACGGGCTCCCCGAGAGGAGCCCGATGAGTCTGACCAGCGACTTAGCTGTGTTGCAAGGCGACCACAGCTACGAGAGTCTCGTAACCGAGTGGGTTGGCGAAGCCGATTACCTCGCCAGTGCCGACTGGCGGGGAACCTGCGACTGGGCTGCCCCCAATTTCGTAGGTGACCAAGTAGTGAGCTTCAGAGCCCACCAGCTTGCCGTTGGAGATGATGTTCATTCCTGCGGCACCCGTAGCGTTTGCCGTGTTGATGGCCTCGGCTGCGGCGATGGTGACCGATCCGTTGCGAGCCAGCGCACGTCCATTGAGGGTTCCACCGTCCAGCGTGATCGACGTGTAAGCGATAATCGTACCGACCATCGTGTTGTTGTCGCCCACCTGCGTGAAGGAACTACCCACGATCCAGATAACGTTGCCAGCTTGGGCACCGTTAGCCAAGAGGACGGATGCACCGCTCTCAAGTGTGGTCGTTGAACCAGCGATGAACACGAAGGTCGCATTCGGGTTACCCTGTGCATCCAGCGTGATGCTCGTTGGGATGTCCATCGAGGAACCAGCAGAGTAGACGCCAGCGGAATAGCGGCTTGCGCCCAAGTTGCCCAGAGTCGAAAGGTTGGCCGACGATGCGCTGAGTACCGTTGCAGGCAGTCCAGCGAAGTAGTTGTACGCGGACGTTGCAGCGACCTGAGCCGCAGGAGCGTCAGCGTTGTCCACTGTCCACACAGCAACACCCGGCACGATGGTCGTGGTCGGGGATGAGCCAACTACGCCGCCCGTGACCACGGTCACACCAGTATTGGTGATGCCGCTGCCAGCGAGGATCGAGTAGCTTCCAGCCGATCCCAGTTGCCCGCTGGTATTGATTGCCGAGCCTTCACCAGCGCCCAAGCCGTTCGCGCTCTTCTGAAGACCGACCGCGATGATTAGATCATTGGCCTGCGTTGTTTGGAAAGCTGGTGCAACCGCAGGGTTAGCGGATGATAGGCCGACTGAAACCCCATCCAACGATACGCCCGTCATGTTCGTCCAGTCAATGACTTGGAAGTTGATGCCGCCATCGAATACTGGCTTACCAGCCGCCAGATCAAGTGGAGCCGTCACACCGTCCTGATAGACGGAATTGAGGTTCACGGCGTAAGTGCCTGCGTTTGCGGAGTAGCAAGCCCAGATGTAGAGACTCGGGTAGTAACCGTCGAGGCTCCAGTCTGCGGCAGGCCACGAGGAGTTAGGAGCGGGAGGAATTGAGTATCCGCTGTAATCCGCGTCCGCGAGGTTGATGTGTGCCAAAAGCACCCAGTTGTTGACGATAGCGGTGCCCGTGCCAGCGGTTGTCGTGATAGCTGTTGCCGACGCGATAGTGACCGCCCCGTCGCCCCCACCTACGGCAAGAGCACGCCCGTTGAGGGTGCCGCCGCCAAGGGTGATGGATGTATAGGCGAGGATGACGCCGACCATGTTCGATGAGATACCATTCCAAACAGAGGTGAAGGAGCTTCCGACGACCCAGACCACGTTCGCAGCTTGTGCGCCGTTTGCGAGGATGATAGATGCACCGCTCTCAAGGGTGACAGTCGAAGCTGCGATGAACACAAACAAAGCGTTCGGGTTGCCCTGAGCATCGAGGGTGATCGAAGTCGGGATGTCCAAAGTACCGCCAGAGAAGACACCTGCGTGGTAGACGCCTACTCCACCACCACCATTGTTGGTGCTGAGGTTAGCGAGACCAGTCTGGGTGGGGGTTAATCCACTGTAATAGGTGAATGCTGCATTGCCCGCAGTGCGTGCTGCACCCGCGCTGGCATTATCAATTGCTGCTGGAGGAACGAACGTGAAGCCCGCCTCAGGACCAGTTGTCGGGGCAGAACCGATGTTGCCGCCAGAGACTACGGATGCGCCCGTGTTCGTGATACCCGCATAGGCGAGGATGGCATACTCTGACGCCGAGCCCAACTCAGCGGTGACCGCATTGGGGCTATTGCCGCCGTTCGAGGTGTCCGAGATTGTCGGAGCCGTGGGCATGAAGTCGTTCAAGCCCTGAAGGTAGCCGAAACTCGGGGATGCGCCATGAAGCTGATCGAATGGATCGAGGCTCTTGAGGCCGAATGCGATGGCAATGAGGGTATCGCCAGCCTGCGGGCTCACGTAGACGTTATCGCCTTGGTTGCTGGACTGGAGTTTCTCGACCTTGGAGGCGTACTGCGAAGGATTGCCGTACCCAACGGATATCTGAGCCTGCCCTGCGGCAACTACAGCGGTGCTGTAGCGGTTGTTGAGGGTAAGGGTGGTCGCGGAGGACTGCACGCACACGAATTCGCCGTTGTTATTGAGGGCGGCGAAGCCAGTGATGTTGAAAGCCTTGCCTGCGTAAGCGCCGTTCGGCTGCGATGCCGTGGCTGCCCCGCCAGTGATGGTTCCTGTGTAGACTGTGGTGCCAGTGGTCGCCCCGGGATAGGGGAGAACTGATGCGGCAACCTGAGTCAGTGTAAAAATTGGACCGATTGTTGGTACGCCCATGGTGAGTGTTCCTTGGAGGAAATATCCTCTACATCCAATGGGTTTGGTAGCGAATAAAATCTGTTAACTAGCAAACTCTCTATTTAGGAGTCAATAATAGGAGGATTGCGGTATTACCTGATATGACCCCAAAAACACCGAAAAAGTGGAAACTCGAAGACCTCCCACTAGCTGTTCGACAGGCAAAGTCGTGGACGGGAGCGTGCCTTGCTTTGGGGTTAAAGGCCAATAACGGGGCAAATTTGAAGAAATGGGTCGTACAATTGGGGCTTAGTACAGATCATTTCACAGGTGAGTGGCGAAGTCGTCGTAAATTAAGTGATGCGGAGGTTTTTTGCCAAGACTCTAAGCACGTATGGGCGGCTAAGAATCGGTTTTACAAACAGACACCAGACACTTGTATGCTCTGCGGACAGGGGACAATTTGGAATGGTAGACCCTTACGGTTTCAAATTGACCATAAAAACGGCGATGGCGGTGATTGTCGCCGAGAAAACCTACAGAAAATTTGCCCCAACTGTCACACTCAAACCGACACGTATTGTGGACGAAATCGGGTTGCCACGGATGGGACTTACAGCAAAATTAACGGTCAAACAATTTGGTGTAACGGGTGTTGCCAGTGGCTTGTTCCCGACATGTTTGGAAATAAGGCTAGTATGCCAAACGGCAAGCAATCTCGATGTGCGTCCTGCATGGAGCCGAAAACAGAGGGGGCATCGAGTGGGGCGTAAAAGACTCTTCAACGACAAAACAAAATGGTGTCGGAAGTGTGAAAAGTGGCTCGTCTTGTCGGCTTTTGGCCTCAACAAACGCACCGCCAGTGGCCGCTCCTACTACTGCCGCACCTGCCACAACACCTATTGTGGGACGTTTTGGACGAAAGTTCACACCTATGACGCCTTCCTCGAACGCGAATACCACATGCACCCGGGTCAGTACCTCGACCTTTGGCGGGCTCAGGATAAAAAGTGCCCGATCTGTGACTTGGCGTTGGTATTGTATAACAGGAAGACTTTGGTGGATTTCCGCGATGGGCGGGTCCATGGGCTGTTGTGTGCCGACTGCATGGAGGGACTGAAGAAGCTGAAAATCTCCCCCGAGTTGCTTGCGAAAGCCATTCAGTATCTCAAACCGATTAGTATGGGAGTCACGCCGTGAGCGACGTAGCACTCGTAATCATCTGTACAGGCACCGCCTACTGGAAATTTACCCAAGCGGCGGTCGATTCGGTGCGTGCGTTCTTTCCCGCCGACATCCTTCTGTTCACGGACAATCCTCAGCAGTTTCCCGTCGCCAAGCAGGTGATGCACCCGCATCCCGGATGGCCGAACGCCACACTGATGCGATTCCATACCATATTGAGCCAGCGGGAATGGCTGTCCCAGTACAAGTACGTTTTCTACATGGACGTGTGCATGAACATGATGAGCCCGATAGCTGCGGCGGAAGTCCTCTCTGACGGCATCACGGCTTGCGTACACGCCTCGTTCGAATTGAGCAAGGGGCGTTACTGCACTCCCGAGGAGAACCCGAAGTCCACCGCCTACCTCAGTAAGAGGGACATCCGTAAGATGTACATTGGCGGTTTCTGGGGCGGACCAACTGAGAAAATCTTGAGCATGGCGGAAACGATCAGCAAACGCATAGACATCGACAACGCCAACAACTTTATCGCCACATGGCATGATGAGTCGCACATCAATCGCTATTTCTACGAATTCCCGCCGACGAAGGAATTGGACTTGCCGTACAACAACTGGACTAAAACTCCTGACATCAAAATCTGGCGTGTCCCCAAGGGTACGCCCAACCGCCCGGCCGTGAACGGGGTGCAGCCATTTGAACAGAGGAATTTGCCATGAAGGTGCTGGTAGCGATCTTGGCTTGCCATAGGTACGTCGGTATGCCGGGTAAAGGCTGGGATTGGACGAATAGGATGAAGCACAATTCCATCCCCGTAGACGTACAGATCGCGGCGTGCCGTGAGACTTGGGTCAAGGATTTTGCAGCTTACCCCAATGTCGATGTGAGGTTCTTCTATGGGCGCGGAGCGAATCGACAGCCGCTACCCGATGAAGTGTTTTTGGACGTTCCAGATGACTACAAAAGCCTGCCGTACAAGACAAGAGGCGTGTGCCAATGGTCAGGGGAGCGCCAATACGATTTCATCTTCAAGACTGATGATGACACCTTTGTTTGGGTGGATCGCCTGATGAAGAGCGGGTTTGAGGCTTACGACTATGTGGGTTCCGCCAGCGTTCATACACCTCAAAACCTTTACGTGACTGGACTAGGGTACTGGTTGAGCGCAAGGGCCGCTAGGTTGGTCGCAGCCGCGCAACCAAACAATACATTAGAGGATCACTGGGTGGGGTCGGTGATGCGTAAAGCTAGGATCATTCCAAAGCATGATACGCGGTATCATCCCATAGCTGGCAAATTCGTAGGCGTAGCCGCGATGCCGAGGAATTCCGAGTTTATCGCCGTTCATCCGTGCGATCCTACTATGATGCGTACCTACGCTCAGGAGTTGAAAATCCATGGTGACAGTTAATTTAATGGGAGGGTTGGGGAATCAGCTTTTCCAATACGCCTACAGTAGAGCACTCGCAGCGCAGGGTCGCGAGGTCTATCTCACGAACATACAGGTTGTCAATGTTACGGACCACCGCATCTATTCTCTAGACGGTTTCAATACTATCGTCAAGCTCCACAACCCCCCGCCTATTGGGGCAGCGCCACTCTACGAGAGCGGACTACCCTTTGACGAGAGAATGCTTAACATCCCCGAACCTACCATCGTCTACGGCTATTTTCAAACAGAAAAGTATTTCCTAAACATCGAAGACTCAATTCGTAAAGAATTGACCCTGAAATCCTCGCTGAGTGAAAAGGCTCAAGCAATTGCCAAGGAGATTCAAAGCTGTGAAAGCATCTCCCTCCATGTACGCCGAGGCGACTATCTGCAATTGCTCGCATTTCATGGAATGGTGGAACCAACGTATTACACGGCAGCCATTGGTACAATCTCACAAAAGGTTTCCAACCCCAAGGTCTTCATCTTTTCCGATGACCCGAAATGGTGTGAGGATAACCTGACTGGGACGGTCATTGAAACGGGAAGCAAGTTTGAAGACCTCCACTTGATGTCCCTCTGTCGTCACAACGTGATCGTGAACAGTTCTTTCAGTTGGTGGGGTGCGTGGCTGAATCCGAACCCAGATAAAATCGTCGTGGCACCTAAACGATGGTTTTCTGCAAAGGATTTAGACAGTCGAGACATCATACCTGACGGGTGGATTAAAATATGAAGGCTCTAATTACAGGAATAACGGGGCAGGATGGTTCATACTTGGCGGAACTTCTGCTGGAGAAGGGCTACGAAGTCCACGGTGTCATTCGTCGATCAAGCAGTTTCAACACTGGACGAATTGACCACATTTTTGATCGTCTCCACCTCCACTACTGCGATTTGACTGACGGTAGTGCCCTGAGTCGGTTGGTGGGGGAAATTCAACCCGATGAGGTGTACAACTTGGGAGCACAGAGCCATGTGCGCGTTAGCTTCGACATCCCCGAGTACACTGCCGATGTAGATGCTTTGGGGACGCTACGGCTTCTCGAAGCAATCAAGGCACAGTGCCCTACGGCCAAATTTTATCAAGCATCGTCCAGTGAATTGTTCGGAAAGGTGCTGGAAGTGCCGCAGACTGAAAAGACCCCATTCTATCCTCGGAGTCCTTACGGTATTGCCAAGCAGTTTGCATTTTGGACGACCGTGAACTATCGTGAAATGGGCATGTTTGCCTGCAACGGCATCCTGTTCAACCATGAGTCTCCTCGGCGTGGCGAAACCTTCGTATCGCGCAAGATTACCAAAGCAGCGACGAGGATCAAGGTGGGACTCCAAAAGGAACTCTTGCTGGGAAACCTTGACGCTAAACGTGACTGGGGATATGCTAAAGATTACGTGGAAGCCATGTGGCTCATGCTACAGCAACCCACCCCCGAGGATTTCGTTATTGCCACGGGAGAAACACACACGGTGCGGGAGTTTCTGGATGAGACATTTGAATATCTGGGACTGGACTGGAACAAGTACGTGGGGATCGATCCGAAATACTATCGCCCCACAGAAGTAGATATCCTACTCGGGGATGCATCCAAGGCAAAAAGGATGCTGGGTTGGGAACCCCAGTGGAAGTTTCGAAATTTAGTCCGCATGATGGTTGACGCGGACATGGCGGACGCTCGCAGAGAATGTGGGCCTAATGGTGGAAATCCTTACGAATGGGACTGGCAATGACAACGACTCAAATGCTTAACCTCTTAATTCATGATGCTGAAGAAGCTCTAAGCGTGGTTGATTATAAACCACTCGATGGCGCTCGTGTTTTTATTTCGGGGGCTACGGGGTTAATCGGTATGCACCTCCTGACGATTCTCTATGTCCTCAAACGGGAGGGGTACAAGATTGAGGGTTTCGGACAGTACCACAGCGAACCCGCGCCGTACACCAAAGAGCTTGCGACCCTTGCTGGGTTCGATCTTTATCACGATTCAATGAAGGTGCCTCAAACAGATGTTATCATCCACTCAGCGGGGTACGGTCAACCCATGATTTTCATGGCTAACCCCGCAGCGACCATTCTTGTAAACACAGCCGTTACAGAACGGCTGTTGGAATCCCTCAACTCGGGGGGTCGTTTCCTTTTTGTGAGTTCCAATGAAGTTTACCACGGTCTACACAAGGAGTTCGCTACGGAAGAAGACATTGGAACCACCACCCCCTACCATCCACGAGCGGGCTACATTGAGGGAAAGCGGAGCGGCGAAGCAATTACTCACTCCTACCGTAAGAACGGTGTTAACGCGGCGTCTGCCCGCCTCAACCTGACCTATGGCCTCGGCGCTCGTAAGGGTGACAAACGAGCCCTAAGCGGATTTATCGATCAAGCAGTAACAGCCAATCACATCGAGATGAAATTTTCAGGTAAAGAGATGCGGACATGCTGCTACGCTAAAGACGTTGCGACGATGTTGTGGAGGGTTATCCTTCACGGCACAAAACCCGTTTACAACGTTGGCGAGCGTTCCACAACCAGTATCGCCGAATTAGCAACCATCGTTGCTCGGCTTACAGGGTCAACGATTCAAATTCCAGAGGAGGATAAGGAACTGCCCGGTTCTCACGCCCTGCCTCGGATGGACATCTCTCTAATGGAGGCTGACTTAGGAAAGACCGAGTACACCACTCTGGAAGAGGGTCTGAAGAGAACAATCGCGTGGCATAGGGGGCTACATGAATCACTTTAAGGTAGAAGACGAGAAGTTTGGCGGGCGTGTGAAGTTGATATCCTCAACCTGTTTTGAGGATAGTCGCGGCTTTTTTAACATCACTTACCTCGATGACGAGATGAAAGAAATGGGTCTCCCGCCGTTTGTCCGCGATCTCCACTCCCGCTCCATGAAGGACGTAGTTCGAGGGCTGCACTTTCAGTCTACACCACCCATGGCAAAGCTGATGCGTGTTCCACGCGGTAGAGTTTTTATGGTGACGGTTGATGTTAACCCACAATCCCCCACGTTCCTACAATACTACAGCCTCATTATGGAGGAGGGGGACAAACTTCAGCTTTGGGGTGAGGCGGACATTGCTCGGGGTTTCTGTGCTTTAGAGGATTACTCCGAGGTGCAGTACAAGTGCTCGGGGCATTTCAATAAAGCATTCGATGACGCAATCCTGTGGGATGATCCTGTTATCGGCATCGACTGGCCTGTAAAAGATCACCCCATCTTGTCGGATAGGGATCGACACGCCGTAACCGCGAAGGAGTTTTTCCACCTATGAGGCCCATAACTCTAGGAAATCTGGACATCAGTACGAAGGGCAAGCAGTACGTCAACGATGCCCTAAATAACAATCGCCTATCAAAGGGTGAGTACACTCTTGCCTTTGAGAAGGGGTTTGCTGATTTGCACGGGTCAAAGCACGGCATTTTTATGAATAGCGGCACCAGTGCCCTACAGGTTGCGCTCGCGGCCCTCAAAGAAGTCCACGGCTATCAGGATGGGGACGAAGTGATCGTTCCCGCGATCACGTTCATCGCTACCAGCAATATCGTCATCCAAAATAACATGAAGCCCGTCTTTGTGGACGTTGACCCCCTTACCTTTAATCTAAACCCCGCGAGGGTCGAAGAGGCCGTTACCCCCCGCACACGCTGTATCATTCCAGTTCATCTGTTTGGGCTGCCCGCTGATATGACCGCTATCATGGAAATTGCGAGTAGGTGCGGGCTTCAGGTAATCGAGGATTCCTGCGAGACAATGTTTGCGAACCTAAACGGTCAGTCTGTTGGGTCTTTCGGTGACTTTGGTTGTTTTTCCACCTATGTCGCACACCTGATTGTCGGCGGTGTGGGTGGTATCGTAACGACCAGCAACACGGAGCTTGACGGACTTTGCCGTAGCTTGATGGCACACGGACGTGACAGTATCTACACAAACATTGATGACGATGACAACCCCGAATCAATTGAACTCTCAAAGCAAATCATCGAGAGACGCTATCGTTTTGAACGTGTGGGCTACTCCTATCGCGCTACGGAACTGGAGGCTGCCATAGCCCTGAGCGAGTTGGAACGTTGGGAAGAAAACATCCTAACCCGCCGTACTAATGCATCCGAACTGACGAGTCTGTTGAGCGATATCCCCGAGCTACAGCTACCCGTCGTGCCTGAGGGGTATCAGCATTCGTTTATGATGTATCCCATGGTGCTCGATGTCTCCGGTAGGGATAAACTCCTGATGTACTTGGAAGAGCGGGGCATTGAGACACGCTATCTCTTTCCCCTCCTTAGCCAACCGATCTATCAGAAATTGTTCCCGGGTGAAGCGGCCAATCACCCAGTCGCAGAGCATCTGGCTAAGAATGGTTTCTTCATCGGTATGCATCAGGGCTTGACCTCAAGCGACATACACTACGTTTCAGAGGTTTTGCACGAGTACCTAAAATGACGCCAGAAACTTTCGAACAGAATTTTCAGAAACTTTGTAGTGAGTCTCAAGCTGACGGGCGGTTCACTCCCTCCCGCGATATTTGGTCTCCTCGGTTAGACGAGGACACGCAACAACTGACTTGGGACCAACACTACATCTATCACACGGGGTGGGCATCCCGCGTGCTCGCTGCTACCCGACCAGCTAAACACATCGATATTGCATCCTTGAATTTTTGGGCTGTGGCGGTGTCGGCCTTCATTCCCATGGAGTTCTATGAGTTTCGCCCTATGCCCTGTAAGGGATTGTCCAGTTTTGTTTGCGGTGAGGCCAACCTTACGTCGCTTCCGTTTGCCGACAATTCAATAGATTCCCTTTCAAGCCTTCACACCCTTGAGCACATCGGATTGGGCAGGTATGGAGACGCGGTGGATGCTTCGGGGGACAGAAAAGCGGCGGCGGAATTAGTCCGCGTCTTAGCGCCGGGGGGTCAATTACTCATGGCTGTTCCTTGCGGAAAACCACGTCTCATTTACAACATGGGGAGAGTTTATTCGTACCAGATGGTGGTGGACATGTTTTATCCCCTCAAAGTGGCCGAGTTTGCCCTATGGACTGATGATCCGCAGGAATTTATTCTCAACGCCGATCCCGCCCTCGTAGCAAAATGTGAAGGCGGGTGTGGTTGTTGGAGGTTTGTAAAATGAAAGTTCTAATCGCCATCATCTCCTTTCAGGGAGATGCTGAAAACGGAAATCACGACAAGATTCGACAGACTTGGGGTAAAGACGTTGCCCCCGCTGGCGCAGACCTACGCTTCTTTATAGGTCGCCGCGACAAATTCTATCAACCGAAACCCGACGAAACGCTGATCCCTTGGCAAGAAGACGGTACGCGGACCTGCCAGCATCCGTATTGGCACGCGGAGCCGGGGTGTACCTGTGTAGAATACTGGCAAGTCCTGTATCGGGGGATTCTGGACTGGTCTATTCGCAACGGGTACGACCACACCTTCCTCGCCGAAAATGACACTTTCCTCGTCCCGCGTAAGTTGATGAAACTCGGTTTTGAGAACTATGATTTTTCTGGCTGGATGATGTACGTTCACGCAGACAAGCCCGATTATTACTACGCGGAACCCGGTGGGTATTTCCTTTCACGACGGGCGGCTGAGGCCGTATTGAAAACAACCCCCGACCATTTGCACTTTGAAAACCTTGTTTGTGATGTGTTGAGACCTATGGCTGAGCGGGGGGAGATGGCGATCAAATCCCTTGACCATTTTTGGAATGAGACTTCTTGGCATTACCGAGCGCAGGGGATTATAGACCCAGTGATTAGGGATGGCTACCCCGTGGGTTCTCCTTGGATGTTCGACATGTATAAGAAACACGGAGCAGATCAATGAAAGTTTTAGTTGCTGTTTATTCACATACGGGGGATTCCGTCAACGGGAACCACCAAAAGATTCGTGAGACTTGGGGTGGGCACCTAGCGCCTTGGGACCTTCGCTTTATGATAGGGCATCGAGACGCACCCGGTTGGAAGGCCGTATCGGATGAAGTGCTGCTACCTGAGCGAGCCAATCGTGCTTGCGGTGCTGACTGGCTGCTTTGGAACCTGTACTACCAAGAATTGACTATTGAGATGCTTCGTTGGTCCTTAGAACAGGGCTATGATTTCACGTTTCTCTGCTGCAATGACACATTCGTTGTTCCGAGCAAGCTTAAGACAACGGATTTTGTAAAGTACGATTATTCGGGGGTCTTTTATCCCCCCCCCTCGACCGTGCACCGCTGGGAGAGACTTTCGATGAACCCTTCTATAAGCGCCCAGCTTATGCAGCGGCGGATGCGGGCACTGGGTGGTTCATGAGTCGTAAGGCATCGGAGTTGGTTGTCAACAGCAACCAAGACGACTATTTTGGCACTAGCGACCAGTACGTGGGGCAGGTTTTGGGGCCGTATATCAAATCGGGGGAAATCACCGCCAAGAATCTAGATAATTTTCATCATGCAGCCGCTTGGCATTACCGAGAAGAGGGAATTGCCGACCCCGTTACTGGGTATTCGAGCACCTCCAATTGGATGCGCGGTATGTACGAGGAACACGGGGGATAAAATGTCCGAAGGTAAAACGTACAAACCCGTGATTTATGCCAACTACGAATTGAACGTTCCCGAGCTAAATTGGAAAACGTCTATCTCGGTGGACTGTTTCAATCTTGCCGATACCACCCCGTACAAAGTTTTTTGGCAGCTTGAGCCGGAAGACATTATCCCGACAGAGGAGAGGCTCATTAAGAACCACAAGTTCTATGATTTGATTTTGACCGACAACAGTCGCGTGCTCAGCAAATGCCCCAACGCCGTCCTCTTCTCTAACAATGGGGTTTGGACTAAAGAAAGCGACACGTCGCAAAAAAAGTTTCAAGTCTCTTTTTTAACCAGCGCGAAAACCATGTGTGCTGGACATAGATTTCGCATTGCAACTTTCAAAGAGCTACAACAATGGTTGGGGGATGGAGGTGAGTTACCCCTTCCCGTCAAAATGCACATGTCGCCGCCTTACCTACAGGACAAGCGCGACATGCTGGTGCCTTTTCAGTATGCGATTTCGATTCAAAACTCCCAACAACCCAATTACTTCTCGGAAATTCTTTTGGACTGTTTTGCCACGAAAACAATTCCGATTTTTTGGGGTTGTGCAAACATTGGGCAGTTTTTCAACTTGGATGGCGTACTGTCCTTTAGCGACGTTTCCCCCAGTGATACCACGGCAACGAGGCTCAAAGGGATTTTGGGTTCCCTGACACCCGATTTCTATCACTCATCAAAGGTACAGGCGGCAGTAGAAGAAAACTATCGGAAGGCTCTTGCATATAAAGATCGCATTGGGCTCTTGGTGGGGGCTATTACCACCAATAGAAAATTAAGATGCGAATGGGCATCAGAACTTTACAAGGCCGTAGGTACGGGCATTCCCGACTGGTGGGGTTCGACAGGCCAAGATTGTCACGAGCCCGCTACCATGCAGTGGGAAGCGGATCAACCACCCGCGTTGGTTGGGCGGGGTTTTTGTTTCGACCATTTCGTGATTATTCGATCAGCAGTCACTAAGGGTGATTGGAAATGAAAATCAGCTTAGTTATGCCGACCCACAATCGTGCAAAATATGTCCCGATGGCGATTCGGTGTTTCTATCAGCAGGGTTATCCCGATCTAGAGCTTATCATCGTGGATGATGGGACCGAGCCCTTGACCATTCCCAACGATGATCGAATACGGTATATTCATTTGACCGCCCGTACAACAACGGGGGCTAAGAGAAATCTGGGTGCGGAAAATGCCACGAGTGAAATCATCGCTAATTGGGATGACGATGACTGGAGCCATCCTCACAGGATAGAGGACGAAGTTCGGCGTCTTCATAATTCGAGGAAGTCCGTTACGGGGTACAACCAGACTGTGATTTATGAGGTGACTCATAAAAAGTTCATGTTGAACTTGGGGGGACCCCCATACCTTGCTTCGGGCACCAGCCAAATGTACTGGAAACAGTGGTGGAAGCAGCACCAGTACCCGAACGTGTCCTTTGGGGAGGATAGTGTTTTTGCTAGAGAAGCCCGTCTCGCGGATCAACTAGCGATTGCTCCCGTGGGAAAAATGATGGTCGCCCTGCGGCACGGGCGTAATACGGACAATTACCCCTTCCCGCATAATGGTTCGGGGCACTACCGGGCGTTGCAACCCCATGAAGTGCCACACCTTTTTCTTGAGGCGATTGGTCAATTATCGCCAACACCGCAGTATATGCAGATTCCCCACGTCTGTAATGAGGATTGCAGATCGAACGCCGAAGTCCAATTTGGGGCACCAACCGTAGAGTATAAAACCACCCACATCCCGGAGATTCACACCAGATGAAAATCTTAGTCGCCATCCTTTCTTGCCATAGGGATCGCTCGATCCATCAAGCCCAACGAGACACGTGGTTGAAGGACCTAAAGGACGTGGATTATCGCTTTTTCCTCGGGAGACCTGCGGGGCAACCAGAAAGTGATGAAGTGTTTCTCGATGTCGATGACGGATATCTCGGCCTTTCCCATAAAACCAGAGCGATGTGCGCGTGGGCGCACGGGTGTGATTACGATTTTATACACAAGACCGATACGGATACCTTAGTCAATCCGTGGACTTTCTTGCACAGCGGCTTCGAACAACATGACTACATGGGGGGTGAGAATGCCGACAGAGTGCCCACTTGGGGAAATAGGACCGTGCAGTTTGCCAGCGGCGGGGCTGGGTATTGGTTGAGTAAAAAAGCCATGGCAATCGTCGCAAGCACCGAGGTAATGACGAATGCCGAGGATGTGTTTGTGGCGATTGCGCTGCTGAATAAAGGAATTCTACCCGTTTGGCACAGGGGCTACAGATGGCGTCCGGGTGAAACGGTGGACAAAGACATGGTTTCTTTGCATTTCTCCAGTGCGTTGCAGAGAAAGTACGATCCCAAAATGATGTATGAATACTATCAGAAAATTGGAGCAACCAATGGCAGCTAAAGTTTCCATCATCATTCCGTGCTACAACCTCGCACAGTACCTCCCGCAGGCCATCCAGTCGGCGCTCGCTCAGGATTACGATAACGTTGAGGTGATCGTGGTGGACGATGGTTCGACGGATAATTCACTCGCCGTCGCCTTAGGCTACAAAGAGATGGTGGATGGTCAGCACGCCGCATCGCCGACCATGAAAGTCATATCGCAGGAGAACATGGGACTCTCCTACGCGAGGAACACGGGGATCAATGTCTCGACAGCGGAGCCGCACGAGTTCATTCTCCCGCTCGATGCCGATGATTGGATAGACCCTAGCTATCTGAAAAAGACGGTGCCCCTGATGCAGGGTACACGTGTGGCTGTCGTGGGCACCCTCGTCGCCTGTTTCGGGATAAAGGACTACATCTGGCGTACATACTCACCGACCCTTGAGCAACTCAAAACCGACAATTCAATCCCCGTTTGTTCGTTGATTCGACGTAGCGTGCTTCAAGAAGTCGGCGGGTACAACCCCGCTCTAAGCGGATACGACAAGGAACACATCGGATACGAGGACTGGAACCTGTGGCTAGACATTGCGGAGCGTGGCTGGCGGTTTGTTATCGTCCCCGAGCCACTATTTCACTACCGTGAGAGACCCGACTCGATGCATAGAAAGACATCGACCCCTAACAGACAGAAATTGATTGCGAGAATTAAGTCGCTTCACCCCGATCTTTGGCCGGTCGAAGCGGCAGCGGCGATACTACCGCCAGAGCAGCCCGCAGCCCCGAGACCCACACCCCCACCACCGACCATGGAGCAAAAGATGGCATCGCCCGCCCGTAAAGCACAAACGGCACAGGTGTACAGGGCAGCGTCGGGGGCTCTTTTGGGACACGTGAAGCCGAGTCAAGGGGCTTTGTACCGCAATAATAGGGGCACAGATAGCCGAAGGAAGATCAAATGAACCGAGTGCTCGTAGAATCGTTGAGGCAGAAACAAGACCCACTGCAACGTCCTCCGTGGAGTCAATCGTGGAGGCGGGACCCGATCACGTCCGAGGAGATTCAGCAGGCACTTCAAGACCCAGCACTGGACGAACAGGGACAGCCTTGGATGAGGCACTGCGGTTCTTGGACGAGGAGTGAAACCTCCAGTCGCAAGAGTCACGTCTACAGGATCGCCTATTTCGTGAAGCATCGTGAGGCGGCTACCCCCATCACCCTGAAAGCCAGCGGCTCAATGTTTGACGGCTACCATCGGTTGGCGGCTGCCATATATTGTGGGGATGAGTATATCGCTGTGGGAGAAGGCTTGGCTGCGAGAGTATAAAGGGCTGCGACTTAATGCCCGCCAGCCGCAGCCCACGCAAGGTGCCAAAACCGTCATGACGGTCCCGGCGAGCGGCCATGCCCGCAAACCCAGCAAGAGCCGGGTTACATAGATGACGGGTATACTTAGGTTTGAGTAGGTGATTAAATTTTGGAATGGCGAACGCTCGCCCCTGCCCTTCTCCGCTCACTATCACCAGATGTCTTTAAGTCTGGCAGGTCAGCTTACTTGTTTCACTGACGCACGGTGTGGCACGTTCTCCATCCCCAGCCCGATCATGTCGGGCGTCGTTTGGTGCGTGGGCGCTGTAGGCGTCCATCTCTTAGGGCGGTTATACTAAAGGTTTTGGTAGGTGCGTTCCGCAAACGCAAGGCTTGCCACGGTTGATATTCCAACGTTTACAAATAGCCTTGGCGAGGGTGCCGTTTTCAGCCGCCATTCGTCCAGCGGTGCGTCCACCAGCGGCGAGGTCAGCTTTGGCACGCATACGGTCCATGTGACCGCTTTCCACATTCGTCTGTCCCCCTTTACGGCAATTAGTCAGCACCTCTTTGGGGTGCTCGTTTCTCCAATCTATCAAACCTTCTCTGGCGGCAACTCGAACACTATCTAGTTGCCCGCTCACGACCGCTTGTCGCCCGCCCGCTCTTCCGCCGATAGCGCGGCATTCGCCTCCTACTTTTTTCATGGATTCGATAGCCGTCTTCTTGTAGTCGGGATTAGCCCATCTTTTTCTGGAGGCTTCTCCCACTTTTAGTCGAGCAGATTCCGAATGCGGTCCTGTAAACCCTTCGCCGCCTCGACAAATGTTGTAACCATACTCGGGGTCTTGAGAATGGAGGAAGACGATGAAATCGCGTTCATAGGCGTCAAGCTCGGATTTAGTCTGGACATCGGAGAGGAGGGCGTGTGTGGACCAATCACAGGGAAGCGGATGTTTACGCATGGAACGGAAAAGATGAGAACTTCCTTTATCGTGCCTAGCATCAGAAAATTTGCGTTGGAAATAATTCCTCAGGTTGTTGCCCTTGTGTTGCCCGATGTAATACTTCCCCGTTACATGGTTGACGATGAGATAGATGTACATGAAACCCCCAGTGGGTTAATACTCAAAGGAGGGTATGAAAGTCGTTTAATTACAACAAAGTTTCCTGACCTAACCATTTTGCCCAAAAAGGTAAGCTTGAAGTACGTTGCCCGGTGTTTGACCCGTCACACGAACACGAACCCAGTTAAAATAGAGGCAAGACGGTGCCCACATGACCATTGTCGCTGCACCTGAATACACCCCCGTAGCTGTGTCGTATGCGATTGCCGCCTCGTTGTCTGGCTGACCTGCCGATGGTGCCGCATTGAGGTTACCGCTGATGTTTGCCCCGACGTTCGGGGTGCCCGTGGTGTTCGTAGCTGGTGGTTGAATTCCGCTGTTCTGCCATGCGTACAGGGTGAACGTGGTGTTGATGTTGAGCGGGCCGTTGGCGACTTCGAGGTTGCCGAACGTATTGCCCGAGTTAAACGGTGGATTCTGAAGGATATATAGTCCGCCGTTGACGCTGACGTACACGTTGTAGCCTGTAGCGTACCCGCCCGTGTCTGGACCGGGAGCGCCGATCTGAAGAGTGTTTCCTGCGGCGACGGCAAGCGATGTTGGCGTGCTGGCGACCGTCTCACCTTTAAGGTTGACGTAGGTCAGCTTTACCCCGTAAGTGGCGGCGGGATAGGCGAACGCCTGATTCCCGCCGCCTGCGCTAGAAGTCTGTCCGTGCCCTGCGCTCGTGGGGGTAAATGCGGTGAGAACTGGGGCTGAAGGAGCGGCAATCTGAGTGGCAAGGTTGTCGATGTTGACATTAGGGTCGTTGCTGACTTCGATGGTGATAGTGCCAGAAAGCGCGACAGGCAATCCAGCGGATGTCTGGGCAAAAATGTGGATCGAGGAGGCCACGAAATTCGAGACGTTACGCCATGCCCCATCTGCGGCGGCGAGGTTCGTTTTGAGAATCTGGTTGGAAATAGTTTGCATGGAAGCTCCTTGCTATAGGAACTGAAAGTCAGAAAAGCGGTTTGTTTCCCGAAAATCAACTATCGGATGCTACTTCAGAGGGTAACAACATGGGCAAGCTTCGTGCGGCGACAACTTTCGGATTAGGGGCTCAAAAATCCGCTGATTCCAGCGTTTTCACGGTTAATCACTTCATTTCCAGCACCCCCGTACCCCCCGCCCTCAAGCAAAAGATCGCCAGCATGGGACTTGAACGGATAGCTGGCAATATATATGAATCACCGAGCACTCGGGATTTTTGGAAAGTAAAAGGAAACAGTATCATAAAGCTAGTTGGCGATGAGGTAGACAATGGAGAGTCAATCGCCGCCGCCCCTAAAAACGACCCTATGGGTTTTATGGGTGCTTTTGACGATATCGAGTTCTAACATGCTGATTTACAAGCTCACAAATCGAATCAACGGTGGGGTCTACATCGGCAAATATGTCGGAGATGAGGCAGACGCTCGTTTTCAACAGCACGTTCGCGAAGCGAGACGGGGTGGGGATCGTTACCTATGCCGCACTATTCGCAAGTACGGCTCGGATGCCTTCAAGGTCGAAGTGATTTATCGTGCCAAGACCGCTGATGAACTCTCCAAGATGGAGACCTTTTTCATCGTTCTCCATCAAAGTCATAAAGTTGAGAACGGCTACAACATGACGCTGGGCGGTGAGGGAACTGTGGGCCGGATTATTTCGGAAAGAACAAGACAGCTTTGGAGTGAGCAGCGTAAAGGAAGACCTGTCACAGCGCAACAGTTGAAAAACCTAGCTCTTGGGCATCATCGACCGAAAAAAATAGTTGCGGTTAAACCCGCCGAAGAAGTGGAAGCCGCAATGAAAGCAGCGATGCGGGCTGCATGGACTCCCGAACGTAGGGCAGCACAAGCACAGCGGATAGCAAATCGGAATCGTCTTCGTGTTGGAAAACGTGGAGCATTATCTACGGAATGGAAGATGGCGATTTCAAATGCAAAGAAGGGGAAAGCAGCTTCGGCTGCGGCATAAACCTATGGCAGAAGAAAAGAAACCGTACACTAGCATCGTTGACGCATTCTTGGATGACCGCGAGCCCGCATGGAAGGACCTCGGCTTGAAGGACGCACAGGACTCAGGTGAAGAACAATTGGATCGTTCTCACCAGTACATCGATGATGAGTTCATGGACGACATCGCTGAGAGCGCCAGCAGGCACACCCCACTGTGGCCGGGTCGCACTGGTTCAGCCGAGAAGAATGCTCAGCGGGATAGTCTTGAACGGGCTCGCGGTACGCATCTTGAGCGCATGGCTGCAAAGGACGGCACGGATGTATTCGAAGGTAGCAGTGTAAAAGGCTCAAGCGCCAATTGGCGTGTACAGGCAACCCAGCATCAGGAAGACTACAGTGGGAAGCTGGGCGACGATGACTCGCTGTTCGCCGAAGTAACGGAAACACTGGAATCGGCAGCCTCCACAGGCAAGGTCGAGAAGAAGAACGTGTCGGACGCACAGGTTTTGACTTACGTCCACAGCCTGCTCAATCAGGGTATGGCACCGTCAAAGATCGCCGCAAAGCTGAAGAAGCTGGCTGAGATCGAGTTGTTCAACCACCAGATGGCGACTCAATACCTGCAAGAGAACGCAGGACTGGTAGGCATGGCGTTCCTCGAACCCAACACCTACATGGACAAGAATTCCCCGACTTATGAACGAGAGAAGCACGGCAGTTCGAGCAACGGCTGCGTAGCGCAGAAGACGGCGTGGGACAAGGCCGGCATTAAGCCCCGAGCGGCATCCGTAAAGCAGATCAGCGCGTGCGAAGGATGCCAGTATTTCTCGAAGAACGGCAACGTTAAGTCCTGCGGTGTCTATCACTTACCAGTGGTAGCGACCACCAAGGAGCTTACACCCATCGTGAATAAGCTCACGGCTGGCGTGCCGAACAAGCAGAAGCGGGCAGCATTGGTTCAGATCGCCAATGGCAACGACGGCACCAAGGTCGGTTCCATGCCCATTGCTCCGAAGACAAGCTCCTCCGTTTCCCGTCACCCGAGTCTCGGCGGCGTGGAAGCGCAGGCAAAGCGTGTGGGTCGCGTGATCGCGACTGATTTCGATTCTTCGCACATTGCTGCGTTGCATGAGAAGGGTCACTCACTGGCGGTTATCGCTCGTGCGGCTGAAAAGCGGTACGGTGCGTTTGCGGCGGGCAAGGCGGTACGTGAGTTCGTAGGCAGCTTGCGGCCGAACGTGAACGGACAGATCGTTCTGGCAAAGGCTGATGCGGAGTTCCTCGCAAAGGCCGGTATGCATAACCAGAATTTTGTGGCGGGTGCGAAGTGTGCATCCTGTGCCACACACTCGGCAGTGGTACAGAAACACAAGGTGACGGCGAACGCTAACTATGCCTCCCGTGTTCCACACGCAGGGTTCCACGAGAGCAACCCCGATCAGGTACGTCACGCACACCGTGCGGCTGCACCTGAACTTGATGCCAGCGTCATCGAGCGGTATCACAAGAAGGGTCACTCGATGGAGAAGATTTACAAGCAGGCGGCAGCGAAGTTCGGCACCGCTCAGGCAAGCAAGGCAGTGAAAGAGTTCATCGCCAGCCTGAAGAAGAAGCCGATCAAGGTTGCGCTATCGCAGATCGACTGCACGTTCCTCAAGAACAAGCTTGCCGATCACAACCCAATTATCGGGGCACACAAGTGCGGCTCTTGCACGTATCGCAAGGGGATGCACTGCGGTCTCACTGGCGGAACTCTCTTGAGCTTCCCCGGTATGGACAAAACGGCGTCCAACCACAAGGTCGGGGAGGGTGCGCCAGAGGATGGACGTACAATTCTTGCTGAGTTTGACTTGATGCCGAATAGTGGGCGTCCGGGCGACACGAAGATGGCCGACATCGATATGAATCCTCCCGCACGTCAAGACGTGCAGATAGGTAGCTCGTTTGAGCTAGGAGACATAGAGTAATGAGTGAAAACATTGAGCGTGCAGAACTGGTAGTTGATTTAGAGGGAAAGTACAACTCGGCGGCAGAAGACAAGAAACCGGGCAAGCGTGTCGAAAGTTCCAAGCTGACGGAGATTCGGACAAAGATTGAAGACCCGAATGTAAGTCAGGCGGAACTCAGCAAACTCATTGCCCTCGAAATGGCGGCGATTCTGGATGGCATGAACGAGCATCTGGATAAACCGAATTCGGGTATTAAAGGGATGGACGCTAACATCGCCATCAAGAGTCTCAGCGAGCAACTGAAGGGCGTTCGTGAACTCGGTCGTCAGATCATTGAGATGGACAACCAAGCGAAGCGTGACTTCATTAACTTCGACGGCGAGAAGTTCCAGTTTGTTGCAAGCCAGTGGATGCAGATGGGCGTTGCAGCCCTCCGTGCCATGGGCTGGGATGAACACACGGTTACCAGCTACGTCAAGCAGTTCCGTAGCCAGATCGAAATGAACGAACTCCGCATCCGCAAGGAAGCGGAAAACATCGGCACAAACAAACAGAAGTAACGACGCAACAGAAGGGGAACTGTGGGCACCACTGAGCAAGCTAAAGAACGTCGAGATTCCCGCCGAGCCGCTGGATTATGTGGTAAGTGCTCCAATCCAGCATTGCTCGGTAAAAGCCTGTGTGAGCTGCATCGGCAGCAAGACCGTAAGATAAACAAACGGTTTAGGGTCAATCAAAAACAGCGTGTGATCGCTGGCTATGGCGGAAAATGCCAGTGCGAAGGTGGGTGTGATGAATCGAGATTTGAGTTTTTGACGATAGATCATGTCAACAACGACGGTGCGGAACACCGTAGAAACCTCGGAAGTGGCGCAATCGGACCCATGTTGTATAAGTACATTATCGATAACAATTTTCCCGAGGAGTATAGACTACTCTGCTGGAATTGCAATTGCGCTAAGGGACACTATGGTGAGTGTCCTCACGTAAATGAAAAGAATGCTGTCGCTGCGATGTCAGTTTCGGCAGGAGGAAAGTAACATGGCACAAAGTGGAAACACCGTAGCTCTTAAATCGTTCCAGTCCTTCATGGTCAATGACGGATTGCTGAGCAAAACTGTCGAAGCTATCAAAGCTGGTGAGAAGGAAGCTCGCTCCACGGGTAATGTGCAGAGTTTCGAAGTTTTCTACAAGGGCTTTCGTCAGAACATTGCCATCGGTCGCATCTACATCGTCCCCCCATCCGTTGCCGACAAGAAGGGGCAAGACTTCCCGACCGCCCTGCTCTATGGTTGCCTTGTCCGCACCTTTGGTGGTGAGGAAATCGGCGACATGATCTCCCACAAAATCGGTGATACCGAATGGGATGAGTATTCTCAGGCGTCCTACGCATCGATCAAGAAAGAACTCTTCGGCACCGAAAACGACAAGTTCGCCGCCCTCATTTTGTTTGCCCCCAACTGGGTCAATAAGCGTGAGTACATCGGCTTCCAGTTCCCGAAGGATGACAACGAGCTTGCGAACCTGACTCGTCACTTAGTCTTCAGTTCGTACTTCGACCCCCGTCTGTCCTCGGCATTCGATGCCCTGATGACCGATGTGGAGACCTCGAAGTTCGATGTCACGGACATCACGCCGAAGATGAACTTCCCCGCCTTGGCCGAGAATCCGCTGAAGGAATTCCCACTGCTCACCAAGGAGGGTTCAAAGAAGAAAGCCCGCCTTGGGCTAACCATCAAGACCGCCGAAGAAGTCACCAAGGCCGTACTAGAGCCGCAGGAGATGGACGTGTTCGAATCTTTGGACACGGCTCTCCGCAACAGCCTCTTGCCAAACGATTCCAAGGGCGTTGAGGATGCTTCCGAGGGTAAGGCTCCGACAAAGGGTGAAATGGTTCCACGTCTCTCATCCAAGAAGGGTTCCGCCAAGGTTGCTCATGGCTACATCGCGTTCTACGGCGGCAAGCGCATTGAGATTCAAGCCGACTCCCTCTATGGGGCGAAGTTGAAAGCCATCGAGATGCTGAAGGTTCCGAAGTCCAAACAGGGCTTGCTCGCGGTCGAGCTTGCCGAAAAGGACGGAGAACAGGTCACCACAACAATCACGTCGTCCGCCACTGCGGTATTCGAGACCCCGATTACAAACGTTGGTCCGGGTACTGAAGCCCATGACGAAGCCAACCAGCGCACCGAAGGCTACAAGGATGAGAAGGACACGCCAAAGGTTGTCATCAACAGCGCACCGATTGGTATCGCTCTCGACGAGACTGGTGTACCCCGCCGTCCAGAGGAAGAGCGTAAGTCCGCCGCAAGCAGTTACTACCCTGCTTCCGCTGGTAAGGCTCAAACTGAAAACGCTGCGGTCGTGGAGAAACACGGTTATACCCAATTTAATTCCAAGCCAGACGGAACTTCCTTTTGGAAGAGTCCTATCGGAACTACCGCTGTTCTATACCCAAACGGAAGCTGGATGCACACAGGCGGTAAGGGAGATGGGGCAAAGGCCCTTAGCGAGCTTCTCATAAGCTACCACCACGAGAGAGTGCCAAAGGTCAGCAAGTCAGCAGCGTATGGCGACCGTCGCGATTTTCGGAAGATCGATATCTTCGTTAGCGGCAAGTATGTCGCAAGCACGACATGGGCTAGTTCCATAAAGGAAGCAATCCAAAAATACGAGGAAAAGAACCCGGGCTCGTGGGCTGGTGAAGTTAAGGCTCAATTTGATAAGAAAGGCTCGGCTGATAAAACTGCCGTAGACTACAGCGGCAATTACCCCGAGGCAATCGGCGGTGGTTGGAATAAAGCGACGGCAGATGATCTGTCGAGCGGCTATTCCAAGCAGGTCGGCAACGGTTTGATGGATGAGACCCCCGACAAAGTAAAGGAACATTTGAAGAAAAATGTCAGTCAAGCCCGTCAGGGTCAGGATGCCCTGAAGGATCACAATGCATCATTTGACGCCGCCAAGTGGGGCGGACTGGGTGTGAAGCAGGCTTCCTCCCTGTGGGTAGGTTCCGCCAAGAAGGTTGCAGCCAATCTCGATGACTTCACTAGCCAGTACATTATAACCGCTCTATGGTCTTCGAATGATGAATCTGACCCCAGCGGCGGTGAGCCGTTGGATTCAAACTACGATATCCTCGATCTCGCACCGTCCTGCTTGCAGGCAATGACCGAAGATTGCGCGGGCTTCCAAGCGGAGAATCAAGAGCTTCTGGCTGCGGCATCCGAACAAGATGGTCAGGACGCCGAGCGTCAAGGTCATGATTTCTGGCTCACCCGCTGCGGTCATGGTGCGGGCTACTGGGATGGCGATTATCCGACAACGGGCGATGGTTTGACTGAAGCCGCCAAGAAATGGGGTAGCGTTGATCTGTACGTCGGTGACGACGACATGATCTATCAGATGGGGGCAGAAGACCCGAGTTCGCGTGGTTACGGACAGAAGGGCGGGCCTGCAAAGGCTGGCTCGAAGATGGCTTCCAAGAAGACCGCCTCGCAAAATGATGCATCATACATCGCCAGCTTGATCGGCGGCGGGGTGCATAGTGAAGATTATGACGCTCGTTCGCAGCACTCCAGAACGGCGGCACAGAAGCGCGAAGACGAGATGGCTCGCAAGTATTCCTCTCAGCGTAAAAAGTTTGCCGACGTTCCTCAGGACATCGAAGACATTTGGTCTGAGACGATGGAAGACATGGGGCCAGCACCCGAGATCAGACTCCCGGGCGAGAGTGAGGACAACGAAAAGTCCACCACAGGGGAGCACGAGATCGAGGCTCCAGAGATGGGCGCGGATTCGAGAAGCGACGTTCCTGAGCAGGTCAAGGGCGATCAGGAAGAGCCGACCGTAAAGGTTGAAGAGGCTCTTGAGAACGACACCACCAAGTCCGAAGAGGACGAGCCCAGCACGGGCGATGGTGGAGCGTCGGCGGACAGCGGTGAAACAAAGTCCGAAAAGAAGTCCGAGGGTGGTTCCCAGTCCGAATGGGCGAAGAACCGCAGCAAGGGTAAGTCCGAGAAGAAGGACGAGTCCGAAGAGTCTGAGGAAGAGCCGAAGGAAGAGGAGTCCAAAACGGCTGCTCGGCCCGGTGCCCGTCCTGCCAGACAGCGTGTCCGTTGCGATCAGTGCGAGATGTTGAGCATCAATGGCACGGCGACTCACGAGACAGGCTGCCCAAACCAGAATTCCCGCTGGGATGCTGACCGACAGGATTGGGTAAAGCAGCGTCGTTGCGGCGAATGCGGCATGGACGTTGACGCCGATGATCCGTGTTGTTCTGCGGAACCTGACTTCGACAACGGTTACGACGAAAACGATGAGCATTTTGGTGGGCTCGATGCTATCCTCGCTGACGACACCGATGCAGTAATGGAGCAGGCGGAAGAAGCCGCAACAGCAGCCCCCGCTGTGTTCTATGAGTGCGGAGCCTGCGGCGGCGTGCACCCGTCCTTGGAGACTTCCGAAAGGCTCGGTCTCGGTTGGAACGGTGATTGTCGTGATGAGGTTGGTCACTTCGAAGACAGCGACGTTCCTTACGGAGACAACACTCAGTTCGTCACCTTGGAAGAGCAGATGGCTCCAGACTTCGATGACGCGATTCTGGCGTCTAAGACTGCGGACTATGCCGAGGGCGACCTTGAAACTTACTTCGACGAAGGAAAGACGGCGGATTACGCCGAGGGCGATCTCGAAACCTACTTCGATGAGGGGAAGACGGCAGACTACGCCGAAGATGATTTTGCATCTTACTTCGGAGAGGAAAAATCGGCGGGACGTTCCACCACACCGAAGTACGTCATTCGTATTCCGGGTTCGACCGATGCCGCATGGAACGTGAGCGGTTACGGACAACAGCGTGGTGCGGGCCAGCCAAACCAAGCGAACCTCGCACGGTACATGGAAGCTCTCTTGAAGAGCATGGAACCGGGCGGGCACAACGAGCATTTGGTGGGTCATTTCGACCCATCCGAAGCTGCGGTTTATCGCAACGACGGCACCTACAAGAACCCGTTGGCTACATGGTCGAAGGGTGAAGCGAAGCAGGGTGCGGATGTCTCGGGCGATTTCTCGGAAGCGCATTCCGAGGTTGACAGCCCAGACACCGTGGATCAGGACATCAAGCAGCCGACCGAATCGGTAGGCGAAGCTGGTAAGAGAAAGAACGCTGATGTGGCGGAAGAAACCAAGGAAGAGCGGGCGAAACGTCTGGAAGATCAGCGTCAGCGCGATGCTCGTGAACTGACACGTCGCAAGGCGGCTGACATCTCGGGGGACATCTCTGAGGCTAAGTCGAACACGGAAAGCCCTGACGGGGTGGACGCCGACATTAAGCAGCCTACGGTTTCGGTTCCCGAAGCGGCACGCAAGAACGCTAAGGTGGGATTCACGTTCAATGGACAGCACCGTGAAGCTGCCTTTAGCGATCTCACACAAGCGGGGAAGTTCATAGCGGTAGCCTCGGCCAAATTTGGAAAATTGGCTAGTGACTGGACGATAACCGCAGCCGATGACGATGATGCGGCGGAAGATCAGTCCGTTGATTCGAAGAAGCCCGATGACGCTGAAGCTGACGAACCAGCCGAAGCTGCAAAGCCTGCGGATTCGAAGAAGCCTGATGAGACGAAGGGCAAGAACAAGCCCGCCGTTACTCCTCCCGCGAAGGCTGAAGCACCAGCGGCAGCACCAGCAGCACCCGCAGCGGCGGCGGTTCCAGCGGCGGCACCAGCCGTAGCAGCGCCAGCAGATGGTGCAGGTGGTAATGGAACCTCGGAAACTTCTGGTAACGAAACATCGACTGAAACTGGCGGTTCAAGTCCGGGTGGTGCATCAACTGGCGGCGTAGGTAGCGGCATGGGTGGTGCAGGTACAGGCGGGGCTGGCACAGGCGGTGCCGCGACTAGCACGGGAACAGGCGGGGCTGGCACGGGTGGAACTGTGAGCATTGCACCAACGAGCACAAACTCAGCGGGTGGTGACGAAGGCGGCGGTGAAGACGGCAGCGTACAAGCTGCTGGTCAACCTGCTGGTGGGGCACAACCTAAAACCCCGACCATCATCATCTACAACGGCGGCACGGGCGGTGCATCTACCGTCGATACGGATAGCGGTTCGGGTCCGGGCGGCGATGGGCCGGGTTCTGATGGAACTGGCGGCACGGGCGAAGGCTCTGGCGGCGGTGGAGGCGGCGGGGGTGGACGTGGAACTCCGCGCAACCCTGAACAGGCAGCGGATGCCGTTTCTCCGGGAGTTGACAGCGACAATCGTCAACAAGGTGACTTGGCAGAACCACAGGGCAACCAGTCAAAGGGTAAGCCTTTGGCAACGAAGCCTGAAGGACAAGACGATCAGTTAAAGGGCAATGATAAGCCCGAGCTACGCGGTGACGCGCCTGTGGAGCCTCAGGAGCCACAGCCTCCACACGAAGACGCAGCAGACGACACGAAAGAAGCTGCCGCAGGAATGCCAGCCGAAGTCGGGGAATTCCCGTATGTCGAGACGCTGGTAGGTATGGGTTGGAGCGACGAGGGCGAACCGGGGCATTTCATGCTCGGCGATAGCCGTGTCGAAGTCCTGACGTACACCGATGGCTACGAAGTATACGTAGACGGCGAACTGTACGAATCAGGCGACAACGTGGATGAACTCCAGAACACACTGGAACTCGTTGCCGAACTCGGTGTGGATGCGTTGAATGCACATCAGGCCTCAGATGACAAAACAGCATGTGCGGGCTACGGTGACGAAGAAGATGAAGAGCGTCCAATCGATCTCGGTATCGGCGATCTAGCGGACTTGGTTGTGGAGAAGGAAGATGCCCATTAAGATCGATGACTTGCACGCCGCTGCCGCTCGTATGGCGGCGGACATCATGCACAGCGACAATGATCTGTCTCAGAAGCTCGAAACGGCGACCCCCGCAGCGGCGGAAGCTGGACCGAGCCACGATGAGTTGGTTGAGAATTCCCACAGCGAAAGCGGAGTTGGCGTAATCGACGGTGAAATCCGTCCGCCTGAACGTCAGAACGTCTCTGCCGTCAAGGATGCCATTGAAGCTCAAGCCGAGATGGAAATCGGTAAGACCATCGGAGAAAAAGAAGAAGAGATGGAGGCTCGTGGCGACGGTCCTTACGGTGACAAAGAAGTCAAGGACACCGCAGGCGCGACCGAAGTTACCGCCAAGCCGGGAACTCAAATCATCATCAACGTTGCGGGCAAGAAACAGGCTGCCCGAGAGTTCGTTGTAAAGCACACGACCGTAAACGACTCCCGTGGTCCGAAGACAGGCTGGTGGATTTTCGAAGATGGTCGGCCTTCGGGTATGCGTGCTACGCAAGAGGAAGCAGTGCAAGCTGCCGAGGCTACCGCACAACTCCGCATAGTTAATGGGCAGGTCGCCCCAGTTCGTGTTGAAGCAGGTCAGAAAGAGCAACCCATCGGTGGTGAGAAGCAGCACCCAAGGGAAAACACCTCAGCCAACGGTATGTTCGGCGGTACGAACTTGTCGGCAACCCCGAATTTTGAGAAGCACTCCGAAGAGGGTGCCCCCGATCCTGACACGGTTGCCCGTGTTCGTGGTCAGTACACATCCGGCATGGGGCGTAAATCCTGCATGGAGCACTTCAAGATCACGGAACAGCAGCTTGATGACATCCTGAGCGGGAAGTATGGCAAGGGAAAGTTCGCCTCGTATCACGAAGTTAAAGCAGCCTTCCTCAAGAAGGGTAGCTTCCTGACGATTGATGAGGTCAAGAAAGCAGGACAGGAATACCTGCACATGATCCGCACCGCTGCGATTAGCGTGGCACAAGGTCAGGACGAGCAAGGGTTCCACATGCTGCTGAGCATGAACGGGCGTGAGTACGTCCTTCGTGGGGCGGATGCGGACAGTTTCCGTAAAGAGTATGCCGCGATTCCAAAGCCCGAAGCGGCTGTCAACAAGCTCGTTGAAAAGTATTTGTGGAAAATGCAGCCGTACCAGAAACAGACCATTCAGCACCCACCGTCCGAGACGAAGCAGGACCCGAACAGTCAGGCACTTCGCCGCCAGCGGTCGGAAGGGTTGGCGGATGCGGATGCTTATTGGGCAGGCAAGGAAAAGCAGCCGAACGATTACAAGCGGTACATGACGCAGCACGCTTCCGCGAAGATCGCCGCAACATCATACGCGGAGTACCAGAAGTTGGTACAGGAGCGCAACCAGATTATCTCTCAGAATCGTAGCCGCCAGATGAAGGGTCAACCACCCGTGCCAGTGCCACCGAAGCCAGAGGTGCCGATGGTTCCAGTGGCGTATGCTGCGGATGGGACGTATGAGGGTCGGCTACAGGACCCAGCGGATTGCCCACCGGGTTGCACCGTAAAGTGGGAGCCTTCCAAGGGAGCCAGTATGATGACCTTGGCTAAGCTGGCGGCTGATTATTTCGGCTACGATGATTGGATCACAGGGCACACCGCTCTGATGATTAACAATGATTCGGCGGGACTTACGACGCTGCACAATTTGGTCCGCAGTGCCCTGAAGAACAAGAAGACTCCGAAGATGTTGGCGGGTCAGCTTGCGAAGTTCTTCAAGAAGTTCGGCGACCAGAGCAAGAAGTTCTACGCGGAGAACGCCGACAATGCTCGGGGCGAGCGTGGTAAGCACGAGCGTGAGCAACTCGAAGGCGTGGTTAAAGCGCCAAGCGGCGACAAGGCCCGTGATTTCGTCGATAACCTGACGAACATGTGGTACGACGCGGGTGGGCAGAGTGACTGGGAGCAGCCAGCGGGTGAAGTTAACTGGGAGGAGATCGCCTCTGCGGAGATGGAGTCCGAGCGTGCGGAGAACCCAGACAAGTACCCGAAGACAAACAAGGAAGACGACAAATTCATGGAAGGTGTGGGGATGAAGATGGAATCACTCAGGACAGCAACGGCAGTATTAGCAAGAGTCGCCGCTATGAGCGTGGGTGACAAACATCAGCTTCGCATCGCAATCGACTCTCTCAAAATGAACCCCGCTATGCTGGGCGTCATGGGGGGACCTGACAAAGAACAAGCTTTGGAAATCTTAGCTAGGCACGGTTTACGCTGGGACGAAGCAGGAGGTAAGGCTGTGAAAGCAAACGATAAGAAGGCCGCTGCTGGTTGCGACTGGCAGACCGAATACGGAATGGGTGCTGGCGATGCCCGCTGTGGACAGCCGACCACGGGTAATTCTCCGTGGTGTGCCGAACACATTCAGGAAGCCAAAGACAACTACCCGCAGCACGCCCTCCCGACCAAGAATGGTGGGGAAGGTGCGGCTAAGACCCCAGAAGAGATCGAAAAGGAAGCAGGCTTCAATTTCTTCTTCCCGGGTCAGGTACTTCGTGAGGTTGCCCCCGAGATGCAACATGAACTCGTGGACTATCCAAACCAGACCAACACCCCAATGCAGTATCCTGACATCGTTGGTGACGGGGAAGAGGTTCCAGAAGAGATGGCTCTTGCAGCCGCTCTCGAAGGCGCTATGGATACAACCATCATCGCTTACGTCAGCACCAGCCCCGCCGCTGCCGCAGGTATCGGTCGTGACGGCAAGACTGAAGTGCTCGAAGGGGCCCCGCTCCGCAAGGAAAACGACATCCGTGGTATGATGTTCACGGACGAGTTTTACGGTCAGCAAGAGGGCGTCCCGGGTGCGGCATTCGCAAGCACCAAGGCCGCAGGTGGATTCGCCCGTCCGGGTTCGGCGTTCAAGTTCCTGAAGAGTCTCAAGCTGGGCAAGACGGCAGGTGCCGACGAAGCCAAGCAGTTCTCGATCTTCCTTCAGTACGTTTGCGGTGAGATCGCGGCTACTCTCGTGGCGTTGTTCAAGGTCACCTATCGTCCGATGCTGAACCAAGTTCCGGGCAAGGGTGAGATTCAACTGGCTCAGGTCGAACAGCCGCAAGGTCTGTCGAGCTTCAACATCTACAATCAGGCGAGCCGTGTGAAGTACCTGATGAACAAGCTCACCGACAGCGAGATCAAGGACGCCATCAATAGCTCCTCGGCTCAGGGTGCGGTGTGGCACGAAGGTGAAGAGGGCGGCTACGTGTACGAAGTTTTCGTCCGTATCGACGACATCGACACTGAGAGCCTGATCGCGACGTATAGCTTTATTTGCGGCACGAAGGAATAACGGCTACCGAAGTTCTTCAACTTCAGTATTCATAGTGTAGGGGCATATCTATGAGTAGCCTACCGCAGTATAAAGGTAAAACTCGTCAGCAGTACATGAGTGAGTGGCATAACAAGTATCGTGCATATTGGAGCACGCACGATGCGTATGTTGAAACCAAGTCCAAAATTTGCGTGTACTGTGAAAAGGAAAAGCCGAGCGTTGCTTTTTCCAAGGCAAACACGAACAAGGATGGGTTACAGGCATACTGTATCGACTGTCTCAAGCAGTGGCACATCGATGATCCAACACGTCAAATGCTGCTCAACGCCCGTGCCCGAGCCCGTCGTTTGGGAATTGAATTCGCTCTTGATGCAAAGGATATAGTAATTCCGAAAGTTTGCCCCGTTTTGGGTATCCCGCTTGTCGTGAGATCAAAGGGGAAAAACAACTCTCCGAGTCTGGATAGGAAGGATAACTCTAAGGGATACACCTCAGATAACATTCGAGTGATCTCGTGGCGGGCAAATGATATCAAGGGGAACGCCACTGTCGCTGAGCTAGAAAAAGTGTTAGAATACATGAAGGAAGCATGAAGATCGGGGTCAAAACCTCGTCGAAATCAGGTCGTGTTCTCGCCAAAGGTCTCGGTAAAGATGGCTGGAAGGACACGATTGATCTCATTGAGTGCGACCAAGATGAGTGGGATGATTGGCTTGAAACCCCATCCGCTCAAGCGGGCGGCGGTCAGGGCCGAGTAAGATTCGTTCGGGCTGATCTAAGAAACCCAGTATTAAATCGAAGGGGGCGATAATGGACTACATCGACGCTGAAGTAGACACAACGGTACTGTAATGAGTAGCGAAATCATCAGTGAAGTCAACGAGAACGACCCTTGGGATGTGTTCCAAGAGAAGCATCTTCCAGAAGACGAAGAGCGGCAAGATATTGGGATCAAAGGCGGGCCTCGCAGGGTAACAGTACGCCGCGCAGACAAGGCTCAGCGTCCCGTGTTTCGGAGATCGGAATAACCATGTGCGGAGGAGTAGGACATCGAAGTTACCGACGCCTAGCAACGCTGCCGATTGATCCGAGCCCCACTCCGTGGGATTTCAACACGTGGGGGTTCTTCTGTGATAATTGCATGACGTTCTTCGACTTGCTGCAACACGGCAAGGTCCTCACGTTTAAGGGCGAGGACGGAGAATGCTGGGCTACTTACGAACACAAGTGTGGTCAGCCAGCCCGATATATCGGATATTGTCGTGACACAGAGTTTACTCGCGTAGCTCAATTGCAGAGCACTTCATTCTAAACGAAGGGGTTGCGGGTGTAAGTCCCGTCGCGGGTTCCAAGTGCGGCCCTACCATGCGTGGGTGCCGTTTTAGGGGGCGGTTCTCTCCACTACGCAGCCGCCCCCGGTTTTTCTTATGAACTGTATCAACTGCGGTAAACCCCTCGAAGAAGACCTCGTGAAGAAGCTCCAAATCATGGCCGAACTTTTCGGCGAAGACTTCACCTCACACTTCGTCTGCGACGATTGCTACGTGCCCACTCCCTGCCCGCCTGATTGTGAGGGTTGCGCCTTCGAACGCGGCGAATAACCTCTCCAAATCCTCCTAATACGTAACCCTTTTATAGGGAGCAACATGGCTGACAAGAAAGTCAAAAGTACAACTTGGACAAAGCTCGCAGACAATCTCCTGCCTGACGCGACAAAGAAGATCAATGCCATTGACTTCATTGAAGGCCCGGGTGGGACAGGTCTCGTTCTGCGTCCTGTTCAGCGTGTTCTTGTCAAAGCACTTTTCGCCGTTCCCTTTGACTACCGCCCCAAGTGGGCAGACTCCATCGACAACTGGGGAATGGTGGAGATGTGGAATCCCTTCCGTGATGAGCTACTCCGCACGGTTACGGAAGAAGAGTATCTCCACATCGTTCACGAAGAGGGTCGCTGCAACGTCGGAGACTGGCGGGACATACCACAAAGAGGATTCAACGAAGGCGTCATCTTCTGCGGTCGTCGTGGTGGTAAGTCCGAAGTCGTCGCCGCCATCGCCGCCTACAAACTCTACCTCACTTTGTGCATCAACTCGCCGCAGAAATTCTTCGGCTTGGCTGAGGGTTCCAAGATCGACTTCACCTTTCTTGCACAGGACGAAACAGGTGCGGGTCGATTGTTCCAAAAGCTTCAGGCCGCTGTCACCCGTGCCACGTGGTTCCACACCTACATCAAGGACAGCAACGCCAAGAACCTGACGTTTACTTGCGAAGCTGATCGTCACCATAAGGTCGATGCCAAGCCGTCTATTCAAGTCGTATCGCTGCCCTGCACCACGAACGCCGTCCGTGGTCCTTCGTCCCTCTTCCTCGCCCTTGACGAGTTTGCCCACTTCCGTTCCGAAGTAGGCTCCACGTCTGAAGACATGTACGTAGCCGCTACGCCTGCCGCTGGCGACTTCCACCACGAAGAAATCACCGCCCCTCCCGTGCTCCATGAAGCCGACTTTCACCAAGCTGGCGATTTTAAGCACGCGGAACCAGTTGGTACAGAAGGCAAGGTTGAAGTTCAGGACTCACTGATTCTGAGCATCTCGTCGCCACTGAAGAAAGTCGGTATGATGTACGATCTCTACCGCATGGCGATGGAGGACGGCATCAACGAGGACAACCCGACGTTCGCCCTCAGTTGCTCATCGGCGGAAATGAACCCCAAGCTCAAGGCCGGGTTCTTGCGTGATAAGGCTCGTAAAAACCCCCTCACGTTTAAGGCTGAGTACGGCGGACAATTCTTGGAATCTACGGAATCGTTCGTTCGATCCATCGACATCATGACCTGCACGGATGTCACCGCGTGGGATGTCAAAACCGAACCCACATTCGGCGTTCTTGCGCCCGCACCGGGAGCAATCGTTCGTCAAAACTGCGTGCGATTCAACGGAGATCAGGTGGGCTACAACTACTTCTGGGGTCTTGATCTTGGCGGCGTGAACGTCACCGATCCTGATAACAGCCGACCCGATGGTTGCGCGTTGGCGATTGGACATCTTGAGGTTCGTCAATCGACTAATCCGACGCCCGGGTTGACGCATGGTTTTCATTTGGTGTTCGACTACATCGACCGCATGATCGCGGGAGAACTTTTCGAAGGTCCCGGCGTCACCGTCTCGACGCCTGAGGGTATGAAATACACGGATTTTCAACTCCTACCCGTGAAGGACATTCTGCTCTGGTTGAAGGAGATGAACAAAATCCTCCCATGCTACAAAGGCTCAACCGATCAACACGCAGGTCGTCAGCTTATCACCTTGCTGGAACAGAATGAAATCAACAACATGGAGTTGGTGAACCTCACACCTGCCATCAACTCGGAAATGGCGTATGCGTTGCGCTCGTTCATCAACGACCACACCGCCAACTTTCCGTATGTGCCCAAGTTCATCCATGAAATCAAAATGGTTGAGACCGACGTGGTTGCCAAATACCGTATCCGCGTCCATGCTCCTCTGGAAAAGGGAGCCCACGACGACATGGTAGATGCGGTCATGCTCGTCGCTATGCAGGTTCAGACGTGGTTGATAGACGAGGGTCACCTCAAGATGGACCCCACGGGGCAGAGCCTCATCATGCAGCGTCAGCAAGCACTTCCGAAGAGATCGATCCTCAACATAGACGCCATGAGTATGAGCGACTTAAAGGCGAGTGAACGGGCGTACCAGATGAGCAAGTTCAAGTTTGGCGGCGGCAGCCACAGGGTTGCTAGAGGCCGACGAGGACGTTAGGGCAAGTTTTGCCATTTATTTACCCACTTTCGGACTCTTAGGTAGGGACAAAACTACTCGGGGAGACGTGTGGATTACATAAACGCCATCATCGCAGGCACATCGGTCATCGCACTGGTGGTCAGCATTTACCAGCACATGCGCGTGACGGCGATGCCCAGCAAGATTAAAGCCGAGATTCAGGCGGACGCTCTCAAAGCCGCCGCCCTGATGTTAGCTGATTCCGTGCTTGCCGCAGCCAAAATCAAGGCCGATGCAGTCGTAGCCGCAGACAAAATCAAAGCAGACGCGAGGTCTTAATGCTGATCGCACTTCTACAAGCCGCCACAGCGCCCGTACCCGTGCCCACTCCGTGGGACTGGGTTATTGCTCACCTTCCGCTGGTTGGGTGGCCAACAGTCATAATTGGGGTCTATAAGGCTACTCGGTTCCTTACCAAGGTAGAAGATCGAGCAGTAGCGTCCGAAGAACGGCTGAAGTTGATAGCCGACAGCAACACCGAACTCAAAGAAACCCTCGAAGGTCAGGTGACCGCCCAAAGAGAACTCGCCGTAAGCGTCCATCAACTCGCTGAGGCGATGCACCACCAATCCGAATTACACTCCGAACAACTTCAACTGATCCGTGAAATGAGTGGCGAGCAAAAGCTCCTCGCTCAGAACCAGATGACCATCATGAATGGCTTCCAGCGAGTCGTGGAACAGTTGATTGATGTGGTGAGTGATAAAAACGAGAAGGCATAAGGAGATAGCTATGGCTGTTGAAAAGACCGCACTCGATCTAACGTATTTCGATCCAATCACAGCCAGCAGGACGGCGTTGGAGAACACCCTTGATCGGTTCCAACAGACGTTTGAAGCCCACTCGAAGCCCGAGTTGCGGCGACGACTGAAAGAAAAAGTCGGAAAAATAAGCATCGTCGTTGCACCCAACGGCATCGAAAAGAAAGCTGAGTAGTGACGCTCGTAACTTCCACTTGATAAAACCCAAGCCTTGGTGTATAAACTAGATATGCCCTATGTACTAAAGGGTTAACGTGCCTACAGTGGGAGGCACTCGCTGAATTCCTGTGGGGTTCAGTATCTTCGAAAGTTGCTGGAGAACTAATGGTTCCGTTAGAGACCACTGCATTCGCATTTTCTTCCCTCAAATTTGGCAATCTCTTAGCTGTAGCCCTCTTTCAAGGCCCTAAACGAATCGACCAACTCTTCACCCTCGCACAGGAACGACTACCGCAGGAATGCGGCGACAAGTGGCAATACGAACTCATCCAAACCCTCATCGCCATTGGTGAAGAGGTCGATGGCGTGTGGCACGTCCGCCGCACAATGCCGATGGACGTGATTCCCGTCACCACACCCCCGCCCTCCAAACCCGACAGCCAGTACGACAAGATTCAGTATGATCCACGCACCGGGCACCACATCGGCGATGATGGGTTCCGTGTCCCGAAAGACTTCCTCGAATTCTACGAACGCTACCCGAACTACATCCGCAATTGGGTGAAGAAACGTCTCGCCCGCTTCGTAGTGGATGAGGATGTCGAAGACTGGACGCAGGACCTTATCATCCACATGAAGTACCTGCCGCAGACCAGCAAGCACCGCAAGCCGGGTGCGAATGACCGCGTGAATGGCTGCACGGACGTGATTGAGACGTTCAACCCGATTAGCCAGTATGGGGCATCCGAGCGTCGATTCCGCTCCTACGTCAACATGTGCCTCACGAACAAGTTCAACACCGTGTACTCGAAGCGCAACAAGAACCCAATCTGTCGGCAGGGCAACGTCACCATCGTGACGAACGTTGATCCCAGCCATGAGAATGGTGAGTACGACGTGGTGGACGATGCGTACTGCCATGTGCACTCAGACTACCTCAGCAACGCCACGGCACGCACGGCACAGCAGTACGAAAACTACCTGCTCGCCAATGAGTTCCGCCGTTACGTCGAGGCGAAAGACCCAGAGTTGGCACCCGTGGTGGATGCGATCCAGCAGGCATCGTCCCAGCACGAAGCTGCTCGTTCTTTGGGCATCAGTGAGACCCTTTTCGCTCGTCACCGCACGCGACTGAAAGAGTTGGCCCGGAGCTTCCAGAACAACGATGTGGGAGAATCCAAGCGTAAGCGAGGGCGACGGAAAACAGCGCAAGTGGTATAATGGGAGAATCAGTGATTGAGACCGTAACAATTCCTAAGTTTCGTTTAGCCGCGATCATCAAGAAGTTCGGCAAACCCGTGGAGGCTGGAGACGGTTACATCTTGTCGGTGCCACTCGAAGACTGCATTGGGGTGAGTAGCCTTGAAGTCATTCCCGCCGATGGTGCTGACGGTTTGGCAATCTCGTATGTTGCTCACGAGAGGGCGTAAGGGAACAAATCCAAAGACTTTGGGTTCTAATGATTATGGGGGCCACATGTTCGAAGACAGCCTATTAGAGTCTGGCGGTAAGCTGAAGGATAAGCGTGGGCGGTACACATCGGTCGCATTCCTGATCGAAGCGGTGCTCCTCGGCATAGCTCTGTTGATTCCCCTGTACTACACCGAAGAACTGCCCAAGGCTCAACTCTTTACGTTCTTGGTTGCCCCTCCCCCACCCTTGCCGCCGCCCCCTCCAGCGGCCGCAGTTGTGCATGTGCAGCACGTTGTCCAGACTGACATCGTGAACGGGCAGCTACGCACGCCCACCCGTATCCCGAAGAAGATTCAGCAGATCGTAGAGGATACCGCCCCGCCGCCAGTCAATACTGTTCAAGGCGTGATTGGCGGCGTCCCGGGTGGTGTCCCGGGAGGGGTGCCAAACGGCGTGATCGGCTCAATCATCAGCGCGGTCCCGCAGTCGGTGCCGCAACTCGCACCACCCAAGGTCGTGAGGGTATCATCGGGCGTGTCACAAGGAATGTTGATCCGTAAGGTGACGCCGAACTACCCCCCGTTGGCACGTCAGGCCCGCATACAGGGCTCCGTGAACCTCGAAGCTGTGATCTCTACGGATGGCACCATCGAAAACCTGAAGGTCACCAGCGGGCACCCGATGCTCGTCCCCGCCGCGATAGATGCCGTTAAGCAGTGGCGCTACAAGCCGTACTTGCTCAATGGTTCGCCTGTCGAAGTGCAAACAACCATTCAGGTGAACTTTACCTTGGCGGGTGGTTCCTAAAAGTCTCGGACTATGGTATTATTATAGTGCATGGGAGGTAATGCCTCCCGAAACGTTGTTCATCATGGCTAGTTCCAATGAGTTCCGTTCGAATCGGGCTTGGAACTAGCCTTTTTTCTTTGCTCGTGGTATCATCGGCAAAGTGGAGGATCGCATGTTTGGATCAAAGACAGTCAAACGCAACGGCACTGAGTTCTTCGTGCAGGGCAACATCTCGGACGGCAATGTCATTATCGTGACTAAGGACGGCAAAGAACATCGCTGCGACCGTCCCAACCGCCTCGGCGTTCAAGAGGAAACACCATGGCTCAGGAACCTCGGCGAGGATTCCCGTGACGGCGACCGCTGCTGGAATATCGATCCTGTTGAAATCATGAACAAGTTCAACTCGGGCGACTATTACCAAACCAAGGCTTTCTTCGTCATCGGCAAGTGGGGAACGGGCTACAACACGGACGACGGCGTTCTGGACACCGTGCGCCTGTCGGATGTCGCGGGCTTTAAGCAACTGGTGAGCGAAGTCCCGTGCGACCTCGGTTGCGACTGGCCGAAGGGACATGCGGGCCACTGCTGGGTCACCCCGAACCAATTGGTGAAAGACCTGAATCTCTCCAAACAAGACGTGATCGCCATGTTCCAGAAGTGGTTCGACGGCCTCGACGCGGGTCAAGTTGTCGATCTGGGGTATAAAGTGGGACTTACGAACGAGCAGTTAATCGCCATGGTCAAGGACGTTCGGAAGGGCTAGGTCTCGTGCAACCCTACTCGTGGGTATGGTTCCCGAGCACAAAAGGCAGCGGCCCGCCCTATGGCTGGTACATGCCGTTGGGCGAGCGTCTATGGCGTGCCCTCACCTATAACCACGCCCACCAGTCGGAAGCCTTCACGGGCAACCCCAAGAAAAAGAAGCTTCCTTGGCCTCGATGGAGGAAGGAAGTCGCTCGCATCCTCATCATTCTAGACGTGTTCCTGAGCCAGCCCGAATATTGGCTAGTCAATCACTACGATCTCACCTACCCCCAGTGCTCTCGCCTGAGACGCCTCCTCCTTTGGGAAACCCGCTTCTACCTCTGGGCGGCTGGTTTCTCCGAATAAAATCTGCCTACCGTCCTTCTTGTTAGGGGGACATTCACATGTTCAGTCTAATCAAGATTGCTATTGAAGCCGCGTTTGCGGCAGCGTTGTTCATCGGCGGTGTCAAATTTGGGATTGCGTATCCCACTATCGGCACCAAAATCGATACGCTCTTTAGCTGGGCGAAGTCCGTTCTGTAAGGCGAACTATGAGCCCGATTAAAGACATTTTGCAGATCGCGGAGAATGTCACCGTTCTTCTGGCTCTTCTTGGAGGAGCGGCGGGCGGCATCAACTGGTACGTCAAGCGGCATGACCGTCAGGCGGCGGGGCAGAAAGCCGTCACTCAGATCGATACTCTGGCGACTGGCTTCCCCAATATGGTCGCGGACATGGCGGTTGTGAAGAAGACTAACGAGAAAGCCGTCGATCTTCTGACCAGCATGGACAAGGGAATCGCGGTGATGGCTGCACGAAGCGAGGGTTCTCGAACACGGAGAACCGACTAAGGAGACACGATGGCGAGAACGCAGGTAATCAATAACGCACCGATCACGCTCAGCCCCACGTTTGGGACGACAGGTACGTCAACGGGATTGAACCCGCTTTACACTGTCTGCGATGTGGCGAACGGCAACTATTTCCTGACCACAGGGCGAGATTTGGTGACCTTCTATTGCGCTGCCGCCTCTACCGCTCCCGCATGGTCGGGCACGACGCAATATCTCCCGGGGCAGGTGGTCAACTACTCAGGTCAGGCGTACATCGCCCTCGTCGGCAATTTGGCTCAGCCGCCATCCTTGTCGCCCCCATCGACATACTGGGGCGCTTATGCGGATGGAGATTCCACGATCACACTTCTCTCGGCTCCCGATGCTTGTACGGCCCGCACGTCAGATGTTGACGATTACGTTGTGCCAGTCACTACGGAGCTTTATCCGGGTACGGAATTTTTGGTACTGCCGACCTCGGTATTTACACAGTCGAATCAGCAATTTCAGTTTCAAGCCAGTTCGAGTCTGGTGAGCGTTTACGTAAGGTACTTCTAAAGGAGCACAGGCAATCATGGCAAACACACCCACTATCATCAAAGGTCAGCTAACATTCGTAGGCGCGATCACTGGACAGGTGTCTGTTCAGGCACAGCCCGTCGCGGGCAATAACCTGCTCTTCAATCTGCCCAACACGGTGCCGAATCCGAACCAAGTGATCTCGGTAGTCTCGGTCGTTGGCAGTACGGTCACCCTCGGGTTCACCCCGCCATTTCCGACCACTTGGAGCTTCTCGCAGATCACTGGCACCATCGCTACCTCGCAACTCGCCAGTCGCGAGGGTAACGGTTCCAAGGTGCAAACGACAAACCAAGGACTCACGGTCGCGGGCGATGTCGTTACTTATGACGGCTCGGGCAACATACAGGATTCCGGCGTTGCATTAGCCCTTCTTCTTGCTGGTGCCGCACCGTCCCCCGTAACCCCGCATTTGGGCTCGGCTGCTCAGTACGCTTTGCTCGGCACCACAATCACAAACTCGGATGGCGCAGGCACCGTAATCAGCGGCGGGAACATCAACGGCACGACCATCACGCCCGCTGGCTGGACCTTGACCCCACCTACGTCGGTCAGTTCTCCAGTTTCCTCTCAGGCATTGACGGACCTCAACACGGCGATCACCTACTTCGGTGGTTTGACCTCGACAGCAATCACGACAGCCGACCTCGGAACGCAGGGTAATGGTTCGGCTGCCAACGTGTTCAACGCAGGTGTTTACAAGAGCGGTAGTTCCATCAACATCGCTACCAGCATCGTTCTCGACGGTCAGGACAACCCGAACGCCATGTTCGTGTTCATCGCTACCGCTTCGACCGTCACGCAGGAAAGTGGCACGTCGATTACTCTCATCAACGGCGCTCAGGCCGCAAATGTGGTCTGGGTCGTTGGGTCTTCATGGACCTCCATCACCCCAAGCACGACAGTAGGTAACATCCTTGCAGTCGCGTCGATCACATTGGGTGGTGGGACACTTCAGGGTCGCGCACTCGCCGCTGCCGCTATCACTCTCGCTGCCGCAGGCACCATTGTTTCGGCACCCCCAGCAGCACCGCCAATGGCTCAGACGTTCACCCCAGTTGTGGGCGGCTCACCAGCGGGACCAATTGAGTTTCTGACGGGCTACAACGCAACCACAGGATTGTTCTCGGCGGCTACGCCTCCGTATCCTGTAGCGTCCGTCAACGGTCAGACTGGCGTTGTCGTTCTCACCGCTGGATCAGTTGGTGCGGACGCATCTGGCGCTGCGGCTGCTGTTCTGGTGGAAACGGATCGCGCTGAAGCTGTGGAAGCTACTATTGCGGCTTCTGTTCCAGTCCTTTACGACGGAGCGGGAAATCCTGCGGCAGAAGCTTCGGGCTCACCAGCGTCGAATGGTGACAACCATATCGCAAGTGGAGCGGCTACGCTCGTGGTTGATGGCAGTCCCCCAAATAGTTCGGTGACGGTCACGATGACGGGTGCATCCGCATTTGCGAACAACTACTATGTGTACCTAACGTACTTGGGTGTTCCGATTAACCCCGGCCATTTGTACTACATCCCGATCTCGGGTTCATCGTTCACGATTTACTCCGACAACGGTGCGGATGTTTCGACCGTGGCATGGACGGCAGTCGGTTACTAACCTTAACCTTTTCAACGAGCCCCAGCTTCGGCTGGGGCTTTTTACTGCCCAAACCAAAGTAATGCCAGACCCCCAGAAACCTGCCTGAACGTGTTATGCGGTTGGTATAATAGTGGCATGGACAACCTAATCATCGCCTTCCGCCGCGTCTTCAGCCCCGACAAGAAATGCGACACCTGCCGCCGAATATGCGCCGACGTACCCCTGTTCGTTTTCTTTTACAAGGACGGGACGAAAAAATGCGTTCATGCCGAGTGCAAATAGCGATTTTCGAGTATTAGACACCTAGAAATGCATTTTCCGACTATCGAAATGCATGTTTAGGAGATGCACATGGCAAAAAAGAAGACCACTACCCCCAAAATCAAGAAACAGCGACAGACGAAGTACACAAAACTCGCCCTCGTATGGGCCTTAGCCAGTCGTTTCTCAGCCGCAACCAGTTGACCCATCAAGAACTCCTATCCGAGGTCGCTCGGTTGGATATGCTGGATCGCAGCCTCAAGGCGGTCAACGACAAGACCCAACCACCCCAGAACATCAAGTACGTCTACACGTACCCGCAGTGGGTCTGGAATCCCCCGTACACCTACAACGTTCCGAACAACGGTCAGTGGACGATCACGACTACGCCTACTTGGGTCGGCTACAACACGCCGAATACCAGCGGCGGCACTGGTATCGTCAACGGCGGACTCAATGGCGGCAATTTCCAAGGCGGTAGCCTGCTCACCAGCAATGGCAGCGGCCTAAGCCCCACGGTGAGTTGCACGCTGGCGAACGCTGGGGATGCTTTCACGTTCACCAACAGCGGTAACGTGCAGATCGGCGGCACCCAGACCACTCCATGCGGCAGCGGCTTGCCTGACGCAGGCACCGTGCTTGCGCTCGACGGTTGCGGCAACGCCAACTGGACGGCGGCACCCAACGACGGGTCTCTTGTTGTAGACCTGACGACTCACGAGCCGTATGAAGAGTCGGCTAGGTCCGAGGAAATGCCGAAGGTGATGTGCGACGATCTCGTCGAGGCGTAACCCGACTTCCCTTTTCATTGAAGGGGGAATCAATGCACCAACACTTTGAACCCGAGGATCGCCCCCACCGTAGTACAAACCGTGGGGGCGATTCACGTTACTGGGAACTGTACTGCCGAGGATTCGGGGCCGACCCCGATATCGCACGTTCTCGTCATGAAGAAGATGAGCCCCTTTTCTATACCCGCACCCGCCACGCCCTAGATTTCAAATGCCAATGCTCCGTTTGCACCCGCAAGTGCACAATCACGATGGATGACGCCAAACTTCTCCGCACAATGGGTATTATGTGGAGAGGACCCCATGTTTCTGCTGATGGGAGCGGACGGCTGGATTCGAGCAAGCAAGACACCCGGGAAGCTGGGCGGGCACAGGCAACTCAAAATATACGGTAGACTAGACTGCCCTTCTGCTCTTCGTTTCATCGCCGCAGGACACTACGTAAAACACAGGGTTTTCTTCAAGGATGAAGCCACGGCTATTGCTGCTGGGTTCCGCCCTTGTGCTAAATGCCTGCCTGAAAAGTACAAGGAGTGGAAATGCCAAACCTCGACGACAACCCGCCCGAGATAGTGTACGGGGAGTTTATTGACGCCTGCAATCCGAATGACGAGATTGTCGGCAAATCCCTGAAGTACGCTGAGGATGTTCAGAAAGAAGTCATCCTTAAAGTTGCCCGCCAGATCGCGGCGGCGAACGATGACGAGGAACAAGCGGGTCTTTTCTTCACGCGGGTCGTCCAAGCCTTTGTCCTGTTGGATCAAATGGCACCTCGGTTTATTGAGTTGGTGGACGAGTACCACATCGGCGAAGACATGCACAAGACGAACTGTCATCTGTGCAGGCTCCACACGGCGGCGGAAGAATACTTGGCCGAGCGAGAGAAGACCAATGTCTGAGATTGAAAGATTCCTAGCTCGCTTCCCCGACTACCAGACAACGCCTGCTCAGCTTGCCTTCGCTAAATATTTGGAACAGCAGGGGTTGAGGTTCCTTATTGACTTTGGTTTTGAGAATGCCGAGCGCATCACTTGGGAACTGATAGAGGTTGATGGGGTACTCCAATGAGATTGACACAAGCTCAGCAGAAAAAGATTCTCGAAATCAGCGTGAGTGATTTGTATCGGCACGAACGCAAAGCCATCCGCAGGGTGTTCGAAGCCTGTGAGTCAGACCATTACAATGTGTTGGGCTATCGACATGTGCTCGAACGTGCGACCAAGATTCTCACTCGGGCCGTCGCCGCTATTGAAGCAATGGAAAAAGAATGAGCCTTTTCGACGACCAGAATAAGACAGAGATCACGAAACAGATCACCGCCGCGTCCTGTTTCTGGCTCGACGAACGCGGAGTTAAGCCCGTCGAAACGGAAGTCGGCGTAGCGGATGGGTGGATCGCTGACATCGCGGGAGTTTTGTGCCCTACTGAAACCGAACTGCAAACCCTGAAGCTGATTCGCCGAAAGCCCAAATGGAAGAAACCGCAGGAAGAGAAAGACGCTTGGCAGGTAGAAGCAAACATCCTAAACCGAATGATGACCGTGATCGTCGAGGTCAAGACTTCACGCGGCGATTTTCGCGGCGACAAGAAGTGGGAGTGGGAACCACCAGCAGACCTATGCTGGCTCGCGGCTCCCGCTGGATTGATCGCGGAGACGGAGAGGCCGAAGGGTTGGGGAATTCTTGAGTATAGCCCCACACGGGACTGCATGATTAGCCGCCGTGTCCCCGAGGTCAGGACGACCACAGCAGAGAGGCAACGGAATTTGGTTCATGCCGTAGCCTGCCGCCGTGACAATCAGACTCGCTATGAGCACCTTCGTCGGCTACAAAAGGAATATCGCGAGGACGACAAGCAGCGCACGTCGCTGACCCGCGTGCAGGATGCCATGCGTGCCGCCCTGAGCATCGCACGTGGGGAGCATGGATCGGTCGAGGGAGCCCTTGAGTATCACCGCATCAAGCTGAAGGGCGTCTATCAACTGGAAATGCTAGGGCTTACAGCCCTCTGGGGCGTAGCAAAGAAAGAAACCAATGGCGCGTAAAGGACAGCACGGTTCGGTTCAGAACGCCCTCGAATATCACGGCATCGGGCATCCACACGTTGGGCATCTGCCAGAATACTACATAAAGACGTTGGAGACGCTGTGGGCGATTGTTCCCCCACCCACCATATCATGACTAATACTGCGGATTGCTTGGCGAAGTATGTGTTTTAGCGCGGGTTTTTCTCATCTTCGCCGTTTTTGTTTTGTGGCAAGGGGTGCATAAAGTTCTCAAGTTCGATGGCTCCCACCAGCTTCCGCCGTCCACCAGTTCGACGATGTGGTCAACTTCTCGTCCTCGATTTCCGCACAGCACACACGTATAATGATCCCGCCGCCGGATAGTTCTTCTGATGTAGTTCCAATCAACCATAAGCTTGACATCTTTAAGGCATTTCGGGCCACACCACGCGGTTTTCTTACCCGTCAAGACCGTGCCGCATTTTCGACAAAGCGGATGTCCGTCTTCGTTCTTCCTGCGGGGAAAATCGTCCCAAGACAATGCTCCTTTACGCCTAGACATGGAACACCTGCCGCTGTTCTTTTACACACTCAATGAATACGGGCAAGGCTTCATCACGCATTCTCCTGATGAAAGGAAGCAAGGCACCCCTCGCCCGATTACATGGATTGCAGGAGACTACGAGGTTCTCAAAACGATTGTCGTCCTTAATTTCGTTCAAATGGTCGATGACTATTTCGTCCCAGTCTTGTAACTGTTGAGCACACCAGAAACAGGGATGCGGTCCGACCCCTATTCTATCGAAAACAACCTTGCGATGTTCATAAAGGCGTCCATTAGACGAGATCAACGGGTGTTCGGCGATTATGACGATGTAACCTTCTTTGTTTTTCCTTCGCAGCTTTGCTCCTTTTCGGGCAACGCTGCCTGTTCGCCGAAGTCGGCCATAACAGGCTTCACACAACCCCAAACCTACACGGGTTGCCAGTCCGACGCACTTCGGTGTGCTGCAAGGTGGATAGTGCCTCGGTCGTTCCCTCTGCAACCGCACCGTATTTGCGGTATAGCAGGTTTTAGAGCAAAATTTTCGATCTCTGCCTTGCGCGATTTCGTAGGAAAATTCGAGATTACAGACTGGGCAAGTTCGGGTTCTGACGCGACCTCTTTTTGCCTGTTTTCGTTCCTGAGCGCGTTGTTCTTTGTGTTTAGCTCTGCACTCGGGGGAGCAGTGGAACCTTCGCCCGCCAGTTGGGGCGGTATACGAAAATCCGATGTTACAGGTGATGCACGTTCTTGACTGGATTTTTGCCACTCTATATAATACGGACGGTAGTCTTCTTTTTATCGTGACGAATAGTTTTATTTTTGTGGCACGCAAGGCACGGGCTGAACGTAAGAAATTAGCAGAAAAATCCGCATAAATGCGGTATTAGGGAGTAAGGAGATCATCATGGGCGCAAAGTTTTCGGCAATCAAGCAGGGTGAGTTTTTCTACATCGACGGCGAAACGTTTAAGAAGACCACGGACATCAGCTATGAAGACACGGCAGGGTTCGAAATCTACCTTGACCCGATTCGCGAAGCCAAGATGACCACCGTCAATCCCGCAGCGGCAGCAGCGGTTAAACAGGGTAAGGGGCCGCTCATCGACTCACAAGCCTACATCACCGATCCAGCGACCCGCGTGCAGACCAAGAACCCGAACTTCGGCAAGAAGATCAAGAAGACGAAGACTCAGGCAGCGGGAGCCGCGCTCACTCAGCCACAACCACCGAAGAAGATTGCCACTCCCAAGAAGAAGTGATAAAGTAGGAACTGCATGTGTGAAATTTGCAATCAGATTCCCTGCAAAATGTACGAGGCGTACCAGTCCAAGCCGCCCCGCGAATTTCACTGGCGTCGGGATTTTTGGTTCCCCATTTACTACTTTTTCTGGCACAACACGTGGTGGTTCCGCCGCATATACTGCAAGCACAACGGCGTCCACTTCTCAGATTCCAACAAGGGGCCGCACACGATGTGCGCTACCTGTTACAGCAAAGACGTGCCCCAGTGCTGCGGGCAGAGGGCTTAATGAGCGTATATCCTCCATACGGTAGCGGCTTTGGCAAAACGGGCACTACGCTTCCAAGTGGGGAGGTTGTGGTCACGTCTGAAGGTCTTTACGCCAGCACGTGGCTCTCAGTCAGTCGGCATTCATCGTATTGCACCTGTTCATTCTGTGAGCCGTGGTCGATGAAGACGTACAAGAAACTTCCCAAACCCGGGAGGTTCGGAATCGACGTTCCCGCATCGCACAATCCGTACCGCTGGACGCACATTCATCTGCGGTGTGGCAAGTGGATTTACTTCGTAACGTCGCAAATTCAGTTTTTCCCCAGCGTTTGGCCGTTCTTTCACGCCGAACAATGGGAAGAGAAGACCTGTGAAGTTCAAAGGAGCAACTAATGGGACGCAACAGCAAACGAAACAAAGCCATCACGAAGATGTACCTCCCCCGCCTCAAGAAATATTGCGAGGAGCTTGAAGCTCAACTCGAAGCTCTGAAGACAGACCCCAACACAACGCTGGGACAGGTCATCAATCAGGCTCGCGAACTTTACACCCAGAACAGCCGTTTGTCGGTGCTCACCGCCGCGTTGCTCGAAGCGCAGGGCAACAAGGTCACGGTCAGCAAAGCTGCGATGGACAAGTTCGAGAATCACCGCGTCCTCATCAAGTGGGAACTCCCCGAAGGCGTGGAGAAGGCCGAAGACGCCAAGGAATTCGTGTTCATGTACGAGGCAGTCCCGAACCAGCCTCAGGGTCAACCGATTCAGGTTGGGCCGATGACTCACGCTTCCGTGCCGATCACCCAAGCAGGCATCGAAGGAACCGCTCCCCTCACGGTTGAAGCCGAGTGCACGTGTCCTGATTACCCCAACACGATGAGTAAAACCTGCCCCGACCACGGCTTGGATGGTGACCCATCGGTAGCTGATCCCGAGTCTGACGGAAGCAACGAGAACGAGGCCGTTTCGACCGCAGCGGACGCTGGTTGCCCGTATTGCGACGATCCGACCGAGCACAAACACAGCATCGAGGATATCGAAGAGTTGCAAGCCGATCCACTTCCTGAGTGCGATGTGCATACTCGGACCAAAGCATAAGTAAAGAAGTGAAAATGTCTAAGGTGGGGCTCTGCGGAGCCCCATTTTTATTGGAAAATCCCACACTCCCACCAGTCGTCAAATCTTTCTCTTCTTCTCATCCCTGAAGTAGGGGGCTCTGTGAATCTCAAACAGTTCTTCAAGGCTGAACCAGTTAAAGCCTACTGGTGGAAGGAAGTACCGAACTTCGGCGATGCGTTAGCGCCATATTTACTTGAGCACTTTGCCGACATCAAGGTGGAATGGGATACGATTTCGCACTCACAGATCGCATCCATTGGATCGGTTTTAGAGCACATCCCGCCGCTATGGGATGGCTACATCCTTGGCTCGGGCAAATTGCATGAGGACTCTCGCCTCCAGATCATGCAGATGGGGAAAATCTCGTCGAAAATTCTGGCGTTGCGTGGTCCGTTGTCGGCACGGGGCATCGGGGGGAGTTACGCTCTGGGCGACCCCGGGATACTAGCGGACGAGTTGGTTGGTGTTCAGCCGAAGCAGTGGGACTTAGGCATCCTTCCGCATTTCATGGATGGGGAGCTTGTAGCTCGGTTTGCAAAATTGATGCCTGCGGGCACAATTATCAAGGCTATCAACCCCAGCGATGATCCGCTGGAAGTTGTGCGGCAGATCGGCGGATGCCATAGAATCGTAACCTCGTCCTTGCACGGCATGATCGTGGCTGACGGCTTTGGGATACCACGTCGCGTGGAGATGTGCTCCGCTTTGAAAAAAGACGGTGGAGACTTCAAGTTCCGCGATTACAGCGCATCTATCCAGATGAAATGGGAAGCGGGCAAGATGACGGAAGTTTCGCGGTTCCGCGTGGAGGATGTAAAGTTTGCAGTATACGACGCCTATCGTGCACTGGGAAAGGCACTAAAATGACTGGGGTAGTGGGTTTGGTAAAGAGGATTGTTATGACTATCGTGAGTTGGGTCGTTTCTCGGCTGTCCCGTAAGGGGCGGGGGATCAGCATCCTAATTCCGTTCCGTTGCACCGATCCAACGCATCCACGGGTAAAGAACGCGGAATGGCTCAAGCGGTATTGGAAGGTCCAGTTGCCCGGGGCACAGATTGTCATGGGCGACGATCCGACCGATCAACTGTTCTCGAAGGCCGTTGCCGTCAACAATGCGGCAGCCAAAGCTACGGGTGATGTGTTTGTCATTATCGACGCTGACGGCTACATGTCGGCGGACTCGGTTCTTTACTGTGCGGAAGAGATTCGTACTGCTCGCAAGAAAAACAAAAAGCTCTGGTTTGTTCCCTACCGTCAATTCTACCGTTTAACCGAGGAAGCCTCTCGCAACCTCCTGCAATCCAATCCTGCGAGCCCATTTCCGTTCTCCGAACCATTGGCGTCATCCTCCATTCTCGCCTGCGACACCGACCCGAAGGTGGGACATTGGTACGGAGCCATGGTTCAGATCATGCCCCGCGAAGCGTTTGAGGCTGTGGGTGGCTGGGACGGGCGGTTCCGTGGCTGGGGCGGGGAAGATCATGCCGCGATGCGGGCTATGGACACACTGTACGGGCTGCACAAGACGCTGCCGGGTCAAGTCCTGCACATTTGGCATCCGCAGATTGGACCGCAGGGCACCGCCGTATCCGTCCCTTGGAATGAACGTATGTGGGAAGGTCAAGACCATCCGGGGATAAACGACCGCCTGTCGTACCTGTACTATGGGGCTTATGGTAGGTTCGATAGGATGCGAAAGCTGGTGGACGGTGGTCATGATGCGCCTGACGATAAATTGACCCCGATCACTCACCGATCTCAATCGACGTAATTTCAAACTCTTTAGCATACCTTGCTGCCGTAGCTTCTAATGGGCTGCCCCTTCAGGGTAGAACCGACTGGCACGGTAAGCCATCAAGCGAGATGCTGATTACCTCTCTTAGGCGGAAGTGGCCCTCGCTCCACTTCCGCTATTTTCTTGTTAAAATAGTTGTTGCGAATTTCCCCGACTTCAAGTATCTACTTTGTGAGCAGGGAAATCCGCTCCTGTTCGTGGTGTAGCCTTGATGGTGTGGGCGGACAGACGGAACAAAAGACCCAGTGATTCTCCAGTCACAGGTCAGCAATTGTGAGCAAAAGAAGCAGTTTTGTTCTTTAACCTCAGTACGTTAGCTGAATATGGGAAACTAGGTTCTCGAACGGACAGCACGCGGTGAACTTACGCCGAGGTCGAGGGTTCGAATCCCTCCGAGGCTCCCAAAATTCTCCTCTCTTTATTCCACGACTTTCAGTATTATTATGTATGATTTACGTAGCTTCTCACGCTGTCGATGGAAAAATTAAGCGATACATCGGACAGACAACTTGGCCTTTGGAAAGGCGACGTAACCGACATGAGTGTCTTGCCCTTCGCTGCGGTAGTAAGACGTATTTCCACAATGCCCTCAGGAAATATGGTCTAAATTCATTTGAATGGGACGCTCTAACTCTCCCCATACAGGACAAGGAAGAACGAAACGCTCAGGAGAAGCTGTTTATCCAATTGTTTCGTTCTCATGATCCCGAATGCGGCTACAACCTCACCCTCGGAGGCGAGGGCGGAATTCCTACGACGATAACACGTAGAAAATTGAGTGAAGCTAGAAACCGCAGGGTTATAAGTGAGGCAACTCGTCAAAGAACGAGGCAGTCCATGATGGGTAAGAAGAATGCCCTCGGCGTCGTACAGTCGGAGGAAGCCCGTAGAAATACAAGCTTAGCCCTCAAGGGCAAGCCCAAATCGGAATCGCATCGTCGCAACATTGGCATCGCTCGAAAGAAAAAGTTTGACATTTTCCCAACTTCCAGTATCATAAATATTGGCGATTAAATTTAACCACCCCGAGGAGAACATCATGTCAAGGACGCTTTAGGAGACCAAAGGAACTCCTCGACATGACCGTATCTATCTGGCGGAAGCTTGATTGCTTCCTCCGCAATCGCCCTATCCCCACCCCCAAGACCTACGCTCGTACTGTGCCTTGGGACCCCGATTTTCTCTACGACAACCCCGACCCGTGGTACACAACGGCGTACCGGACTATTCGCCGTGGAATCAAGCACATCCGTGAGTTTCCCGAGAACACTTACTACGCCATCAAGTGGTTCATTCAGCGCGGAGCCCGAGGCTGGGCACCACGCGACACTTGGGGCCTAGACTCCTACCTCGCTGGCTGGCTGCCACAGGCTCTCCGCTACCTCAAGGAGCACAAGCACGGCGTGCCCATGGCTGCGTTCCCGGAAGGTCCCGAGTACATCGACGAGACTGGCAACTACACCGATGAGGCGTTCGCAATCGCGACTGCCCGTTGGGATGTCATCATGGAGAAGATGATCGCCGGGTTCGAGGCAAGCAACCGCCTCGACGACTGCATCTACGAGAAGGAACTCGGTCCCTACCCTAGCCGCCGTCCTGTGGGCGTAAGTCCCGAGGCATGGGCTAAGGTCAAGGACGATCACTTCGTCGCTCTGCGGGCTCTGGAAGCGCGGGATCAGGCTATTCTTGAGGAGGGGCTGGCTTTGTTCGCAAAGCATTTCCAGTCCCTCTGGGACTAAGGGGGAGCCATGGGATCAGGCAATGCACACGCTAATCGCCACGGGCATCGTCCCGACTGTATCTTCTGCTCCATGCGTCCTAAGGAAGCACGCCGCAAGAAGGTTTATCGCAACTCATGCCACGGCTCCCGTGCCTCCAAGGGCAACGCGAGCGGTATTAAAAAGAAGAACAAGAAGGGCACGGAGGTAAAGAAGAATGCTCGGGTATAGCAAATACTGGACAGCGGGGTTCTCGGCAGGTCAATGGCACGAGATCACCCATCGCAAACAATACGGCTGGGTGGACTTCAACCTCATCAACATCAGGCTGGGGTACGACAACCATAGCCAAGACTGGGAGTTTGAATTCTACTTGCTGGGCCTGCGGTTCTGGCTCATGATCGCCGATCCGTGGGGCACGCACCCTACGGATGTCGAAGTGGCGTTGGAGGAATTCCTCAAGGACGAACCATGCAATCAAATCCCAAGCGACCAAAAGTGATTCGGCGGGGGTGTCCATGTTGCGGCACCTACCACCGCGTCATCATCAACCCACAGGGAAAGAAGATGAAAGGGAAGCACTGATGGTAATATTGACTGAGGAAGAAAACGAAGCCGCTATCGAGAGGCTGTTTACCCTGACTGGCAAGGCAGAGGTCACGGACGAAGAGCATGACCTCATCGAGCGCCTGACGGCGGCTATCGAGCAATTCGAAGAGAGATGGTATCCATTATGAAGAAACGCTATCACACAATCAGCAACGCCTATGACGCTTGGTGGTTTCTCTACTACCACCCCAAGTTCCAACGGATGATCCGTAATCCAATTACGCCAAAACGGGCGGACAAGATGGAAGCGGCGGGCTTCCTCGTCTCCCGAGATCGCAGCGGCAAATGTTATTGGTACATGCGGCACATGCCCGTACCCGCCATCACCGAGAATCTCAGCGTCCACTACGCCAAGACCGATGGTAAGCGAGTCACCAACGACCCCAAAAAGAACGTGAACGTTGAGTGCTGGCTGGAGTTTGGTTCCGTGGAGTACGGCTACATGGCGGGAGAGATCAATGCTGATTGGGACGTGAATACAGGCGAACTCAACTACCACGACTGGAAGCTGGATTGCGGCGGTAAAACCTTCGACGAAGCTCTCGTCAAGTTGGCTCGGCTCGTCCGCCATAATTACGGGGACTATAAGCCACAGGAAGGTCGCAGCGGTAAATGTGGACCGTCGCCATGCGCCGACTGCGGTAGGACCAAGGAAACTATGAAGCGACTGGGACTGGAGAAGAAATGAGCACATTGACTGAACTTTTCATCTGGGAATGCCCCGGCTGCGGTATTCGCGTACAGACGCTTTTCGACCTGCACGTAAACCAACGTCCCATCTGCGTTGAGTGCAACATCGAAATGGCACGTAACGACTGTTCGCATACGTTCGTCCAATTGTCGGGAGAACCCGACATCTACTGCTCCAAGTGTGGCAGCCGTCGCCCCGCTCCGGGCTCCAACGTTCAATGGTCTGTGTTGTAACCTAACGTCGTGGTACAATAAAGCATGAAACGACCCGCAGCCTTCATTGGTTATGCCCTTTCCGCTGTGCTGGTCTGGTGTGTGCTCTGGATGGTAGCTGTGCTGGTGCGAGCAATCTTCGCCCCGCCTCATCCTCCGAAGCACCGCGTCACGTGGTTGGTGTGGAAGAAATGAGTTGCTCTCGCACACATTGCGAAGTCTGGGAAGACCTGCCCGCTGGATATCCGCACTGCCTTGCGATTTAGGCCAAGAACCCCGCTCCTTGTCCTCAATGCGGGCGACCCCTGCGGCAGTTTGTTCGAGTGGACGGAAAGCGAATCCGAAATTTATGATCGGCTACCACTACACGTCTGCCGAAAACTACGAGAAGATCAGAACCGAAGGTTTGGCCCCGTACTGGATCAAGAAGAAAGACCTTGAGAGGAGTGGGAGAAGGAGTGCGGGCCGTTACCTAAGCCGCCCGCTGGAATGTTCAAGCGGGACTTCGAGCCCGTGATCGTCGAGACCCCTAAGCGGTCTGGCGTTGAGATTGATGAGCGAGGATTCTTTACCATCGACGGCAATCTGGTGCCCGACACAGAAGCGGGTCGCATGAGGCTCCAGTACGCGCTGATGAACCAGAACGAAGAGAGGAACCATGAGAACGAAAGTATTCAAGATCGAAGTGCTGATTGTGAACCACGACAACCTGACGATGAACGAGATCGCGGAAACTCTTGAGAACGCGAACTACCCCAACGACTGCATCAACCCTCAGGTCATGGAGATCACGTCCCGCGAAGTCGAGTGGACCGACGAACATCCTCTGAACAAACAGAGCACCCAAAAGGACGCCTACCTCAAGCTTTTCGCATAGCACCTTCGTGCATAGCCGCATCCAATAACTGTGGTATAATGGTCCTCATGAAGCAAATCGTGGTCTTTGCTGTCTTGATTCTCTGCGGGCTGACCGTAGCCTGTAACGACGTTAAACCCAATCCCCGATTTTACAAACGAGCGGACGGGACTACCATGCTTCACGGGGAAGATGGCTGCGACTACATCCTGAAAGACAACGGCACCTTCGTCAAAGAAGACCCAAACTGCAAATCAAAGGACGTGCTATGAACACATTTCTGTTTCTTCTCGACTGCGTTTGTCTCGTGATGTTAATTCGTTGCATCTACATGAGCCAGACTCGCTGGAAAGCCTTCGGGTACGCCGTTTTGGGGTTCATAATCCCAATGGTTTTGGGCGTGCTCGCCTCGCTGGTGATCGGTCATGAGTCGGCGGACAACATCGGCATCGCAATCTCCATCGCCAGCCCCATCGCTGCGGTTATCGGTGCGGGTGGGATGACTGAGACAAGGAAACCAGCATGAGTTTCTGGAGTGTCCTCTCCAATATCCGCGAGAACCTCGAAAATAAATTCACGCAGAATGCCAGCAAAGCCGTCACTGATCCTGACGAGGGGCAGCAAGCTGAGCATGACTCTCAAAAGGGAGGCGAGGACACCAGCAGCACCGCCCGCGACGGGGCTAATGACGAAATAAAGAACCACGATCCCGCGTGGAAAGGCGTGAAAGACCTCAGCGACAAGGCTCTTGAGACCGTCCCGAAAGTGGAAGCCGCCGCAAAGTACGGTTGGCTAAAGTTCATAGGCGGAATCACCGCGCTGTTCGTGTTCATCACTGCCTACAGTGTCCGCAACGATCTTGGTGGTCCGACTCCCGAACAGATCAGGATGTACAACAACGAACGGACCATTGTCATGCAAGGTGAACAGATCAGGCAGATGGAACAGATCATGGTCAGCACCGAGGAGTTCAACATGGCAACGGCCAATTTGTTCGCGGCACCAGCGCCCGTCATTCCAGACGAGCCTGCTCCTGCCGCAGCCGCGCTTCCTCCCCCGATAGCCGCCGTTGCAGCGCAGCCCGTGCAGGTGGTGGAAACGGATTCCAACGGAGAAGTAGAGGCGGTAACCACGACCACGGTCGGACATGCGTATCAAAGTATTCCACGGGAAGCGCAGCGGCAAATGGAGAGCAACCCGCCGCCTAAGATCGAACACGACTACGACAAGCCGAGCACGAAAAGTTGCTACCGTGACGACTGCTTAGGCGCTATCGACAAACAGTTCGGTCAGAAAAGCGCCAGCTTTACCAGCGGTGACGGCTCGATGACGATCAACGTCAATTCACCGCGTAGGTAGCTGAAAACAGAGGCAATAAACCTCTAAAATCCTATCGATTCTCGTCTATTTTTGGGTATAATAGGGGTATGACGAACACGGAATTCATCACCGCCCTCAACGTGAAATTCAACAGCATCGGCTACACCTTCCTGATCGAGCGCGAAGGCATCAAATACACACGCATCGTCCAGACCATGCGGGGCAGCAATAGCCGCAGCGTATATTGCTTCGTTGACGCCAACGGCAACATCTACAAGGCAGCGGGCTGGAAGACGCCTGCCAAGGGCGTTCGTTCGACTCTGGCGACCGTGGACATCAGCACCGTTGACCCACACGGCGCTTGGCTGTACGCGAGACGCTAAATGATTCCCTGTTGCCAAGTCTGCGGAAGCAAGCGCACGGCGGACGCCAAACAACCCAATCTCTGCTACTACATGTGCTACTGGCTCCTAGAAGGCTGGCTCGGGTTTAACGCCCGCACGAACAAAGTCGCCATCAGGGATCAGCGTGCGTTCCAGTTCGTACCCGACAAACTTTCCTACCGCAAGACCATCGCCAAGGCCCGCTCACTCGGCTGGCGCGGTCGCGAGAACAAGATCGGAACCTTTTTGACTACCGCCTCGCACCCGTGGTAAGATTGGTGCATGAGGACTTTCACACTGAACGATACGCAGGTAGAGCAATACTCCGCTTGGCAAGAGGAACACCGGAAGACTTGTAAGGTTGTGCCCGACTTCTCGGGCGCACATTGCAAAGTCATCTTTGTCCCGAGCGGCCTCGGCGACAGCGCCACGGTCGAGTGTTTCTGCGGCGAGAAAAAGTATCTGGACGACGGAGTGGAACTCTAATGACGAAGTTGCCTAGCAAAAGGTTCTGCAACGGCGTCAGGACGATGAGCAATGAAACCTTGCTTCGCACCTTCGCGGAGTATAGCACCAAGATGGATGCTCTCGAAGAAGAGCGTATGCGATGCTGGAATCGCATGATGGAGATTCACGAGATTCAGGACGTGTTGGGCGGCAAATTCCAAATGGTGAGCATCGAAGCTCGCATGAACCGCAAGCTTAAAGTTTCTTAGCCATCGTCAGCGCGTGGTAGTGGAGTTTGTAGTAGTGGCGACGGAATGCGGTCACCCGGTAGCCTAGCTTGAAGTACAACACCTGCGCCGGGTTCTCGATACTGACCTCCAGTTTGATCTCCGCAAGGCCGCGCTTCTTAGCTGCCGCCTCGTACATGCCAATGAGCTTGGTCGCTATCCCCTTCCCGCGTGCCTTGGGGGAAACATCCACGGTGTCGATGTAGCCTTTGCCGAATTCTTTATCCGCCAGCAGGAAGCCCAGAATCTTGCCGTTTTCTTCGGCGACCCAGACGTTGTTCTTTTTGGCAGCTTTGAGGAGGGAGTTGTTGAAGGTCGTTTGACTCCAGAGAAAGGGTGCTTCAAAGCACCCCTTCTCGATTTCGTACAGGGCGGGGAGTTCTTCGGCGTCGAGGCTATTGCGAAAGGTCATCTAGCCTCAGTGTATCACAGCAGTTAGTCGAGGAAAATTGGCGTTGCCATTGTCTTCGAGTTGAACTTCTTGTTGATGAGGAAGAACGCCTGTGTGGGCTTCTCGAACGCTGCGCCGATGGTGTTAGCAAAGGCGTTGTAGCCGATCAAGCTGCCGTTTGTGACGAACGTTCCGCTATCAATGTACTGGTGAAAGTGACCGAACAAATCGAGGTTTGGAGTTCTCGGGTTGTTGATGTTCCAGTTGGCGATCTTCTTGTTGACAGGAATCGTGATGCCGCCAACGCCGCCGCCGTAACCGATGGCGTGGCCGTGGTGAGTACGAAGCTTGAAGGCTCCATTGAACAGGTCGTGCGTGCTGTGGTAACCGTCAGCAATGCACCACTCGACGCGCTTGCCGTACTTCGAGTCGCCGTCAAAGATCATCTTCATTTCGCGGTACATCAACCGCTCCCACGAGTTTGAAGGCTCAGTCTTCTGGCGCTGTTTCGGTGTGCTGCGACCGTGGTTGCCCGTGTGACAGGCGACCTTGAGGACCGTGTTCTTGCTGAGGTTGTCAAGGGCGAACTTCATGCCGCTGACAAGGCGCTCCTGCACCCACCAGATCGCATCGCCCGGACCAAGCTGATTGCTTTCAGCCACGTCGGGGTGAATGGTGTTGGTGATGAAATCGCCCAGCAGAGCCAGAAAGACGACGGGAATGTTGGTGTCCTTCTGCATGATGTCCGTCAGGCGCATCATGTTCTGCCAGTACATCTCAATGCGGTGATGCGCGGTATTCAGATCGAAGTAGTTGCGACCTTCGACATCGGCGTAATCGACCTTTTCTTCGATGTGCCAATCGCTTGCCGCCCACACTGCGACTGATTCGCTGGTGCCAGTAACAACCTTCGGCAGGATGCTGAGATGCTGCGGTGTTTTGGTGCGGAGGTCCTGCAATACCGACAGGGTTTCCTCGGCGCGTTCGGCGCGGTGAATAGCCGCTTCGTATTTGGCTTTCAGATTGGTCTTGCGGTCGCGGACTTTCTCGATCTCAAGTTCGACCTGTTTGTCGGGTGACGGCTTGGCGATCTTGGAGACTACTTTTGCTTCGGCGAGAAAGGCTTGGAAGGTCGGCCAGTAAATGTTCCAGCCGTCCTTGAACTCACTCTTGTTACGGAAAAAATCACGTGTGAGTTCGTCTGTTTGAGTTGCTAGGCGCTGGGCTTCAGCGATGAGGGTTTGCTTTGAGACTTTCTTCGAATCTTTTTTCTTAGCCAAGAACATTTCCTCCGAGAAGAGACTCATCTAAGCAACACGTAGTTGCAAAAATGGTGCGCCAGCGTAGGGACAGCGTAGAGCCAGTGCGGAGCCACTTGTAAATGATAGCGCCGATGCCGATGGGGGCGAGCTGGCCTGCCGTGTTTTGAGTGCAGTCTCCCACATTTTTGTAATACCCAAGTTCCGTCACAATCTATGCGGAAAAAATTTCTGATAACCAATGCCAGCCTAAACTCCCCGCTTTCGGTATCTTCTATGAGGGGATGCTGCTGGACCGAACGTGTTACCCAGAGACCCCCAAAACCACAGAAAACAGGGCATTTTCGTGAAAATCGTCATCGCCGACAAGCTGCCACAGGAACACTCTACCGAATTTCGGGGTCTCCCTGTTATAATTGAGTGGCCGAAGGGAAGCACCCGCGTCGGTAAGAAACCTGACGGTACGTCGTTCAAAACAGAGATGAAAGTCGATTACGGCTACATCCCCGACACGACGGCAACCGGGGATAAGGAGAATCTCGACATCTACAGGGGTCCCAACGAAGATGCCGAATATGCCTACATTGTTGAGCAAAACACACCTGATGGAGAGTTCGACGAGTACAAAGTGATGCTGGGGTTCGACACACTAGAGGAAGCTGAAAAGGCGTACATTGGGCAAGCGGGCGAAGAACTGCTGGGCGACATCTCCGAGGTCGATTTCGAGTACCTGTTCGACACGGTGAAGGCGAAACAGAAGGACGCCGCCGCCAAGAAGCAGGCTGCAAACGAAGACCTTCAGTGGCGGATCACGGGCGATTCGACAATGTTCGATATCAACGGTCTAGACGCGAGCGGGGAGCGGCAGGGTGGTGCAAGCGTATACCGCACCCGATACAAAGGCGAGCCCGCCTATCGCCTAAAGTTCATCAGCGCACCGGAGCGTCGGAAAACCGGGCTGGGGCAGGAGATTTATGATCGGGCAATCGCCGAGGTAAAGCGCCGAGGAGCGAAGTATTTCCTGTCGGATGACCAACGCGACCCCGCTACCGCTGAGCCAGCGTGGGACCGACTCAAGAAACGGTATCCGGTCACGCATGATGAAAAGCAGAACCGTTATGTGATCGCTCTGACAGCGGCCGGTGAGAAGTACACGGTCATCGAAGCCTTTTTGAAGAACTACAAGCACGAGGTGGACTTCTACGATGAAGTCGCGCACCTCGTACAGGACAAATTGGATCAGGCTCTTCAGGATGCGGGGATCAAGGCGGTGGTTAGCTCCCGTGCGAAGACCCCAGATCGGCTGGGGAAAAAGCTGTACAAGCGAAATCAAAAGAGGAACTATAAGACGTTCCGCGATATTGACGACGACATCATCGATTTAGCTGGCTGCCGTGTGGCGCTTTACATGCCAGCCGACCGCGATGCGGTTGGACAGATCATTGAAAAGTTATTCGTCCCCGTGCGACCCCCAAAGAGCTTCCCCGAAGCCAGCAAGCCCGAGGAAGGCGATACGCTGGGCTACACGGCAACCCACTATCTGGTGCGCCTGCGCCCCGAGACGCTCCGCAAGAAGGAGCTTCGGTACGCCGACACGCAGATCGAGATTCAGGTAGCATCCGTCCTGATGCACGCATGGGCCGAGGTCACGCACGACCTGCTTTACAAGCCCACAAAGGGCGGATTGACGCCCGAAGAGCACGAAACTCTGAGCAACCTGAATAAGTTAGTGCAGGAAGGGGAACGGGAGCTTGAAAAGCTTCAGTTCGCCATCGAAGGTCGCACGGATGAAAGCCTTCGGTTTGAAATTGCAGCAGCTTTGGCAACGAGTCTCAAAGCCCGGTCGATGGGAAAGACTGCCTCCCTGACCGTAGGCGACATTGAGACGGCTGTCAGAGCTATTGTTGGAAGCAAGACATCCCTGTGGTCGATTTACATGAAAGCCACGGAGACGCTCAGGAAAGCGCGTTGGGAAAAGCCCGACGATGAGAAGTACCGCAAAGCATGGGAAGCTGCTGGGTATCACAAGCCCGAGGAATCGCCCGCGAGTGAGACGCATTACATTCGTGAGGCCATGGAGAGACTTGCTCCGGGTAAACCAGTCAGCACGCTGTGGGTTCTGCCAAACCGCAGTGAGGTTATAGCTCTTGCTCAACAGTTGAAAGCCGAGGCAACAAAGGAAAAATAAGTCATCATGGCAGTCGCACCCTTCACCCGCATTGTGGTCGATAAGAAGGAGGAGGCGAAGTTCCGTCGCCGAGCCCTGAATCATTACCCATTGGAATACATGGAAGCCCTGTGGGGCAAAGTACGCAGCGATATCCTCTACATTCATGCCTTTGTGAAGGTCGATCACAAGCCCGGAAAACGCACCCTTCGGTACGAGGATTACGAGATCGATGAACATGAAGAGGACGCAGCCGAGATCGGGTTGACTTACCTCGGCACCATTCACACCCACCCGAACGCCAACGACGCCCAGTTCAGCGAAGTTGACTGTGAGCAGTCGCAGGATTCTCAAGACGTGATGATGGGTATCTGTGCCATCCAAACTACCTATCTTGATGAGGAAACCAAGACTCAAAAGCCCCTGAACCGCAAGGTCGTCCGCGTTGAATACTGGCCTACTGTGACCCCGCTCATCGCAATTCGCCGCGATACACCGCCCTCAAGGTCGGTCAAACGAGCCCTCAAAAGGGGCTATAAACTGGCGAAAAAGAAGAAGTCCCGCCGTTGAACTTCCACTTTCTATGGTAGGACGCTAGAATGAACCCATTGCTTCGGAAGATAGCCAAACAGCCCGCGACCACGACCTCATTCTTTGAGACAGACGGCTTTCTCTATCACGGCACCACGTTACGAGACCTCAAGTCCATCCTGACCGAAGGGAAGGTGGAGGGGCACAGCTATTGGGGCGTGAGGGAGACGGCGGACATGTATGAGGGCGGGGCCATGTTACGGCTGCCCGTTAGCAGGTTCAACGAAGCCTTTCTACTCCCTGACGAGAACATGATTCAAGACCCGTATTTCATGGAAGACGAGAACGGGGATTACGATCAGAAGAAAATGAACGCCACGAATCGTGCGTGGAAGGCGAGCAAGAAGACGTGGATGGATTCGCTGAAGATTTGGGGAGCGGTCATGTACGATGAGGATATGCCCGTCACACCAGCCGATGCTATCGAAGGTCGGCAGGTTATGGCGAGCAAGACCGCAACCGAGTTGCCGCCGCTTAAGTTCACCCAACCATCGGATAGGAAGCTCGAAGACTACGAGCTAGTTTGGGTTGATACGCAAAAGTTAGATCGCGAGTGGTCGAAGGACAAACACCTGTACCTCGCTCCGGGGGATAAAACCAATCACATCGGCGACCGCTACGCTCGCTTTACCCAGTGGCGGCAGGACAACCCCAACACCCCAGTTGAGGCTCCTATTGTGTCGTGGAGCGACAATGCGGGTGGTGAGGCGCATTTCACCAACGGTCGGCACCGCTTCTCCGTGCTCCGCGATCAGGGTTACCCAAAGGTTCAAATCATGGTGCCGCAGAGCCAAATCGAGACGTTCAGCAAACTGGCATCCTCTTCGGTACGGGAAATCAACATCTCGGAAGATCAGGGTTCCGCAGAAGGGTACACAGCGGACACCAATGCGGAACAACTCCAGAATTGGCTCGACCGTTTCGGCTACACGAACAAAGAGTTTGTTGCCGACCTGCGGAAGAAGTATGACACCTTCGCCGTTCTAAACAACATCAACGTATACGAGGATTCCCGTGGCAAGGGCTACGGGGACTATCTGCTTGCCGAGTTCTTGCGAGAAGCCGGGGATCGCGGTGCGGGCATCTGTCTGTTGGTTGCCGACACCGCTGAGGAACAAGCCCAAGGCTTCAATTTGGTGGAGTGGTACGAACGCAACGACTTTGAGCAGGTTGCCTCGGTCTACGGCGGGGAACTGATGATAATGGGCATCATGAATCCCAAGGTTGCGGCACAGAAAACCGCCGCCGATATCGGTCAGGTCAAGAACATCATTAACGAAATGATGGGCGTGCTCGCTTCCGGGCTCCCGCATCCCGAAGTCAAGATCGTAAACCAGACCAACCGTATGCTGGGGTACGATGTGTGGGAACGGGGTAGGGATGAGGCGGGTAACACTTGGGGTGCGGACAACACCACAATCGGCATTCAGAAGTCCATACTGGGGCACGAGGAATCGCTTCGCCGTACTATCGCTCACGAACTGTGTCATCATGAAGTGGCTCTGCTTATTGGGAAGCCGAAACTCATGGAAGTCGGGTTCGACGCCTACAACAAATACAAAAAGCTACTCGCACCCGAGGGACACGGCAAAGAATGGCAGGCCGTCGCCGCTCGCTTCAATGCGAAGTACGGAGCGGACTTCGTGACCGAGTTCTCCGATCAGAGTGTCATCAGCGATGAGCCAACGAAAGAATACTGGCTCCTGCTCAATAACTACGTCTACGGTCGGCACAAGCAACGTTTGGGCTGGCAATGGGCGCTGGGGCTCAGCCGTCAGGCTATGGCGTACCTCGATGGACTCGATTGGACTTCGGGAGAATTCAAGCTGGTCAAAACGAACGACCACGTGTTTACTCGTGGGCGTGGGCGTATCAAACAATACGGCGGATGGAATCTGCCCCGCACCCCAGAGCAGGAGCAGAAAATTCAGGACCTTTGGGCGAATGCTCCGATGGCGAAGTTCGGTTGTTCCGCCGCTCAGGATGAAGCCGACATTGAGGCAGCAAAGAAAGCCAAGTCAGGTCCCCACAAAAACGCCACGTCTCAAATCAACCTGCCGCCTGATGCCGCCTCCGGGATGATGGAAGCCGCCAAGCAGATTCCAGATGAGGAACTCGGCAAGGATGGTCGTGAGGACGATCCACACATCACAGTTAAGTACGGGGTAAAGCCCGACCCCGCTCTGTTGAGTCAAGTTGTAGGCGAGCAGCAACCGTTTACGGTCACGCTAGGGAAGACGCACGTATTCTCCGTGAGCGAAAGCTCTGACGCCCAAGCCCCCATCGTGGTTCAGTGTCACGCTCCCGAACTTGAGGCTCTCCACAACAAGGTCGCAGAAGCGATGGGCACCCGCAAAGATGATTTTCCCTACGTACCGCACGTGACCCTTGCCTACGTCAAGCCTGACGCTGCCGCCAAATATGAGGGAATGGATTGGGCCGAGGGCATTTCCTTCCAAGTGGACAGCATCACCCTGAGTACGAAGGGTGGTGGTCAGGTTCGAGTACCTTTCGGTAAGCCGCGAAAGTCAGCATCCCACAAGACGCCGCCGATGAGCGACACGCAGTACAGGAATCCCGAGATGGGCGAGGAGACGAATGCTTACGCCGACATCCCCGAGCGTGTGATGGGTGTGGAAGACCTGCCGTCGCTTGAATCGCTTTCACCCGACCTGTTCAAGACGGGAGCGGGCAGCGTGTACGATCTTGATTTACAGGACGTGGTTGCTTGGGGTGGTAGCCTCAGCGAGGCACAGGGCGATTGGGATAAGATCAGGTCCGAAGCCGCTGGACGTGCGAAAGCCGAAGGCAAGGATTGGGAGAAGATGCCCGAGGCTGAGCAGGAAGTGTGGCTCGACAAGATCGGCTGGGAGTGGCTCGGGGCGACATGGGAAATCACTATGAATCGCCTTCAATCCCTGAAGTTCCCCCTCACGGTTTACCGTGGGCTGGGCTCGGTGAGCCTTAAGGAAATCAACAAGGGTCAATACGCGGAGAAGGGGACTGGCATCTATTGGTCCTACGACGAGAATAACGCCTATGTGCACGAAGAACTCGCTGCTGGGCACCCGCACATCGTAATCCTGCGTGGCGTCGTGAGTTCGCCCAAGCAGATCGACTGGATTCGCACTGCCTACGTGAACCTCGTGGCAGCCGATGAGCGGGAGATCAACATTCATCCGGGTGAAGAAATCCAGATCACGGGCTACAAATACAAAGGTGAGAAGGCGTGGAAGAATCCGCCAAAGAACCTTCGCACAGTCCGTGCGGCAGCGCAGAACTTCAAGCCCATGCCGTTCGACAACTGGTGTGACGCGAATCCGATGTACCAGCCAGACGATTTCAACGAGGCTGAGTACCGCTACGACGAGAATGTCGCCCACTTCAGCACAGTGGACTTCCCCATCACGATCTATCGTGCGGTTCAAGTTGAGCAGGGCACGCAACCGAATTTGGAAAAGGCGGGCGTCTATTGGACGTGGGTTGAGAACAGTGCCGATGCGTACTTTGGCTCGGGGTCAATGTGGGATCAAGGTGGTCCGCACCCGAAACATCCTCAAACCTTGATCCTCAAAGCCAAGGTACTACGCTCAACCGATGTGGACTGGGACGCGACTCTTCTTGCTAACATGCTCAACGAAGATGAAAATGAGATCACAATTGAGTCGGGCGCTGAGCTTCAATTGATTGGTATCGATTACGGGCAAGGCTATAAGAAGCCCGCTCAGAAAAGGGTCATGGCATACGGCGACGAATCCAAGAACCTGCCTTTGCGTGGTCAGAAGGGCATCGGCGGACAGGACTTCCCTCTGATGTTCGACCCGCCGTTGTTCTCCGATGAGAAGGAAGCCGCACGGAAGATGCCGAAGTTCTACCACGGCACGGCAGCGGAGAACCTCGACGATATCCTAAAGAACGGCCTCAAAGCCAGTAAGGACGCTGCGTCGGCAAAGATGGGAATGTTTAATCCCAACCGAGCCAACGTACAGTACAAGTCTGAGCAGGGTGTAGGTGAGTGGCAGGGCTGGAACATTGATTTCAGTGCCGATCCAGTCAAGGAACACATGCTGCCCGCATCGTTCGTTCGGAAACTGAAGGGAATCGAGCAGAAATTCATCAACGTCGCCGATGTGGTGGAAACGCAGGGCGAGCAATGGACAACTGACAGACGTGTGGACGAGATTCACACGCAGATGGAAGCGGAGAAGTGGTTCGAAGCCATCCTCGTAGATGAGTACGAAGACCAGCCGGGGAAATACTACTTGGAAGAGGGGCATCACCGCACCCGTGCGGCTAAGAAGATGGGCAAAACGACTATTCCAGCCGTGATTATGAAGTTGGAACCCCGTAAACCCCACTGGTCGTTATCGTCAGGTATCGTCAGAAAATCGTCAGATATCGCCAAGTTTGCGTTCTTCATCGAAGTGCCGAAAGAAACCCGTGGTCATTTCTGGGACGAGCCGCCCGCGCACAATCTGGAGTTCTGGGCATTCCGAAGCCGTCCGCCAGTCCTGATGAACGAGAAGGTTTACTTCACGTTCGACAAGATGCCTGTCGCAGAGACCACCGTCCTCAAGGTTGAGAAGCCGGGTGAGTCGTTGTGCGAACTGAGCGGCAAGTACGAAGACCACTGGAAGCTTTACTGGGAACCGAAGCAGTTTGTCAAGTATGCAGGCACCACAGCGCCTACGCTGTACCATGGCACCTGCCCCGAGAACGCTGAAGCCATCATGAAGAACGGCTGGGGGCCGAATCAAGTCTCATCGGGCGGGAACGCTGGACAGCCGCAGTACCTCTATCTCACGAACTTCCCTGAGAATGCTCAGTGGTTCGCCAATGAGAAGGGGTGCGACACCATCCTTGAGGTCCGTAACATCCCGATGTCGTATCTCGAAGTTGATCCTGAGGACGGCACTGAGGACACCATTGAGAGAGAATTGAACTTTAGCGAGAAGGCATTCCCCGGCACGGTTGTACTGACAAAGCCACTACCTGCGGACCACTTCAAGGTGTTCAAGAGTAAGATCGGCAGCCTGAATGAGAAGCGGAATGAAAAGTGGATTTACCACCCTGACTATGGCGCGTTCTCGCAGAAGGGAAGCATAGGCCCTCATGCAACACTGATAGCGAGAACTATGGGTGAGGGCATGTCCTCTGGGCGGAAGTACGAAGAGGTACTACGGGGCTACGCGGTGATCGACGTGGATCAGAAAACCGTGACCTTGGCAACCCCCACAAACGAGTTGATACCTAACGACGTGGTAGACCTGTTCAAAAAGACATATCCCCACTACGCCCTATCGATCCCAGCGGAGTCGAAAGCAATCGGTGTGACCGCCGCCATGCCGAAGAAGTGGTATCACGGCACGTCCACGAAAAATGCCGAGATTATCATGGGGGATGGTTACCTACGCCCAGATCAGGAGACCACCTACGACATCGACATCCCGCGTGACGGGGCGGTATACATCGCAGAGTTCGACGTAGCAAACCAGTACGCTATCGAGCGCGGCGGACCCGTGCTTGAGGTAGCCGCTCCTGACATCAGTAAGCTCCTGCCCGATGAGGACGATGTTTACGAACTCCTCAATGACCGTGGTGGTGAGTTGAACGCCAAGGGTTCCGCCCAAGCCAAGCGAGTTAAGGCTTTGTGGCTCAAGCAATGGAATGACGAGAATGCTTCCTACAATGAGCCCGAGAAGTTCCCGGTCTACAAAAACTTCGAGGAAGCGTGGAAAGCATGGGGCGAGATCGAGTTCGAGGGCTCGGCAGAGCTTGCGGAGCAGATGAAGTATCTGACCGACTACATCGTCAAGAATGACCCCAAGCTCGCTCGTGCAATCATCGAACTCAGTGGCAAGGCCGCTCACATGGGACCGCTCAAGGTCGTGCGTCAAGTCAAGACCGCCGCACCGAAGTCCATCTGGTATCACGGCACCAGCATCAAGAATCTGCGAAGCATCATGAGTCAGGGGTTAGTTCCTGAAGGTACGGAAAAGGTTTGGGCAGACGATCCTGATGCTGGGATATCCGCACCCAGCCGTCAATCTTACGGCGGCATTTACGTGTCACAGAACCTCATGACGGCTGCGGGAGCCCCCGATACCGAGGATAGAAAGGCTCGCGGCGGCTCGCTCGTGGTTATCATGGAGCTTCAGCCGAACACCATGTACCTTGACGAGGACAACGTTACGGGGGTTCTCGGTGCTCCAATCAAGCACATGAGCGATAACACCTTCCACGTTCTCTGCTACTACTTGGCAGCTACACAGGAAGGCGCAACCCAAGACTGGCAGGATGAGATCAGGGTGATGCGGGAAGATTACGTCCGCAAGTGTTTCACGCAATGGGAAGCCAAGTTCGCTGAACGTAAGATGCCATTCCATCCCGAACTGAAGGCTGAGCTTGAGAAGCTCCTACCCAGCGTGTGGCTAGGTGCCGTCACCCGTGCGGCGGGTCACGTCAAGGACAACTACTCCTACATTCGGGCATGGGATCAAGTCTTCTACGGCACCCCTAAGGAGAAACAACGCCCCGACATGAACACCATACTCCCCGATGCGTCCGAGGGAGAGGCGGCGTTCCGCGAAGCGGCAGAGAAGGTCACCCGTACATTGCGGCTCCTAGCCCGTCCGAACACTGAAGGAAGCCAGACATACAACATTAACACCTCCCGCATCAATGAGCCGATTGGCTTCAGCGGGTCAAACCACATTCTCGCTCTCGTAGAAGTTCGGGACCTTGAAGTGCGGGCAACCCCATCGCCAGTTCGAATGCTTCTACACTGGGGCACCATCCCGCAGGATTTCTTCAGCCAGTGGAATACAAAGTACGGCAGCAAGTATGAAGTGGTGGACGCACGCAAGGGTCAGCCCAAGGCTAAGGGCGTGGCGGCATCGGCTCACGAAGACGATCCTCAGGTCTTCTACCACGGAACCTCGTGGCAGGCCGCTCAACTGATCGACAAGGAAGGTCTGAAAGCGAGCGACAACCGTCTGACAGGCGGCAAGAAATACATCTGGTGCGCCATCGCGGAGTTCGCGGCGAAGGAATACGGTGCGAGTGTGACGGACAGCGACCAGTACGCCGTGATCGAGTTCATCTGGGATTACGGCAAGAGCGAGCCTGACCCGGAGCATTTCGAGGAAGGCGACATGTACCGTCGCATTGAGGGCGATATCTCTCGGCAGAACATCACCGCCATCAAGTATTTCGATGGTGGGCGGATCGTCAAGACGGCTGGGTTTGAGGAAGAAATCAAGATCACCACGGCACCAGACGGGCGAATTACCGCCAAACACGTCGATGGAAGTGCTTCCGGCACCATGGAAGACCGCGAGGGGCTGGTTAAGTGGTTTGATTGGAGCACTTTACCCAAAGGTGGGGCTGGAATTTACGACAAAGCCTTCGTTTTGGGCACCGTAAGCGTCAAGGTCGCGACACGTCGTAATGGGCTCGGCAGGGCGCTTGTAGGGGCTGTGCTCGACGCAGCGAAGGCTCAGGGTGCCCAAGTGTGCTTCTTGCTCGCTCATTCGCTCACAGGGCTCTCTGGGAAGGAATTAAGCTCCTTCTACAACAGTCTGGGGTTCCAGCCCTACGTGATCGACCCGCCGCCACGATGGTTCGACAGCAGCACCGCAGGCATCTTCATGAAGAAGCTGGCAGGCGTGGCAAAGCTCGCCGCCATGAACCGCATTAGCCAGCAGGACGCCGTTGACCGCAAGATGTTCGGCCCTGTCTACCATGGCACCACCGAGGAGAAGCAGGAGAACATCGGGAACGAGGGCTTCAAGGTCTACATCGGGGACGCGGGATCGGGCGACGTTGCCCACGGTTACGAAGGTAACCAACCCTACCATGACGGCATCCCAGCCCCCGTGCACCATCTGGGTTACGGCGTGTACTTCACGACCGCCAAGGCTATCGCCAAGCAGTTCGCAGGCGGCACCACGCGGGGCATGAAGACCTACTACCTCGACGTGCCACGGCTGGAGACCATCAACTTCGGAGTGCCGAAGACCATGATGAAATGGTGGATCAGTCAGGGCTACAACGCGGACCTCGCCAAGAAGAATCGCGTGGAAGCGACCAAGCCGATGACCGAGCACCTGAAGGCTCAGTTTGACGCCGTATGGTTCAAGGGCAAGGGCATGTACAAGCTGCTCGACGGCGATCAGATTTGTGTGTTTGACGCGAGCCACATCTATGAAGTGGACGCTGCCATGTCTAAGCCGGGTGACATCGGCTCCAAGGTCACTCGTAAGGCTGATGGGATGAAGGGTGTCATCAAGAACATCCGCAGCATTCCGCCTGATGTGGCACAACAGTATCACGGTGGGGCTGACAAGTTCTACGAGATCAAGTGGGCGAAGGGCGGCACCGACCATAACGTCTATGCCCGCGACATAGACTTCGTTGGGGCGAAGGCTCAAGGTGCAACGGCGTCGATGAAGATCGCCGAAGGATTCAATAATGAGGGCTTCTGGGCGGGCGAGGGTAACGCCGCGTCTGGCGTGCTGCCGATCTGCACCACCACTGGTCGCATCTGTCTCGCGTGGCGGTCACCCGATGTTCACATCGGCAATTGCTGGGGCACCATCGGTGGAGCGGTCAAGCCAAAGATGAGCCTCGCGGACAGTGCCAAGGCCGAACTAACGGAAGAGACGGGCTTCACGGGCGGCATCACCATGCACCCAGCTTACGTATTTTCAAAGGGCGGCTTTTCCTATCACAACTTCCTCGGCACCGTGGGTACGGAGTTCCGCTTCGCCCCGCAGTCCGAACATCACTGGGAAACCACGGGTCTAGAATGGTTCACGTGGGTAGATATTCAGGAGATGGTGAAGGATAACGCCAGCGATTTCCACCCGGGACTCATCAGTTTGTTCAAGAGCGACGGCAAGAAGATCGAGCAGCTTCTCGGTAAGCCCAAGACGGCTTCGGACGACGACGGGGATATGCCGAACATGCTTCAGGTCTTCCCCGAACGTCCCGATGTGATGGAGACTTTCCGCCACATGCGTCTGTTTGAGCGTGACCGTTTGATCGAGGAAGCTCAACTTGAAGAATTACATCCAGCCGATCTGAAGACGAATCAGGCGACCCTCAAGCGGAAAGACCTCCAGTATTTCTTGGACAACCCCGAGGAGATCACCAAGCCGCACAGCAATGTCGGGCTGAGTGACACGGAGCAGTTGTACCCCCTCGTGTGCCGCACCACCGAAGGCGATTGGCTGTACGACGGCAACCACCGCGCAAACGCCGCCATGAAGCTCGGCATCTTGCTCAAGTGCAAGGTCGTGGACCTACGAGATTACGAGGAGCCACGGGGGAAAGTCTCCCGAAAGCTCGCTGCTCGCGGTGAAGTGGGTCCTGTGTATCACGGCACCGATAAGAAATTCGACAAGTTCGAGCAGAAACCCGGCACCCGATACATTCTCTTCTCCGAGATTAAGGTACAAGCTGGTGGGTTCTTCTTCACCGATGACCCTGAGGAAGCGAAAGAGTTCGGCTCAAACGTCATGACCTGCTACTTGAAGATGAAGAAGCCACTGATTCGGCAAGAAGATCAATACAATCTGAGCAAGAAACAGATCGCCGACCTGACTTACATCTGCGAGCTATGTATGAGTGACGGCTATTCCGACTTGCAAGGCAATTCCGTCAAGACGATTGAACTGGGAGCCTTTGCCATCGATGTAGACCCAGAAGGCAACTGGCTCAACGAGATTGTGAAGCAGAACGGCCTCGATTGGAACATTTTGGACAATCAGGAAGCCGTCAACCGCATGAAGGAACGCGGCTACGACAGCACCATGGTGGATGAGTACAACGGCAAGTATAGCTATTGCGTGTTTTCAGCCGACCAGATTAGGATCGGCGGCGGTAAAGCAAAGGCGTTGACCGCAGCCACACCAGCCCGAGCCCTCAAGCTCTATCACGTCACGACAGTGCCTATTGCCAAAGACATCAAAGCTCACGGCTTCAAGCCCGTGGATCAAGGTATGTGGAAGAACTACTACGCTCCGCAGGGACGCGACGGCATCTACTTTTACGACGATTTGAAATACTCCGAGGCTTACGCCGCCTACGCTGAGGGTCAACTCTTCACACGCAACATGCAGCCAGAGAATTCGTGGGAAGAAAACAAGAAGCAAATACCTCAGATGGCAATCATTGAAGTACAGGTTCCCGAAGGCGTGGCAATCACCACCGACCAGAAGGAGGATGGGTTCTTCGTACCTACAGCCGATCTGGGTAAGGTCAAGATCACGGGTATGCACAAGTACGATTACGTCCCTACCGAGGGCAGGAAGCCCGGTGAGAAGTTCGGGGCAGCCTTCCCAACCTTCGAGCAGGTGATGGACGAATCCACCTTGGCTGATGACGAATTCATGTTTGGCAGCGACGAGGAAAGCAAACGCTGGTACGATCAGGCGTTGGCGTTCTGGAAATCCCAAAAGTTCCCGCTCACGGTGTATCGCGGCATGGCTGTTTTCAACGAGCGTCATGACATTGACTACAGCACCTTCGGTTGGTCATGGTCTTTGGATAGGAAGTTTGCCGAGAACTTTGCGGAAGATAAGTACATCGACTACCCCGATCAACACCGCATCGAGGTCTTCGAGGGTAAGATCAAAGCGAACGCTGTGGACTGGCTTAACACCTTCAGGGCATGGGTCACTCTCCCCGAAGAGAAGGAAGTCCGCCTCAAGCCCAAGGCTCAGGTCGAACTCCCAGCGTTAGGCCGATCCGTGACCGCTGCCGATCTTCCTCGTAGCAAGTACGACAAGGTTTGCTACACTATCGCCATGGACGATGCGCTGTACGGCTACTTCGGTCAATACGTGCAGTGTGCCGACGCCTTTGAGGACAACCCAGCGGCATCCGGTCGAGTGGTTGAGTTGGTCAAATCACTCACGCCATTCGTACCGCCGACTACTCGAAAGTGCCTCTATCGTGGGGAAGAGATTCGCATGGGCGACGACCGCGAGCCCGCCAAGTGGGAGCCACATCTTCGAGACCTGTTGTCTTGGTCGGCAGCTTACGACACCGCCAAGGGATTCTCGGGCGGACATCGGGGCATCGTGTGGCAGACCGTGGGCAAGATTCAAGGTATCGCTCTGGAGGATATCGTTCTTTGGCGTAATCGAACGCACCCCGATGAAAGCAACTATCCGGGTATGCAGTCCGAGTGGTTTGTGATGAATACCTGCAACGCGAAGGAAGCAACCCCGCCCAACGCACAGCCAGCCCGAAGCTATGTGACCGCTGCGGCTGATGGGTTCCTTTACCACGGCATGAGCATGACGGACTACAATCGAGCCATGAGTGCTGGCGGCGTACTGCCTGAGCCTAGCTGGTGGGGCACCGCTGAGATCGCCGAGTATTACGCTGAGACCGCTGCCGAAGAGATTGGACCCGAGGAAGAATACAAGGTTATCAAGTTACCACTCAGTGCATTCAACCCCGCGTTGCTGGAGGCCGACCAGAACTCGGTTGCTGAGCCTCTGACCTACACGCTTGGTCGTAGTGAAGATGAGTTGTATGAGGAATGGCAGAACTGCAAGGGTACGTGGCAAGACAGCCTGAGAATTTATGGGAGCGTTGTCTACAACGCCCCCATTGAGGTCACCGCACAAACCGTCCTTTCTTCTTAGCGTCACGCAGCCGCTTCTTCTCCGCACGCTCCTTCATAACCTTCTGCTCGACCGCCCACAGGAACAAGCCCTCCCACGAGAAGTCGAAGGTCTGCCGCGTACCCTTCAACCGCACGGTGCCGTGGAATGCGTTGTCCACGTCCACGATGATTGCCCGAGTCACGGGGACACGTCGTGTCTTCCGCTTCTCCTTGTCTACGGTGATGCTACCCCACCCCCGCATCTCGGCATCCGTCTCGAAGCTCAGCCGTGTCTTGCGCTCGCTAATCTTGGTCATAGTGACCTCCTTTGATCTATAACCATTATACCATTCGAGTTTTGGAAACAGGCTTAAAACGTGGCGTTTGAGCCACTTACGGACGAACAAGTCTCGTGATTTCAACGCGACATTTTTTGCTTGACAAGAATTTCCCACGACTTTCGGGCTCTTTCATAGGGGATGATTTTATGGGCTTTGCAGAGATTCTCAAGGAACATCGCGACAGGCTGAAGGGCTTTCTCGACAAGCTGACGAATGACTCGCACGTGCCGATTGCCCTCGTCGTCTTCGCGACAACCTCGGCGTACTGTTTCCACACTGGCAAGGATTTGCTGCCGGGGTACGTGAGTTCGCTGTACGCCTTCTACGGGTTCCTCGGCGGTCACGCCTTGGTTTACCAGAAGTGGCCTGATCCTACAACGCCCGCTCCAACGGTAGACGTGAACGTGAACAACTCGAACGCGAATACCAACACGGCAACGGCTACCGCTGCGGCACCTGATCCCTCAAAGGGGTAACTGTGGGCACTCCATGCTTCCTGTTGACGCCAATCTCTAAGATTCGTGTCTGGGCTCGCCGTTACAACGCAGGCATTCCGAACTGTTGCCCGCTCTATCCGGGCGAATACTCCTACCACGGCAACATGAACCTCATCGGCGACTTCGACTACCCGCACGTCGAGGGGCAGTACGAGGACTGGAACGATTTCGTTGAGACCTTACGCCCGCCCGTGGGCGATCCTATTTGGCCGATGAACTGTAAGTGTGGGGCACCTATCCTCGACGAGCTACGCGGTTGTGAGAAGGGCGGACAAATGTTTGTCCATCGCATGTATCAGCGGTCGGACAACGGCGGGCTGACCACGTTGCAGGAAGCTCCTACGGGTGCTCTTTGGTACGCATGGTGGTACAGGATGGAGAACGGCAGCTTCGGGTGGGACTGGGATAACGCATCGACACCGCCCTTGATGTGCATGTTGCCGAACAATAGAGAGTGGAACATTGATGGACGGGCGAGCAACTGCACCATGAAGGAGGAACGCACGCATCGTTGCTGGGTGCGGCATGGTGAGCCGCCTAACATCCACGTGGATAAGAACGGACACACCTGTCAGGCTGGGGCGGGCTCGATCCTCAGCGGGAACTGGCATGGATTCTTGCACAACGGACAATTGGTGCCATGAAACTAACAGACCTCAATCCGCATTGGGTTACGGTTCCTCAGGCTGCTCCCGGGTATCACGGGGATGACTCAAGCTATGTGAAGCTGTACATCGGGATTACGTTCCGCTGCCCACATTGCCCCGTGGGAGAACGTGGCGAGGTTTTCTACATCGGGATATTCTTTGCGAATCCAGTTGACCCCGACAACTGGCTGCCACGGATAACACCGCTCGGAAAACTGGCAGAGCATGTGTGGGCACGGACGGGCGATACTTTCGAGACCCTCAGCCTCACGCCCTCGGTGGACGCTTCCAAGTACGGGCACTGGCATGGGTTCATTACTAACGGAGAGGTTCGTTAATCTATCCCGTAGTAGTCGGAGAATTCGTAGAGAGCTTCGTTGATCCGTTTCATGTCCTCGTCCAACACAGTCTCAACGGTTACCCCACGACGGGCTGCTACAGCCTCAGCCGCTCTCAGATAGAGCGGCTTTCCAGTCACCTTGGTAGCTTCTTCGAGCGAGACGCCTAAACGCTTCGCACGCTTTGCCAGCACTCTTTCGTAAGCTGTGCTCATTTCACCCACCCCTTACGCCCCCGCGCCCCCGGTTGGTTTCCGCGTGGGAATTGGGATGATGGGTCTCACGTTGATGGGTTCGCGCTGTGGAGCCGCCGAAGACCCGTAACGTTCGAGCAGCATGGGTGCCATGGCGTTCTCGGATTCCTTGATGAACGTGGTGGTCTCGCCCTCCATGTCCACACGGATGAAATCGCCCAGCTTGACTTGACCAGTGGCAACGAGGTTCGCCATCGGGAACACCAGATGACGCTCAATGGCACGCTTCAAGTGACGCGCACCGTACTTCGGGTCCGTGCCTTCCTTGAGCAGAAACTCTTTGACAGGCTGTGTGCAGTTGAACACGAATTGGTTCGCACCAGCGGCCATCAGCACGCGCTGTTGCACCATGCCGAGTTCGATCTCAAGAATCTGCACCAGATGCTCATCGCGGAGAGTTTTGAACACGACTGATTTGTCGATGCGGTTCATGAACTCCGGGGTGAACTTGCGCTTTGCGGCGTCAACTGCGCTGCGGTCGATCTTTGCATCCAGTGAGTCATTGACGACGATGTTCTCACGGGAGTTACCGAAGCCCATGCCGCCATTCATCAGTTCGTTCATGTCGGCAGCACCGAGGTTCGATGTCATGATGATAATGCACTGGCTAAGGTCTACGCGGTGGTTGTCGCCGAGGGTCAGCGTAGCCTTGTCGAGGATGCCGAGCAGGAGTTGCCACAGTGAGTCAGAAGCTTTTTCGATTTCGTCGAACAGCAGAATCGATAACTTCAACTTCTCGCTGAACCACTGGTTCAACGCTTCCTGCGTGAGGAGAGGATGGGTTTCGCGGTGACCGAGGTAGCCCGGGGGCGAACCGATCAGCTTGGCGATTTCGTGGGAATGCTGGAATTCAGCGCAATCAATCTTGATGCAGGCTCGGGCGTCACCGAAGAGGGATTCAGCCATCGCTTCTACGACGCGAGTCTTGCCGCTGCCCGTGGGACCGAGGAAGAGAAGATTACCAACTGGACGACCCGGAGCGTTCAGGCCCGCCAAGAACATCTGGTAAATCTCAACAACTTTATCGACGGCGACATCTTGTCCGACGATACGTTTACGCATGGCTTTCTCAAAATCACGCGCATCGTTTGAACGCTTGGTGGGGTCTAACTTGAGTCCAGTGCCAGTACCTTTCATGCCTACTCCTGTTCCGTATCCGAGTCCCACAAGTACCACCTTTCTAAGGTTTGAGAAGTGACTTTCCCCGTTCTGACAGGTGCCGCCCTACCTAAAATCTCACCAATACCGCAAATTACGCCTTCTGCTCCTCGGCTGTTTTGAGCCGTAATGTCACGCCGTCATCGGTCGTGAAAAGTTCCTTTGAGCACTTCGAGCAGAACTGCATCGGTTTGGGCAATGTCGTGTTCAGGCGGTCCAGTTCCATCTGGATGAACCGCTCGTGCCGCTGTGCCATCACATACGAGCATACCATGACCGTGCGGAATCGTGACCAGCCCTTTGCCCGGGCGAGTGCGAATACGCGGCTGAGGATTGGGTCGGTATTGGCGGCGTCCACCAATGCCAGCCAGATCGAGGCGTCATTGTCCTCTTGGAGAACCTTGCTGAACTCGTCGTCGGTCAAGATGGGTTTCGATGCGGGCCAAGTCATTCCACTCATTAGATGCCGTCCTTCGCCGCTTTGGTTTTGAATTCTTTGGCGTTGTCGTAGATGCAGAGGACACCCAGATGCTCGGTGTTGCTGAGGATCATGGTGAAATCTTTGCCGCGATAGGTGGTGTCGCTCGCCCACTTAAATTCTCCCCACGGACGATCCGTGCAATCCTGTATTGGGAGATCATTCCCCAAGTTATGGAGGACTCTATTGAATTCCTCATCGTAGCCGAAGTATTCGTAGATTCGCTTCCGAAGTAGGTTGTACCCATTCAGGAGCGGGAATCCAGTTGATGTCGGCATGAGTTTTGAGTCTGACAGAGTGAGGCCGAAGCTGTCAAGCCAAAGCTTGATGTAGCTCAGCACTTTCGTGCCCGCCCACTTCGCCCGCAGGATTTGCTCGGGTGTCAACTTGGTGACATCTTCGAGGGTCTCGCAACCCAGTCGCTTCAGAACGTTTTTTGCTCTGGTCGGCAGGTTGCTCGATTTCTCAACACTGATCGCTAATACGTAGGCATCCATAGTGTTCTCCTTGCACCTCTATTCTACCAAGGGAACCCGAGTTTTAGCTAGGAATTTGTGGCTTTAGAATCAAAGACTTACCAGAAAAGCCAAGGGGACACCCATGAGGTGCCCCCAAGCGAAAAGATTAAGAGCCACTGGGCGGATTCCTGACTACCACCCAAGCCTTAGCTAACGCATCGTTGTTCGGTCACAACCGTATTCGGGGATCAGCCGAACACTCGCCTTGCGGCTGGTTGGGAGGATTGGGTGCCTCCAGTCGGATACAGATGTCAGTGTCGATTTGACGATTTGTCCGAGTCTTACGGGGGTCGATCTTGGCCAAGATCGCCTTCTTCAACCTTACAACGCATTAACTGTACCACCAGACGGCACTCTCTTCGCTTTTCAGCGGCACCGCCCGAGCTTTAGTCCCTCATCAAGGACTTGTTCAGCCACGTGGCTCACATAGAGTAATACTGAAAGTCGGAACTATTTGGATTTGAATTTTGTGGAAAACGGGGTGACCCTCACAACGACAGCCGGGACGGTGCCGAAGCCTAGCCGCTCCCACGCGACGATTCGGTGGTGCCCGTCCAGTACGGTAAGCTGCCCGTCCTTCAGTTGCAGCCAAACGGCCTCGAACTCCCCGCTGATCTTGATGCGCTTTACCAGATCAGTCACCTCTCCGTCGAACAGGGGTGTGTCCCACCTCCATTTGCCTCCGTCCGCTGGGTTCCGCTCGATTGAGGTGAGGAGCACGTCTTGGTTTTCTATGGCTAGGTTGGTCTGGTTCGAGAGGTAGAGAGACCTGAGATTGAACCATGCGACGGACCTGCGGCGAGTGTGGTCCGAGAAAGGATCGACGTAGGAGACTACGAAGGGCTCGTACATAGCCTATCCAATTCCCGCTGCATATTCTCCCGAGCCAAGAGGGTGTACGCCCCGGCGAACTGAGGGCTGAAGTAAAGCTGCGGTCTGGCGAGAAATCTCTTCAGGAATGCCAATCGGCCAGCCTTCCACATCTCATCGCTGGCGAAGTTGTACTCCACGCGGATGAGGCGGGTGTTCTCGTCGTATTCCTCGGGAGGCAGCCCCAGTCCCGCGAGGTCGATATCGGTCACAAGGTTGGTGTGCTCGGTGTGAGTGGTGCTGAGAATGAGGCTGATGATCTTGTCGGCATCTTCCACATCGAACCCCAGTACGGGGTTGTCCTTCTCGAAAACCATTGCGCTGCGAGCTTCGTTGTCGTCGCGGGTAGGCTCGTAAACCGCATCATGGTAGACCCACGCGAAGAAGGTAATGGGGCTCATTTTGTCGAAAAACTTGAAGTATTCGCTGAAGCCAAACTGGATATGCCCCAGTGTGTGATAATGGCGGTGGGGCTCAAGGTAGCGATTCATCAACGCCTTCCATACGTACCCGATTCTGATATCGGTGGGGCAGCACCTTCCCGCACGGGGAGCCGTCCGAACGAAGTCCGAGAATCTCAGGGTGTCAATCGCCATACCCTATATAATACCATGTTTTAGTAGTCTTGCTGGATCATCGCCTGCGTGAACGCGATCTTGGATGTAACCGCCGCCGTCGATGTGAGTCCGACCACCATGTACGCCCCCACAATGCTCGTTGTCGGAGTGTGAGTCGTAATCGTCGCGACGAGAACCCCATCAATGTAAAACTGTACGTTCGGCACGCTGTCATTGCAGATGATTACGAACCTGTGGGATTTCGTGTCCGCCGTCACCCCAGAACTAACTACGGTCTGCGTGGTGCCGTCGCTAGTCACGCACTGCCATGCTGTATCTCCCGCGACAGTCGAAAATCTGAACGCCGCGTACTGGTTGGCGTGTAACGTGTCAGAACCGAAGATGGTTGTCGTGGACAGGGTGCTGTCAAACATTCCAACCCACACACGTTCCGTCACCAATTGAACGAGGTATAAATCAACAAACAGACTGAGGTTAGCTCCGTCGAACCACCAAGGCAGGAAGGTGTTGTTCGTCGAGCTTTGGTAACCGCCCGGGGTTGCAACGCCCGTTGACTGATACCAGTAGGACGCAGCTTGCTGGCTGGCGGCAACAGGAGCCGTCGCGCCGAAGGCCCCGCCGATAGCAAGACCCGAATCTTGAATCGCGGCTGGTCCCGCTGACCCAGATAGGTAGTGGGTCGCAGTCTTGCGTGCGCCCACCAGTGTGCCGCCGCCAGTGGGGTCTTGCCAAGTCGCTACGAGGACAGGCGGCGAGCCCACGGCTACCGCAGTCAGAACTTGTCCCACGGTTGGGGGTATGCTGCTGACTGACGTACCATAAAGCATGTTGGCGTTGATGGTGCCATTGGAAAATGTCAGGACGCCGCCTAGACCCACGGTCAGCGTGGTTGTGCTGGGGAAATTTCCTGTGATTTGGCTAAAGTCGGTCGAACCGCCGCCTCCCCCACCACCGCTGGCATGGACGAGCAAAGACCCAGTGATGGCTCCATCGGGACCTAGAACAACCACTTTTCCTGCGTCGGATGGGTCTGGGGTCGGAGGGGAATTGACGGTGCCCGCAGTTGCGCCAACAAGCGTCTCTTGGATTAGGCCGCTTGGGAGGACGATCAGTTTGGCTAATTGGAAGTCGTTGACGAACTTCATAAACTGGGCGGTAGCATCGCAGCACTGATACAGCGCCCCCGCCTGCGTGTTGTATTGCGGGTACATCTGCTTGAACCGCTCAATGAGCGACTTGAGTTGTCTCGATACCAGCATCGCTTCCTCCGTTAGGCGTGTGCCGCCTTAGTCTTTCGCTCGTACAGGTACGCGGAACCTACGATTTGGGATCGATCTGAGCGGTCCCAATGGTACGGCTGATCGCCCCACGCAATCAATGATCTCAAATACAAACGCTTTTTCACCGTGCTTGTTGAATGCTCGTTGGAGGATCGAACAGTGATGCTTGCCTGCTCTCAGACGATTGATATGATACTGCATTCGTGATCGACAGTTTCTTGTCGATCCGATGTACTTTTTCCCATTGAAAAGATTCCTGATTCGATAGACTACTGGTTCTTGCCGATTACAAGCTGGCTCATAGTGCATAGTGACGCCTGCTTGTCTGTCCGTCTACGGAGTAGTTGTGGTTGGACGATGTGGTTTCTTGAAGTAGCATAAAGATATTTTACCTCTACTACGTACCCAGTAGTCAATTTTTCGTCTTTCAGCTTAATCCCGCAAATCTCATGCAGCGTGCCCCGGTCGTCATAGCACGCGAGGCGCACGCTATTCTTGTGTCGCGGGCTCGGCCCGACTACGATAGCTTCCAGCGTCTTCCAGAACTTGACTTTCTTGTGCTGCCCTGACTCGCCCTCGACATACGGAGCGGTCATGTCCCGCACGATCACGCCCTCGGCTCCATCTTCGAGCAACTGGATCACCAGTTGAGCCTTCGCTTCATGCGTCCGGGCGGTGTACAAGGGCTGAATCAGCTTGCTGAATCCGTCGAACTCCTGATGGTAGCGGGCTTCGCGGTGCTCGTAAGAACTGGCACCACAAATCTCGTCGCCCAGAACCAGCGCATCGAACAACTTGAAAGTTTTGTTGCCGACCAACTCGCCTGCGATGATGAATTGGTGGAGGGGATGATTCTTGAGAACAGCAATTAGACCGCTTGGTAGACCCTTGGCAGGGTCGCCGTTGCGATTGAAATCGTGGATGCCGTTCGAATCCTTGCAGATTGTGCGATACTCGCCGTTGAACTTTTCTTGATAGCCCCAACGCGGGTCGGGGCAATAGCGAGTTAGGACCGCTTTGTCAACCTCAACAGGTAGGTCTGCACGGATCGCCAAGAGTTCCCCTCCACGATCATTATACCCAAATCGGAGGGTAAATCTCTAGCTTTTATGTCTTTGTTTTCAACTGCTTAGAGGCAGCTTTTGCCCGCTCTTTCTCCAGTGCCGTCATGCAGCCCTTGCAGTTGTCGGGGCTCTTGTCGTTGCCCTGCTCGAACTCGCTGCCGAACGTCATCCACCGCTTGCACAGGGAGCGCCCGCCACGGAAGTAATGCCACTTGGGGGAATTGAACAGGTACGTCCAGCCACGGAAGTAATGCCACTTGGGGGAATTGAACAGGTACGTCCAGCCCTCGGTCGGCGGGGCGAGCGTAGGCTTCGGAAGCAAACGCGCAGGGGTCTCGTGCGTTGGGCCTGCGTAGCCCTCGTCGTCTTTGACTTCGTTCATAGTCGCCAGCCTCCAGCCAATTTCGTTGTCTAAGCCCATATCTTTGCAAACTCCTCGGGCGTCCAGCCCACCAGATCGCTCACCTGCCCGTCACCACATTCTACCACACGCGGCGTGAAATCCGCACGTGTGGCGATGTCAACGGAGAAGAACGGGGCCGTGATGCGGTGCGCTACTTCGTTCGCCAGCGGAAGGTAGCTGGTGTTCGCCATGATGTTGAAATTGGTGTCGATCTTCGGGGCAAACACCTTCCCGTTGACGACAAAGAAACGAATCTCGGTCTGCGGAATGTACTCCTCGAACTGGCGGATACACAGACCGCCCTCGATGGTGCCCCGGAACTTCGCCATCTCTTCCACGACGCGGCGTAAGTCGGCGGCACTGCGAACCATGGAGCCGCCAGCCGTCTTGAGGGACTTCACGTAATCCTTCACGAAGCACTCACGCCAGCCCGTGCGCTTTAAGTTCCGCTCGAAGAATCGATCCCAGAGTTCGTCGGTGTCTTCGAAGTCGATGGTCTCTTTCGGAAACACGAGGGTTTCCGCCGTCATGTCGCTGAGCATGACATGCCAGTTCGGAATGTGATGCGTCTGGTAATACTGCTCTTTGGTCGTGCGGAGCGTGCCGCCGTACCAGTCAGCCAATTCTTCCAATCGACCGTACTCGTGCTCGTTGAGCATCCAGCCGCGATAGACGATATTGTCCTGCTTGAACGGGGTCTGTGCAACCAAACCGCCCCGAGGCGACCAGACCGAATCATCTTCGAGGTTGAGTATGGCGTAGCCATAGCCAGCATCGGTCAGGGCCTTCGCCTGTAATTGAAAGTCACAGTCGATGACACGGTGGTTCAACGGATCAGCGGGAAACAGGAAATATGGTTTCATGGTTTGCCTACCAGTTCGAGATTGTTCTGCACCAACCACTCTCCGAACGATACCGTGATCTGAGCCTTTTCATACAGCCTTGTCGCTCTGTCGAAGCCGACAAGTTTCTTGTCACCACGAAGATAGCCCCGAAGACGCAAGAGTGGTATGTCTAGGCCGCAACCGCCGCACAGAATACGCCCGTCAACGAGCTTCGTCTTAGGCGTAGCGCAAATTGGGCATGGGTCCTTACCCATCAGAATGTTTCCTGGAAGCCGCCGACGTTCCAGCGGCGTTGAAGGTTGCTTGGAACGAACAGATCAACCGCATCATTGCTGCTTGAAAAGGGGCTTACACGCGGGCGAGTAACGCCGCCAGAATCAGAAGGCCGAGACCGAACCCACCGTCCCAC